TGCGCGGGACTACGAGGGCGCACGAAAGGTGGTCCAGGACTACGTCGAGAAACACTTTCGCAAAATTAAAAACGAACAGCAATGAGCCAATTCGTTCCATTTGACGTTCAGATTGACGTTCAGTCTGATAGTAGCTTTGTATTTGACGACAGCGGTGTTCCTGAACATACGCAGAAAACTCTTGAGAATTACTTGCTCGATGGACTGCCGCCAGGCGGGTTTGTTGAAGCGGTGCTGACTAACAATTTGTTCCGTGCAGTTTCAAACGCGGATTCTGTTAACAGTCAGCGACTTTGGGAAATCACCCGGTGGGTATTAAAATACGCTCCGGCATTGTCGTGGGGAAGTAAAGAGCGCATACGGGCCTGGTGTGACCCAGAGAGTGAAGAAAGGATTGAATTTAGGGACAAGGTCCTTAAAGAAAAAATGTGGTCTAGGTTAAAAACATGAGAATTCATCTACAAAGCGATGCCCACCTCGAAAAGGGCATACCCAACCAATCAACTGTTGCATCTGACGTCTGCGTTCTGGCAGGCGATATTGGCAGTCTGCAGACAATTGACCAGCAAACCAAACTTGAAGCGTTTTTTGAAGAGCGCAAGGATCTTGCTGAGCATGTAATCTGGGTCCTCGGCAACCATGAATTTTACGGTATGCAGTATGAGGAAACTCTGTCCGAGGCCTATCGTATTGCAAAGAAATGCGGCGTACATCTGCTCGACGAAGCCATTGGCACCGATAACCTCGAGATCGACGGTGTTAAGTTCTGGGGCTCCACTCTCTGGAGCGATCTCCGCGGTAATGACTGGTTCGTAAATAAGCGGGTAGCGGACAACATCAACGACTTCCATGCTATCAAGCATGGCGTGCGAAATTTTAGCACTCACCAAATGGTTGAGATTAACCGTCGCACCCGTGACAAAATCAACTGGGATGCAGACGTAATTGTTACGCATTTTCCACCAGTTTTAATTTCCAATCCTCGATTTTCAGTAGATGAGATCTCGTACTATTTCTACAATAGCGGTCTGGACAATCAAATTCTGGACAGTTCTGTTAAACTTTGGCTATTTGGACACACTCACCATTCAGTGGTGGAAGACCTCAATGGCACGTTGGTTGCTAGCAATCAACACGGTTATCGCCGTGCGCCAAATTGGTTTGAAAATACCGGCTACGTTTCGGATTTCATCCTAGAAATATAACCTGCCAATCTGGCTAAATATATGTATTGCACATATAGGAGCCAGCATGGCAGGTTATACACGAGTTTTTGCTAAAATCCCCGGAGACAGAATTGATGCCGAGGATTTCAATGATGAATATGATAGCGTAGAAGCAGCATTTAGCGCATCAACTGGGCACAGTCATGATGGCACTGCTAGCAACGGGGCGCTAGTTCCCAGAATTGCCTCTCCGGATAATTTTAACTTCGTTTTTGCTAACGGCAATTTAAACGAAATTCAATTTGCGGTTGATGTTGCTGGAGCAGCCGAAACACAATTGTACCTACGTGATGGTATTTTAGTGCCGGCGGTTAACAATACCGTTGACCTAGGAACCAGCACCGAGCGGTTCCGAGACTTGCACGTCGAAACTGCCACCATTAATCAACTTTCGCTGCCGGGCGGGTATCCAATTACAGCTATTTTAGATGACGGAACATTAGGCGACGATTCCGATTCGATTTTAGCAACCCAGAGAAGCATTAAAGAATACGTTGATGCAGCCGTTGGTTCGGCTGGAGTAATCCGCCAAGTATTATTCCAGCAAATGGGAGCTAGTCAAAATCTGTCGGGCGCATTTGCTGACTATTTAAGCATCACCGATATTGAAGTAGAGGAAAGTTCTAGGTTGCATATTTTTGCGACGGTTACTGCTAGTGCAGATGTAACTGCCGGAACAGTATTTGCGAGACTATATCTAGATGGGAACATTCTAAACCCAGCTACGTCCGACGAATCGTATGTTGTTAGCACGTTAACTGCGCCTAGCTCTGCCATCTACCAAACTATTAGTTTAAATGATTCGACCCCTCAACTCGACGGTGAATCAACACACGAAGTTTCTATACGATTAAGAGAACAAGGAACCACCGGTATCGCCTGGTTTGCAACGTTAATTGTTTTTGAAGAAAGGTATATTGACCCAGGTGATGGTGGTGGTCCGTTGCTACCTCCAGGCGAGGAGCCGGGTTACTAAGGAACAAAAATGAACATAATTCAAAAAGCATTATCTCTACAAGGAATTGACGCTGCTTGGCAAGGTGACGAACCGGGCGATGTTATGGAAATTACCTCAGATTACTTAACTGAAATTATTAACGGAAAGCCACGTATGATCCGGTCTGAGGACGATGACGGACGCTCAGTTAACATCATTCAGCTCAGACTCGATTATAGCAATCTCGTTGACATAACACTAAACGAGCGTCGTATTGCTGCGATTAAAGCTAAAGCCGGCGAAATCATCAATTCTGTTGCACCAGACTGGAAGCAAAGAAACATGTTAGCTCGTTCTATCGAGTTAGTCAATCTAGCAAATGATCGTGAATACACGGTGGAAGAACAAGCCGAGCTAGATGAACTCAATGCATTTTGGTCATGGGTTAAATTGGTTCGAGCAACATCTAACGCAGCAGAAACGGAAGGAAAGCAGGTTTACCAGGTAATTTGGCCACAGTATAACTCATAATACTACTTTAATTACTAAAATTTGGTTGACAGCCCACTCCGATTCAGGTATAATATGCAGACATTAACAGAGAGGGCGCATGATGACCCAACACCTGACTTTGACCATTGGGCTTCCGGCTTCGGGAAAAACAACCTGGGCGGTCGAGCAGCTCAAAAAAGATCCGGACCTGATTAACCTGAACCGTGACGATCTGCGGATCATGCTGCAAGGGCGTGATCGTTACGCAAAGTTCACGAAGTTCCGTGAAGACCTGGTTACGGACATGATGATGCGGGCTGCTGAGGATGCACTGAAAGCAGGAAAATCGGTTGTCATCAGTGACACCAACTTGGATCCGAATCGCAACGTCAACTGGCTCAAGCTGGCGCAGAGTTGCGGTGTCACCTATTACGAGAAGAACTTTACGGACGTTCCGTATGGTGTCTGCATTGAGCGCGATCGCATGCGCGAGTTTCCGGTTGGCCAGCGGGTGATTGAGGGCATGTTCAACCGCTACCGCGACGTTTGGTGGCCTGCTCCGGAAGAACTCGAAGGACACCCGAATGCTTACATTTTCGACGTCGACGGCACCATTGCAAAAATGGATGGGCGGTCACCGTTTGATTGGAGCAAGGTTATGGATGACCTGCCCAACACAGATATCATCAATGTTGCTAAGGCACTGAAATCTTCTGGGGCATTGATCATTGTTTGCAGCGGGCGCGATGGTTCTGCTGAACGGCTAACTCGTAAGTGGATGGACGAGCACGGTATGCCGTACGATCATTTCTTCATTCGAACAGCCGGCGATTCTCGCAAGGACTATGTCATCAAGGAAGAGATCTACCGTAATCACATCGAAGGATGGTTCAATGTCCGCGGCGTGTTTGATGATCGTGATCAGGTAGTGCATCTCTGGCGCCATCTGGGGCTGACTTGCATGCAGGTTAACTATGGAAATTTCTGAGGAACAATATCGGGCTCTGGTCAAGGCTGTAAACGTTATTTCCCAGCAAGGAGCGGTAGGAAACGCCGCAATCGTTAACTTAGCTGAACGTCTGAGTGAGACTGGAATGTGGATGGACTTTCAGGATCAATTTATTGAATACATGGGTGCCATGTCAACTCAAATTACAGCAATAGAAGACCTTCTAGGGGCATTGATGGCCCTGCAAACATCATCGATTGCTAAAGAAACTAAACACTAATGACCCCGCAGAACTATAACGAACTCTCGTCAAAAGAGCGCCGCATACTCAGGGAAGAGTATGTACGGCATCAGGGCGGTAACTGCTATTACTGCAATGCGCCGTTAAACGGGCCTCCTGCCATGAAAGCGGCTAAAGTAAAAATTACGCCCAGTTTATACCCGGCTGGGTTTTTCAGGTGGCCGGTGCATCTACACCACGATCACGACACCGGCATGACCATTGGCGCGGTTCATAATCGTTGCAATGCAATATTATGGGAATACCACAACGAGTAATCTTATAATAATTTGATTATGTAGGGCTAAATACTCGCAACAACGCTAAAAGGACGTTCCTATGTTGCAGCATAACACTAAACAAAAGCCACGAGATCCTACGAATCAAAACATTAAAGATCTCGAATCTTATGTTTCTGACATTAAAAGATGCTTACGAAGAAGCGAATGGTTAGCAGAAAAAGCACGAGAAAATGCCAATCGCACTTTAGACGCAATACAGAAAGAAATTAACTCCCCAGATAATGGCATCTGAAGAAAAAAATTCATATCGCACTATATGGATATCTGACATACACCTCGGCACTAGAGGTTGTAAGGCAGACTATCTCAGTGACTTTTTGCAAAATAATAAAGCAGAAACAATCTACTTAGTCGGAGATATTATCGACGGCTGGAATATGTCTCGCGGAATGACCCACTTTCCGCAGAAGCACGTTAATATATTGCGTCGCTTTCTAAACAAAGCCAGAAAAGGAACTCAAATCAAATACGTCATTGGAAACCATGACGAGTTTCTAAGAAAATATCTTGACTTTTTTGAAGATCGAGATTTTGGCAATATTGAATTTGCAAACGAGTTCGTACATACCACACATGATGGCCGCGAGCTTTGGGTCATTCATGGTGACCTATACGATGGTGTTACGCGATATCATAAATGGATTTCGCATGCTGGTGATATTGCATACAACAGCCTGATTGCCATTAACACCCTATTTAATAAAGTACGAGCAAAGTTTGGAATGGGGTATTGGTCGTTAAGTGCCTATCTAAAGCACAAAGTTAAAGGTGCCGTTGAGTTTATTACATCGTTTGAAACAACCGTTGCTCACGAATGTAAAAAACGCAAACACGACGGCGTCGTCTGCGGGCATATACATCACGCAGAAATACGAGACATCAATGGCATCACGTATTACAACGACGGCGATTGGGTCGAAAGCTGCACTGCACTTGTAGAGCACCACGATGGACGAATTGAAATTATACATTGGCACATAATCGATCATGAAGATACTAATAGTAACTGATGCATGGAGACCACAAGTCAACGGTGTAGTTCGAACTCTTGAAGCCACTATTGAACAAGCCAAACAAGCAGGACACGAAGTTGTTGTTTTAAGTCACGATTGGCCAGGCTTAAAATCATTTAGCCTACCAACATACAAGGAAATCAGGCTCGTTTGGAATGTATGGAAAGTTGGCAGCATTATTAAAAACATTAAACCCGACGCAATACATATCGCAACCGAAGGTACTTTAGGTGTTGCTGCTGGTACGTTTTGTAGACATAAAAAGATTCCGTTTACAACATCGTACCATACAAAAACGCCCGAATATATTAAAGAACGATTCCCGTGGGTTCCTTTGTCTTGGGGATATCGTTTTATGCGATGGCACCACAAAGGGAGTCGCGCCTGCCTAGTCACAACGCCTTCGATGAAAGAAGAGCTCGACGCTTGGTCATTGCATCCTAATTTGCAAGTATGGACACGCGGTGTTGACTATAATACCTTTGATTGGAGAGTAGCTGCCCTACCTAACAACGACATTCCTGTATTAACGTATGTAGGACGGGTGGCTGTTGAAAAAAACATAGAAGCATTTCTAAACCTACCCCACGAAGGCTTTATTAAACAAGTGATTGGTGATGGCCCAGACTTAGCTCGTTTAAAAGAAGAATACCAACATCCTAACATTCGATTCTTAGGATACAAGTTTGGTACTGACCTAGCTCGAGAAATCGCTAAATCTGATTGCTTTGTATTTCCGAGTAAAACAGACACGTTTGGCATTGTAATGATCGAGGCCAATGCATGCGGCTGTCCTGTTGCAGCGTATCCAGTAACTGGGCCAAAAGATTTTGTAGTCAATGGCGTCAATGGTTACTTAGACGAAGACCTGTATACAGCCGTTGCAAACTGTTTAACATTAGATCGTAGGAAAGTTTACGATTATGTACAGGAAAACTATTCGTGGGAGAAAACTGCGCATATATTCCTTGATACACTAGTTCCTATCAGCATTAGGTGGGCCAACGTCACTTTGCCATAACTCTTAATAAATACGGGTATAGTATAATAATACCCTATTAGGAGAGGAACATGGCAAAGAAACGTGCATTGCTCGTTGGAATCAACACCTATCCAACAGCCCCATTACGCGGTTGCGTCAATGACGTATTGATGGTTAGTGATATGCTAACCACGCATTTCGGATTCAAATCAACTGACAAAAGAATGCTAACTGACGAATCCGCAACTACAGCAAATATTTTAGAACGTCTTGAGTGGTTAGTTAAAGACGCAGAACCTGGCGATACTTTATATTTCCACTATAGTGGTCATGGATCTCAAACTATCGACACCGATTACGATTTAAACAAAGAACCAGATAAACTCGACGAGATCATTTGCCCGGTTGATTTAGATTGGCGCGAAAAAGTTATACGAGATGACGATTTAAAAAGAATATTCGATAAGGTTCCAGCTGGTGTTCAACTTACGGTTGTACTCGATTGTTGCCACAGTGGTTCTGGAATGGACCACATGAACCAATGGCAGCCACCAACTGAAAAATCTGAATACAACTATACACTAACCAATGATAAAGATGATCATGCCCGTTCTCGTGCATTACCGATGCCAGCAGATATTTTAAATCGCGGCTTAGGATTAGATATAGGCGTACCAAAAAGATCAGTACAAAGTCGAGATATTGATAATGTTGGACTAATGATATCTGGATGTCAATCGCAACAAACCGCAGCAGACGCTCGGATTGACAATATGTATTGTGGAGCAGCCACGTATGCCTTAATAAATACCCTCAAGAAACACAACTATAAAATCACCTATCGTGACTTAGTTAAAAAGATGAACGACTTTATGGTTGCATATGGATACGCGCAACGTCCAGAACTAAATGGCTCGGAGCGATATTTCAATGAAACGTTTTTGGCTGTTCCTGGCGAGGAATTAGTCGAAGAAGCAGTTGAGGCAATTGAAGACTCAAAACCATCGACAAGCGAGCAAGTTTCTGTTATTATAAACAAAATTAAAAAGATCAATCCAACATGGATAGTTCTTGGTGCGGTAGCAATAATTGCAGGTATTGCAATGTTTTTGGGTATGAGCTGATATGTCTGATATTAATTTCGAAACGGGTTCTCATATCCGGGTAAGGGGAACGAAAAAGGTCGGCGAGATAACTACCACGTATAACCATTTAGTTGATACGTTTGGTAAGCCATTGCCAATGGACCAGAACGAAGGAAATGTTGAGTGGCGCATTGAATTCGAAGTTCCTGCAGAAGAGGACCCTAACGAAACCGATCTTATTGTAGCAACAATATACGATTGGAAAACAGGAATTAACCCGGTGAAGCGCCCTGGTGATAAAATTACATTTACAATAGGAGGACACAACATCCAGGCGGCGTATTACGTCCACTTAGTGTTAGGAGAATGAAAAGAGAAGATCAAGATTTTGAGAATTGGGCATATGATCGTTGGGAAGAAGAATGCGAAGACCATTGGATCTTCGGGGAGAAGCCTTTAAGTTTTAGTCAATACTTAAAGGAAAATGAAAAATACCTTAAAGAAGAGTACCTTAAAATTTTAAACTACAATGCCGTTATTTGAATATGAATGCAAAGATTGTGAGATTGTAGAAGAGAAACTACGATCTCACGAAAGAAGACGAGAAGCTGCTATCTGCCAGCACTGCGGTGGCGTGATGACTTATGTCGATAAAATACACCCTTCAAGGTTTATGCTTAAAGGCGGTGGCTGGTATAAAGACGGATATTCGAATGTAGTTAATATTAGTGATAGCAAAAAGACTAATAAATAAGTTATATTGGAGAATATTATGTTAGAAGCACTATTTTGGATCGCTGTTGGCGCAGCAATTGGTTGGAACTTCCCACAACCATCATGGGCTAAAGTCGCTCAAGAAAAGATCGTTGGGTGGTTTGGCTCTTTGTTTGGCAAAACTGGTTCCTGATTCTTAATTAAAAAGCCGTAATATACTTGCGGCTTTTTTACACACAAATAACCAAGCAAAATACTCAGGTATTTTATAGGAGAATAATATGGCTTACTCAGACAAAGTTATCGACCACTACGAAAACCCGCGCAACGTTGGTGTTCTAGACAAGAACGCGCCTAACGTTGGGACAGGAATGGTTGGTGCACCTGCATGTGGCGATGTTATGCGATTGCAAATTCAGGTAGACGATGGCGTTATTACTGACGCTAAATTCAAGACTTATGGTTGTGGGTCTGCTATTGCATCATCGAGCCTACTTACAGAGTGGGTCAAAGGACGAACCTTAGAAGAAGCGCAACAAATTAAGAACACAGAGATAGCCGAAGAGTTAGCTTTACCGCCAGTAAAAATACATTGCTCTGTTTTAGCAGAAGATGCAATCAAGGCAGCTATTGCTGACCTAAAGTCAAAGGAGAAGTAAGATGGGATGGTGGGGGATCGCCTGGCTATTGATATCGATTGCTCTGGGCATATATGCATTGTATCTTATTGCTAAAGTTATACTAACACGAAACTATACAGAACCGCATTCCGACAAAGAATATGAACAATGGCTAGAAGAAGAATTCGGAATGCGAAATAAAAAAGAGGAGAAGTAAAATGTTTTCACCAATTCAAGTACCATACGACGCAAAAATGCTTTTCAATGTAGTTAAGCTAAAGCCAGAATACACCATTGAAGACGCCGAGCTTGCAATGGGCGAGATGTGTAATGTCGTTAAAAACACCTACCGTGACGATGGCGGTTTTCTCGCTGGGCAGGTATTTAGAGCTGCTGGGTTTGTTTCGGAGGAAGGAACAGTCGGCGACGGCGATGTTGGTGGATGCCTCGACGAGAATCATATTGCAATCGTCACTTATTGGAAGAGTTTTGAGCAGCACGAAACATCACATGCTGACCATACCTTTAAAGAAAAGTTCGATGCCCTTAAATCAATGTGCGACGAAACTTTTGAAATTGGCTACGAATTGTTGTGGCAAGGTGAGCCAGAATAATTGACTTTATAAGATTCTTCTAATATACTGCATAAATAAGATATGCAGTTAGGAGAATCTTATGGACGAACAGAGTCCGATTGAAAAACCAAAATTAAGCAGCATCGTAAATCTGTATCTGCCTATGCTGCTGGCAGGACTCTTATTACTATTCTTAATAGTTAATAATGGCGGTTGCGTACCGCGATAAATACTCTTACATGCAGAGTTTAAATGCATGTTGACACACATACACACAAGGAGAATATCATGTCAAAATCACCATACGAACTCCGAACGGAGATTCTTGCAATCGCAAAAGACTATATGGATAAGCAGTACGAGGCCAACTATAACCTCGCACAACGTCTAATCAATGCTGGTCCTTATAATCATGAAACTATTCAGAAAATGATGACCATTTATACGCCCGAAGAACTTCTCGCGCAGGCAGAAAACTTTTATCAAAAGTTTGTTTGTCAGGGAGAGAAAAAATAATGTGGCCTTATACTGATGACGAATGGAATTTATTCTTCGGCCGTTAAAGCCGTTGACGAGTCCAGTAATTCTTGTCAAGAATCAAAGTGCCGTCATTGAACAATGCAATGACGCGCTTTGATTTATTATATGCACTATTAATCTTAGTTTTATACCTTTCGTAGTACGGGTCTTTTAAAACCGTATTAATATATTTCTTGGCCGGCATTTTGTAACTTTCGACTTTTCCGTTGAATTTTACATCATTATTTCTGTTTGTTTTCGACCAAGCTCGATACTCCCGAGTATGATAAAATGGAATAGCTCGGTTTAAAAACAAATCAAAACTTCCCTCATGCCACGGATTTACTATATGGTTAATTAAATTTAATCGATTTGCACCCATTGCTAAATTCGTTTTTGCCCACCAAAAGAAATCTTCATAGGTAGAAATATCAAACCCGTGTGATTTGGCATTTTCAATGTTTGTATGATAAAACCAATGAGCTGTTTCAGGAGTCGATAAAAAAGAAAGCCAGTCTAGTAACTTCTTAGCATTTTTATAAACAGATAGTTTATGCGGATTGTCGTATACTACCGACATTTCAATCAATGTACTAGTTATCCATACAGCATCTCCTGGTTCGCCTGCAAGCAAATAAGAATTTTCCCAGTCGTATATAGGTTGGTCGGTGTACTTAATATTGTTTTTAACAATCACGTCGTGAAACATTTTGGGGGATTCAAAATAACTTGAATTATTCATCTTAATAACAAGACGATCAATCATTTCTTTGGGCCAGGTACGAATAAAAGACGAAAGTATCAAGGCCGAATCGATTCCGCCCGAATACGATATAACAATTGGCAAATCTTCTTTAAAGTAATCCATTAGATCAACAGCTCTGTCATCGGTGATTTCGTCAAACGTTTTGTCTGTAAAATCATTTAATGGTTCGTTAGTCAATGTATTATCGTACCATACTTTCATATTAAAAGGATTAGGCCAATGATCAGGATATTTTGGGCAAAACCAACCGGGTCCGGAAATAACCCTCCGACATGTTTCCATGTAATGAGATACTTCTGGTGTTAGATCCAATGGTTCGACTGCTTGGTCTATCCATATGAGGCGACCGTCTACTGTATCAGGAATTATTTGATCTAGTGTTATATTCGTCGAAAGCATCGAGTATTTCTTTTTTAGCAGTTTCTAAGTTTAATTCAAGGTAGATAACCTTAAACACAGAATTAGTTAAAAATTCTAATTTTTTATGATGGAACGGTACTCCGATTACATCTTTATAAAGTCCGTCAACATCGTTACTATATCCGTCAACATAATCGTTAAGAAACAAGAATAGTTCTTGTACTAGTTTTTCGACAAACTTAAAATATTCAATGTCTTTTACAATAATTTCGCTGTCTGGTAACGTGCCCAATTCAATCAATTCTGGTACTTTATAAATTTGTGATAAAAAGTCAAATCTACTTAACATATTTGCTGCTTCAAACTTATCAAACTTTATGCCCCAATTTGTCATAACAGTATTGTCGATGATATTTTTATAATAGTTTGCAGCACAATCAATTTGGCAGACAAACAAACGATATCTACTTGAAAATAGCACGGCTAGTAATTTTAAGAAAAACGGATTGGAGTGAATATAAACGAACCTACTTGTAATAATATCATAAAGGCCGTATAGATGAACACCATCGTCTTCGTACATTTCTCGAAACAATGATAAGTCTAGCATAACGCGAATATTTATAGTGCAATTTCGTTGAACTAAATATTATTATGAACATTACTGATGCAGCATTTGACAGAATTGAACGGCTCGTCAATGAAGAAAATATTGAGAGTCGTTGTTTAAGGATTTATGTCCGCGGTGGCGGATGCTCCGGGTTCCAATATGGCTTTCAATTTGAAGAGGAAGGTCCAGCAGAGGATGATCTTATAATTGAACGCAATGGAGTGAAGGCTGTAATTGACCCAATGAGTTCCATGTATCTTAGCGAGGCCACGCTCGATTATAAAACCGGACTCGAAGGCGATATGTTCGCTATTAACAATCCTAGCGCAACAACAACGTGCGGTTGCGGCTCTTCCTTCGGAGTTTAATGCTAACACTTAACAAATCTCCAATTTAATAAATATATAAGAATTGGAGATTTGAGTAGTGGATTTTAGTCCAGATTTTTTACGAAGAATTGAGCGCGTTGAAGAGCGGTTAAACCAGGCTGATCGCGAATTGGCAAAGGTTAGCTCTGAGGTTACAATTTTGCGAGATGAATTTCACCGGCGTGTTACGGAATTAAAATCCGATCTCTTATTAAAAAGCGACGACCAAAAAGAATCGATTCGGGAACGAGTAGAAACGTTACGTCGCGATATTAACGACAGCATTGATCAAATCTCAGCTTCAATGAGATTAATTAATGATGCCGTATCTCAAACAACAGAAAGCATACAAAACTTGCATGCTGTGCAAAATCGCAGTGTTGTTAAAGTTAACACCAATGAGAAAATTATATGGGCAATGATTGGCCTGGTTACGACCATATTGTTGTACATTGTACAGGAGTTTATTAAACAATGAGTCCCGAGTTAGCCGAAAATGTAATTCAACTGGGCGGAATTGTTTCGTTTGTTTTTGTCTTTTTAAATTTGACCTGGATGATAAGCCATTTTAATAAATTTAAAATTCAAACAATCATAATTGGTGCTATTTTAACTTTATACCAGGGTGTAAATTTTCTATTACAGGCATTCTATGCAGCAACCCTAGTTAGTCTCGATTTAAATACCATAGCATTAGTTTGTTACTTTGTGCTCGTTGACTTAGCTATTGTGACTGTTGCAATTTTGAATAGCTTTTATAACTGCAGAGTAAAAATCAAATTATGAAACCATTTCAATATAACGCAAAAGTAGTTCGAGTAATCGATGGTGACTCGATTGTTGTTGATATCGATCTTGGGTTTTGGATTAATTTGAAAAATCAAAATATTCGACTTAAAAACATTGACGCTCCAGAATTTCGAACCACCGACGATATTGAAAAGAAATTTGGAACGCTAACAAAAGCAATTGTTGAATCATTTTTGCCGGCCGGGAAGACTATACTTCTCGAAACAGATTTATCCGATCACGATAAGTTCGGTCGAATACTTGGAACGGTGGTCATTGAAACAGCAAACGGAGCGTTCAATCTAAACGAATTCCTTCTCGAAAATCATTATGCTGTACCATACGAAGGGCAGAACAAGGACCAAATTGCTGATGCCCACCAACAGAACCGAATTCGGTTAATCGAATCTGGACAAATTACGATTGACTAATTGATCAAAATCAGTTAGAATACGTTAACTAATAGCAACCAGGCGGATATATTATGATGGAAACACTAATGGGTCTCGTAATCTGGGGTTTTACGTTTTATGCTCTCCATAATCTACTCAAGGCCTTAAAGGAATTGCGAGAGTTAGACCAAGCTGAGAATGAAGAAAAATTAGAAGAATTGCCGCCCGGTACTATCGCTGTATTTTTCGAAAAAATTCCAGAGCACGAAACCATTCTATGCTACTCAGAGGATAACCGTTTCCTTTGTCAAGGAAAGACCATCGAAGAAGTACAAAAGAATTTTCAAAATCGATTTCCAAGTTTGTCCGCTGTTATCGTCGACCAGGACACAAAAGACTTTTATCACAACGAGCTAAAGAAAAGCAAATGAAGGTTTACATCGGGCCATATATTAATCGTTGGACTACCATTCGCTTTGAGCGTTGGTATCTAGAAAAGAGATTTAAAGACGATTATTGGAATGTCGACGAAAACCGATACAGCAAACTTGATGACTTTATCATCAATAAATTCTGCGATTGGTGGCAGACCTTTCTAAACTACACTATCAACCAGTACCTTGATCGCAAAGAGCGTAAGATCAAAATCCGCATTGATCGTTACGATACCTGGAGCCTTGACCATACGTTATCGATGATTGCTCTTCCAATGCTCAAACAACTGCAAGAAACCAAACACGGTTCCCCGTGGGTCGAGGACGAAGATGTACCGGAAGAACTCAAGTCTACTAGCGCAAGACCGTTAACACCAGAAGAAAAAAATAGAGCTGCAACTGACGAGTTTTTTCATGATCGTTGGTATTGGGTGCTGGGCGAAATGATTTATGCCCACGAGCGTGTGGTAGCCGACGACTTGAATGATTATAGCGGAGAAGAGGGCAAGCGTATCCAGAATGGACTAAGGTTATTTGGCAAATATTACCAAGGACTTTGGGACTAACATGTCCCAGACGTACACCAGCATAACCAATTGGGTCCGTATCTATATTGCTGGTCCTGTGCCACTGATTGAACAATGTTGCCGCGAGTTTGTGCTCGACGGTCTGTGCGTTACTGTAACACCAACTAATTATATTTTTACGCACGGCGAACAATCTGGCGCTATAATTGAACTGATTAATTATCCTAAGTATCCAAGTACACCGGAGGAAGACTGGGATCAAGCAATTGATCTGGCTAACTTCCTACTAGACAATTTGCACCAAGGATCATATACTGTAATGAGTCCAGAGAAAGTAATAACTTTTGACCGACGACAATAGCTCAACTAAATAAGTTTATGATGCCTGTAAAGGTTGCAGGGGAGGCGCGCAAACTGCAAGACGGTCAATATCTTGCTGTCGTTATTACGCTGGCGAAGCATAACAGGTCATGCACCTGACTTGTAATCAGGAGATAGTCGGTTCGAGTCCGACCGCCAGCTCCATCTTATAAGAATAGAAACAAGGGCAACGGTCGACACACTCGACGCAAACGGTACGCGGAAGGAAAAAGTTTTTAATGCGCCATTTCCCTTTTCATGTTGTATAAATGTAACACCGTGTAGCAAAATAGCCAAAGAAATTGCACGGCCTGGTTATTACTAGTATAATTAGTATTAGCTTATGAAAGACAAACTCAAAAAAGCATACATGGAAAACGCTCACTCTTTTGCTAACTGCTCTCATGCAGTGAGGCTGAAGGTTGGCGCCGTTATTGTCAATGACAACAATTTAGTATTTGGCTATAATGGTACTCCCAGTGGATGGGACAATGCTTGCGAAAATATTGAGTACATGGATCCAGACGCTGGTGCTTGGCTCGACCCAGAAACAATTGATGAGAAATGGCCATATCAGGATGACAACGGTCGACGTTACAAACTTGTAACCAAGCCAGAAGTTTTGCATGCCGAATCAAATGCAATTGCCAAGTTAGCAAAAAGTCCAATTTCGGGGCAGGGTGCTGTTATGTTTTGCACCCATTCGCCTTGTATTGAATGCGCTAAACTTATCCACCAGGCCGGAATCAGTGAAGTGTATTATCAAGAGTTATATCGCAACACAGCCGGAATTGAGTTTCTTCAAAAAGCTAACATTAAAATTGAAAAACTAGGAGATTAATTAATAATGAAACTATCATATATTGCGGCTGCGGTCGCGGTCGCAGTGGCACCGGTTGCCGCAACAGCCGAGGTTACACTCTTCGGTACTATGGAAGGCGCTGTTGAAATGTACAGCGGTGATGCTTCAGGATCTGACGTCGTATTTGGCGATTCTGAAGTTGGGATTGAAGTAAGCGAAGACCTGGGCAACGGTACTACTGCGTTTGGTTTCTTCAGCTTTGACATCAACGGTGAAGAAGGTCCTGGGATCCGTGGTTACAATACCAGCGGATCCGCACTTGAAGTTGACCAGATGTATATGGGCTTGAGTAACGAAACATTCGGTGCTGTTCGCCTTGGTCGGTACGACACACTTGCCGCTGGCATTGGTGATGCTACCATCGACCAGTTTGAAGGACGTTCAAACGATTTCACCTTTAGTGGTGTATATGGCAATGGTGTAAATTATGTTACTCCTACTTTTGCTGGATTCCAAGGTTCTGTTAGCGTCGTTATGGACGGTGACAATGCTGTTGTAGCAAACGAAGAAAATGTTGACTTGCAGGAATATCGCGTAACTTATGAAGGTTACGATGCTTACATTGGCATCGGTTATGTTACTGGTTCTACCTTGGCACAGGACACCAGCATCCCTGCGCTTCGCGACGTTGAAGTTATTACTGTTGGTGCAGCTTATGAATTTGGTGGTGCAAACAACTGGCGTGTAAATGCCGGTTACGAAAACCTTGACGTAAACGTCGCTGGCGTGGACGACGGGCAGATGTATGCAGTTGGTGGTGCGGCTGACTTTGGCAACAACACCGTACTAGTTGGCTACCAGCAGTACGATTGGGGCACCGTCCTTGATCAGACCACCTGGACTGTTGAAGGTCAGCATCACTTCAGTAAGCGTACCAAAGTGTATGTAAATTACCAGGACATTACGGACGATGCATCTGGGACCGAAGTCGGCGTATTCAATGTTGGTATGCGTCACGACTTCTAATAATTGAGCCAACCACAGTTAAAGGCTCGCAATGGACTGTCTTAACCCCGCTTCGGCGGGGTTTTTTATGATCAAATAAATACAATATGCGATTATACGAATTTGCCCACAATGTGGAATACAAAACAGAACAATACGGACAGAATGGTTTTCGCATTCATGTTCTGAGCGATCTTGACATTGATCGCGATTCTTTGCCAGAAACATATCAACGCATATTCAAGTATCCAAACCAAATCGGAGTTATCGACATCGGACTTGAAGTAAAAGGATATCCAAGTATCGAAAACGTATTCTTAGCCCGCGAGGCTCGTAGGCAGGGATTAGGGAAAATGCTGTACACCAAAGCCCTTAATATTGCAAAGAAACAACATGGTGCAAAGGGTCTATCATCCAACCCAAAAAACCGAAACGTTAACTCTGACGCATTCTGGGCCAAGTACAGTCAAGGGCAGCATAAGGGCCTAGACATCCGGCATGACCCTTTTGAAGGGCAAGAGTAAGCAAAAAACCTCTTATTTTTCAATAACTTAGCTAAGTCATTGATTTTATTAAAGAAAAATTCGTACTTTTAATTACTATTTTGGCATTGACACTTGCAGTCAATACCACTATAATATGCACATGAACTGCAAAAACAACCCAGAACAGGAGAAAGCAATGTCTGGTTGGACTTGGTTTGATAATCTTTCTGATGCTAGTGCGCGTCGCATGGGCTTTCTGCTCGTAGTTGGGGTAGCGGTAGCTGAAATTTCTTTCATTCTTTGGTTGACACTGTAACGCAGGTCAACTATAATACACTCACGTTAAACGAAACAGGAGCAACAATCCATGTCGCATGTAAGCGAGAACCGTACCGTAACCGCAGTTGAAGCTCGCAAATCTATCGAGCGTGCGTTCGCGGTGAAACGCCCGATCTTCCTTTGGGGTCCTCCGGGCATTGGCAAGTCAGAACTGGTTGAAGGCATTGCCAAAGACCATGACGGTTTTATGATCGACCTGCGACTGGGTCAGATGGAACCGACTGACATCCGAGGCATTCCGTTCTACAACAAGGACCTCGGCAAAATGGATTGGGCTCCCCCGATCGACCTGCCGGACGAGGAACTGGCTAGCCAGTATCCGATGGTCGTCCTGTTCCTGGACGAGATGAACTCGGCTCCCCCGAGCGTGTTGGCTGCGGCCTACCAGCTGATCCTGAACCGCGGTATCGGCCGTTACAAACTGCCCGACAACGTCGTGATCATTGCTGCTGGCAACCGCGAGTCGGACAAGGGTGTTACCTTCCGTATGCCGACTCCGCTGGCTAACCGCTTCATCCACCTGGAGATGCGCGTAGACTTCGCTAGCTGGTTCGAGTGGGCTGTAACGCACGACGTACACAAAGACGTCGTCGGTTACCTGAACTTTGCGAAGAACGACCTGTACGACTTCGATCCGAAGAGCTCGAGCCGCTCGTTTGCTACTCCGCGTAGCTGGAGCTTCGTGTCCGACCTGATCGCAGACGACAACCTGGACGATCGCACCATGGTTGACCTGGTTGCTGGTACGGTTGGCGAAGGGCTTGCTGTCAAGTTCGCTGCACACCGTAAGGTTGCTGGCAAGATGCCCAACCCGGTCGACATCCTTGAGGGCAAGGTGAAGAAGCTCGAAGTCAACGAAGTCAGCGCGATGTACTCGCTGGTGGTTTCGATGTGTTACGAGCTGAAGGATGCACTGAAGAACGGTATGAAGGACGCCGACTTCCACAAGATGGCGGATAACTTCTTCCGCTTCATGATGGACAACTTCGAGGTTGAACTCGTGGTTATGGGTGCTCGGGTTGCACTGACCACTTACAACCTCCCGATCCTTCCGACCAAGCTGAAGAACTTCGACGAGTTCCACAAGCGGTACGGTAAGTACATCATCAACGCCTCCGAATAAGAAGGCGAATTGGGAGGGGTGCAATGCCCCTCCCTTTTTGATGGAGGATATGAATGGCTGAGGCTACGCTCTACCATGAACTTTTGGTACCGGCCCAGTATGGTACTTACAGGATTGAACCTGGTATTTACAGGTACCATATCCGAAATTTCAACAAGGATCGAAGCCGTGCCTCTATTGAGTGGGTATTGATTCAATATAGCATGCGGGTTTGGAAAGAAGATCATAACGGTGTACAGTACATTAAGAACTGTGGGAGTGGTGAGGACAAAACGGTTGATTTGGGCGAATTTTTCTGGGTAAAACTGCAAGCAAAATCAATAACTTAGCGCAACCATCTTAATACTTTTAAATACTAAAAATCGTTGACTTTTGGGTGGCAACCCAGTATAATATGCATATTAAATAGGAGAACGTGATGTCAGCTAAAGCCAACAACGGCACGACTTCGAACCGTATGGACAAGTTTAAGGACCTGATTGGTCCAATGGACCCCAAGGTCGACAACCAGGCTCGCGAGAAACTGATTGGTGCTCGTGTTGCACTTCTGCTCAAGCAGGCGTTCTTCGGTAACCTTGCTACTCGGCTCAAACTGGTTAACGCTGATGAGTGGCTGCCGACGCTTGCGACTGACGGGCGGCACTTCTATTACAATTCTCGCTTCGTGAACATGCTGGACCAGAAAGAACTGGAATTCGGGTTTGGTCACGAGGTCCTCCACTGCGTTTATGATCACTTTGGTCGCCGCAATGATCGCGATCCTGGTCTTTGGAACATCGCGAACGACTACTGCGTCAACGCCGACCTGATCAAACATAACGTGGGTCGCAAGATCACGACTATTGAGATCCTACACGATCCTCAGTACAACGGTAAGTCGTCGGAAGAGATTTACGACGAGCTGTACGACAAAGCTGAAAAGATCAACCTGAGCGATCTGCTTGACAAACTCCTTGACGACCATCTTGGCGAAGGCGAGGGCGAGGGCGACGGCGAAGGTGACGAGGGTGATGGTAACGATCGCCCGAAGCTCTCCAAAGCAGAGCGTGATGCTATCCGCGACGAGTTCAAGGAGGCTGTGATCAACGCGGCCAACAACGAACCGAACGCCGGCAACATTCCTGGCAACGTCAAGAAGATGCTGAAGGACCTGACTGAGCCCCAGATGAACTGGCGTGAGCTGCTCAACATGTCGCTCACTAGCGCAATCAAGGACGACTATACTTGGATGCGTCAGTCACGTCGCGGTTGGCACATGGACGCTATCATGCCTGGTATGAACCCGGGCGAAGAGGTTAACATCGCAGTGGCTATCGATACTTCCGGTTCGATTAGCCAGAAGATGCTGGTTGACTTCCTAAGCGAAGTACAGGGCTGCATGGAGGCGTTCACTGCGTACAAGATCCACGTGTTCTGCTTCGACACGCGAGTCCATAACCCGGTTGACTACACTAGCGACGATATTGGTGATATGGCTGAGTATGAACTTGGTGGCTTTGGTGGCACCGACTTTGAGCCAATCTTCAACCACCTGAAAGAGGCCGAAATTGACTTCGATCGGTTGGTTGTGTTCACTGACGGTTACCCGTTTGGTAGCTGGGGTGATCCGGACTTCTGCGATACGCTTTGGATCATCCACGGTAGCAACACTATTGAAGCACCGTTTGGTACTACCACTTACTATGAAGATCATCGCCAGAAGAATGCAGCATAACATGAGCAGCGATATCGACTTTGAAGCAATGCTTGAGGAAACGAAGCCGATTGATTGGCATCGGCTTCGTTTCCTAAAGGTTATGCCAGACCATTTTATCAAAATGGAGTTAAAGTCAGAGATTGACTTCCCAGACTTGCTACAGTGGCTCATTAAAAATACCGACGGACGAATCGCACTAGTTGATCAACAAGATAACGGGACCCGATTTATAATCCAAAATCGATTCATTGGTTTCGAAAATCCGGCCGAGGCTACACTCTTCTCCCTGTTCTTCTAACATCAAAAAATTCTTTCGTGGGTTGCTATTGTGTTAAATAATAGCATATAATTTAACCACAAGAGGATTTTTATGTTAGAAGATACCAATACCGAAGTTACTGATGCTGGCGCTTCCGAAGAGGCCGTTACTTCCGCGGCTGCTCCAGTTTCCTTAACTCTTAACGACCTTGCTAATTTAAAGCAAATCATTGACGTGGTTGCACGTCGTGGTGCATTTCGTGCTGAAGAGATGGCAGTAGTTGGAAACACCTACACCCGACTAACTTCATTCTTACAATCGATTGCTCCGCAGCCGCAGGCCACTGAAGCAGAAGAAACAACAGAAGAGACCACGGAGGCCTAATATGGCATTCATAAAGCACATTGGGAAACATGGCGATCGAAAGGTCGCCATTATTTATAGGCAAGTACCGGGCGAAGACCATATGTGCCTGGTTGTGTATCCCGAAACACTTCCAAAAGCATTCCACGATACCATCATGAAAGTGATTGAATCGGCGCCCGGTCAAGAAGCAAAAGAGCTTTCTGAACCATTGTTTCGTAACTTACTACCCGACGGTCGTCCAATCTTACAAACCTTACATCGTGAAGGTATGATTAAAAAGGTTCCGACCAACCAAGTAATTGTTACACCAAACGTTTCAAGCCACGTTAGGTTAGACGAACTCAATACCATTTTAAATGGTATGGAAGCGGGATCGGAAGCGGCACAAAAAATGGCCGACCTCGATCAGAATGCTGGGTTTGCTGATCCCATGAAGAAAACTGAAGCACCAGTTAATGAACCTGTACTTGATGATGCTACATTAGCTAAGCAACGATTGGCGCAGGCTTCACAAATGGAAGCTGAAGCAAATGTAATGATTGCTGAAAGCAAACGGCTACTTGAAGAAGCCTATCAATTAGACTCTTCTCCACGTCCTAAGAAACCAGCACGTACCAAAGCTGCCAAAAAAACAACCACCAAAAAAGCATCAGCAACTGATGCACCAGTGGTAGTAAGCGACTCTGTTGAGGCGTCTAAATAACAACTGCTCTCATGCTTGCAGATAATAAACATCTTGCGCAATGGGAGGAATTAATCGATGCGGTTGATAAAACAAACATTCCTATGCATTTTATCAACCGCATCATTATTCATTTTATAGATCAGTCTGTTGATCCGAAGCCTGTTAACGTTCTAGAATTTAGACAGAATGGGTTTAGCAACGATGAAATTGAAGAAATCCTTTCTGAAATTATACACGAATCTAACAGTTCGGTGTATGCCATGGACTTTTTTGTTGACGTTGAAAACGTGGCAATTGAAGTACAACGAGAAACCGAGAAAATTTTACATAAACTATAATGAAAGCAATATTAGCATGTGACCGCTTAGGTGGTATCGGCTTTAATGGCGCAATGCCATGGCCAAAGCAAGAGACGGACCTACTCAGGTTTAAAGAACTAACAACTGGAAAAACTATTGTTATGGGCAGGGGGACTTGGGAGAGCAAAGGCATTCCAAAGCCGCTACCAAATCGAACGAACATAGTTATTAGCCAATCAGATTTACCTCTTCCGGAAAATGTTATACAATGTAAAACAATTAAAGACTTGGAACAGTATAACGTTGACTGGTGTATAGGCGGTGCAAGATTATTTGAATCTTTGTTTGATCAAATTGACGAGATTCATTTATCGAAAATAAGAAATACATTTGTATGTGATACTGGAATTGACTTAACCCGTATCACTGAAGAGTTTGAGTTAGTGCGAGATCAACTATGCCTAACTCACAATTATCAAATCTGGAAAAGGAAATGAAGCAGTATCACGACGCATTAGAACGTATATTAAACGATGGTGAAGACCGCACTGATCGAACTGGTGTTGGTACTCGTGGAATATTCGGAATGCAAATGCGTTATGACTTAACAGAATCTTTTCCAGCAGTCACTACTAAAAAACTTGCATGGAAATCTGTTGTTTCCGAACTGCTCTGGTTCTTAGAAGGGTCGGGGGATGAGCGCCGGCTCGCCGAAATACTCCATGGTACTCGAGACCTCAACAAGCGTACCATCTGGACTGATAATGCTAACGCAGAATATTGGAAAGGGGGCAAGTTCTCAGGGGACTTGGGCCGAGTATATGGAGTACAATGGCGAAGCTGGGCTCACTTCTCTCCATATGCAAGAGCCGAAAACGAAAACGATGTAGTGGTTTGTGCAGTCAACCACGTTGATCAAATTCAGAATCTAATAAACGATTTAAAGAAAAATCCGTATAGCCGTCGTCATATTTTATCTGCATGGAACCCAGGCGAGCTACCTGAGATGGCTTTGCCGCCGTGTCATTTGCTAGCCCAGTTTTATGTATCAAACGACAATAAGCTCTCTTGTCATATGTATCAACGTTCAGCTGATATGTTCCTTGGCGTTCCGTTTAATATCGCGTCGTATTCGCTTCTAACTTACATGCTAGCACAGGTTACTGAATTACAGCCTGGTGAGTTTATACATACGATTGGTGACGCACATATCTATAACAACCATTTCGATGCAGTTCAAGAACAGTTATCAAGGGAAGAATATCCTTTGCCAACGCTATGGCTAAATCCAGATATCAAAGATATCAATCAGTTTACAATGAATGATATCGTTCTACAAAACTACAAACATCACGAAACGATCTCTGCTAAAATGGCAGTCTGATGCGTGTTCTGTTAGCTACCTTAAACCTAGATAATCTACCCGGGGTGGTCGAGGAATACAAACGAGAAGATCGAGATTTATTAGACGTTATGTTTTCTATTGCGCAAAACAATCACCCAAGAAACAAATGGCTATTAGAAAACTGCGCTAAATTTGAAATTGAAGAAGTTGAAAATCCATTTGGTGACAAAGTTGGCCTGGACCTAAGCGGAGTAGAAATAGTTCGGTTATATGGTATTCTCGATCCAACTGACGAAGAAAAAATTGTTGAATTTAAATTAAGGTTTTTATAATGAAATACCTATTAGTTGGCGGTGCTGGGTTTATTGGCTCCCATGTTTTTAATCAGTTAAAACACAATAATAAAGTAAACATCATTGATAACTTCGATTGCTACAATATCATGCCGTCGTCAAAATATCAAAAACTTTTGCAGCTACGACTTGGCAACGATTTGAAAAATGTTTACTCAATTCATATTAGCGATCGAGACAAAGTATCAGCAGCAATTAAAAGAATAAAACCAGATGTTGTTATACATTTAGCTGCCTATCCAAGAGCGGCACTGGTTAGTCAATATCCCGAGCAGGGCATCAGTACAATGACCGTTGGGTTGCATAATGTACTATCGGCTTGTCGCGGTATTGCTTCTCACTTTGTTTATATCAGTAGTTCAATGGTGTATGGTGACTTTCCTGCGGAGCCTCCGACTGAAAACGATCCGTGCAACCCTACCTCCGCATATGGTATCTATAAACTGGCTGGAGAGCAGTTATGTAGACTCTGGGCAGAGACCTCTGGTGGTACAGTAACGGTTATTCGTCCTAGTGCAGTGTATGGCCCAATGGATGTTACTGAACGGGTAATAAGTCTTTTCTTCAAGTCAGCAATAGAAAACAAAGAATTGAATGTTTGTGGTGCTGGCGAAACACTAGACTTCACTTATATTGACGATATTACTCAAGGCATCGTTCAGGCTGCAACCAGAAGAGTTCCAGGAACATTTAATGTAACAAGCGGGCATCCACAAACGTTATTGCATGCAGCCGAAACTATTATTGAGTTGGTCGGTGCAGGACATATTAAAATCAATCCTCGCGATGCATCCTACCCTAAGCGTGGTGGTCTAAATATTGCTTCTGCTAAAGAACATCTTGGGTTGCCCGACGGCACCCCTCTAGAAAAAGGGTTAACTTTATACTATGACTGGCTCAAAACAAATTCCATTTAACAACCTTAGTCGGCAGTTTCTTTTACACAAAGAAGAACTAATGACTGCGTATGCCACAGTAGCCGAAACTGGACGACTGCTTGATGGTCCGTATACTGAGCAGTTTGAAGATTGGTTGGCTATAAAAAATCAAATGCCGTATGCTGTTACTTGCGGCAGCGGTACAAATGCTCTAGAAATTATTGCTCGTTACTATAAAGAGAATGGCAAGTATGCTCTATTGCCATCTTATACATTCCCTGCTACTATCAATGCCTTTGTCACTGCTGGTTGGGATATTTGTTTGGCCGATTGCGATGAGGATGGTGTTATTCTACCTCCCGAGCAACATGCTTTTGACATTATAGTTGGTGTTGGCTTGCACGGTATTGCATTGCCTGACCGATTAAATCAAGGATGTTTGGTTGAAGATGGTGCTCAGCATTGGCTTAGCAACAACTGTCATCGCATGTCAACTACTACCGCTATAAGTTTTGATCCGACTAAGAACCTTCCAAACTACGGCAACGGTGGTGCTATTGTTACTAACGACGATGAACTATACGAGTATGCACTAAATTACCGAGCGCACGGGAAGAGATATGTGCATTTAATGCCTGGGTCAAACTCGCGTATGAACGAAATGGATTGTGCTATGCTCATGGTAAAAACAAAATACCTTGACCAGTGGCAAGCGGCTAGAAAACAAATTGCATTAAAATGGATAGATGCATTTAATGCAAATAACATTAAGACAATGATTACTCTAGATAACATCAACAAGCATGCATTGCATAAATTTGTTATACAAGTTGATAATCGTGATTATGTATTAAACGAATTGTATCGCAACGGCATTGAAGCCAGAGTTCATTACTCCAATCCGTTACATACCGTTGGGTTATTTGCTGCGCTACCCTACTATGGCGGCGATACTAGTACACGACTATCTAAGTGTAGTATCTCATTGCCGTTTTATCCTGAACTTACGCTCGAGGAAGTTGAGTTTATCCAGGATAAAGTTTGTCAAATCGTTCGCGAAGCCAGGCCCACTCATAACTCAATTTCAGACTTTCAAAGTTACCATTAACTGACTTGTAATAATCAATTCCGTCTTTAGCGCCCAACAAAGACCACTGTCCAAATTCTCCATCGCCAACGGTCATCCAACTGTTAAGTCGAGTGGCTGCTTTGGCATCGGTTTTCTCAAAACTTTTTAACTTCAACACCTCTCGAAATGAGGTGCGCCAGGCCATCCACGGATTATGGGCATACTCGGCTGTACCAGACAATAACGGTACAACCTCATGCGGTTGGGACATGATAAAATCTAAGCCGCTACCATCGTTCTTTAATGTTAATCGTTTATTGTACGCAGCCATTCCCATGTGTCCATAAACTAAATTAGTTACTGGGTTGCGAGCATAGAAGATATAATGCTTTGCTTGCTGGAACCGATCTGGCTGCCAAGACCAATCAAAATGTTTATTGATCTTTAACTTACCCCAAACAATAAACAACCAGTCAGTGTTGGCCGCCTCAGCACATGCTTGATATGCTGCAACACGACCATTGATACCAGACACTTCATGTAATGTCATTTTCTCTGGCAAATGTTCTTTGAGGTATGCTAAATTTTCTTCGGCATTTGTTTCGCCGTTGCTTAAAAATACTACATCAAGCGGTGGCTCACCGTATTTGTTTTCTAGCGATTTATCAATGTAGGGGTAATCATAGACTTCATGTTTAACATCTGCTAAAGCATCACGAGGAAATACTGCAATAGAATGACTCTTTGTTATTGGAACGATCGTTCTTGTTTCTTTCCTCCAAAGATTAATTGCCGGGACTACTTCAGGATACATTTGCAGAGTTGGATCAGTTGTTAATACACCAATTGGTCCATTGAACTTTGCTGACTTAGCTAACTCAGCAATTGTATCGGTCTTTGACTTGTAAACAATAGGCGGGGCAAATCGAGGTACGGTTTGATCTTGGAAACAGATTGTGTCAAACCATTCTAATAGTTCTCCTGGGTTTTCTTTGAATTTTTGTACTGGGATATAAAACGTATCTCCAAACTTTTGTTCGCTCGACGGAAATACATGCAACATATCTCTTTGCCATTCGCTTGGGTGCCAAGTAAAATCAAACTCTTCGTAGTCACAAACAGAACCAATAACCCAAACATATGGTTCTTCAATCTTACTAATAACACGTTTTAGCGTACCGTGGTAATCTGCTATAAACCGCGTCTTAACTATGTTAAACTGCTTTTGAAGTATGTCGTATTGTTCGTCTGATTCAGAATTGCCTATGTCTAAATAAATGATGTTGGGTGCAGTTACGCGGGGAACAACAGGATGGTTATAGTTTGTATCCCCTCCCCAATCTTTTGTTAGCAACATTGTTCCGCCATGCTGTTGATGCTGTGACGGCCATACGTGATCTCGATTGGCTTCCCAGGGTTTTGGTTCCCATAGAAAATCAAAATCATCGTAATTATTAAAGCCATCCACAACCCAACAGTAACGGGTTTTTGCCGCTGATCGGGCATCTGCTATTGTTTCTACCTGCTTAGCAATGCTAGCAAGTCTTCCGTGTGGTGGATTGTGGATGTAAAAAATGTCAAACACTTGTAAAAACCTTTACTTTATACAAATCTTCAAATCGTTTTGCGTCACTAACATCATTAACCATTGGTTCGCCACGAATGTTCAGTGATGTGTTTAGTAGCATAGGACAGCCGGTATAAACTTTCCAGGCTTCTAATAATTTTCTTATGCCGGAACCATCATTAGCAACCGTTTGTACTCGACTAGTACCGTCGGCATGTATGATCGCTGGAAACTCATCTGGGCGCTTACACTTGGCAACGACTTGCATATACGGTGATGTATTAAACCCGGTTGGCATATTGAAATATTCACGCACATGTTCTTCAAGTATGACTGGAGCAAATGGGCGGAATTGTTGCCTGCGTTTAATTTCATTAACTTTGTCTTTAATATCGTGGCCGCGTGGATCTGCCAGTAAAGATCTATTGCCTAATGCTCTTGGCCCAAACTCGGCTCGACCATTTGCTACACCAACAATCTTATTAACTATCAATTCATCAATTATAGGTTTAACTGGATACTCGCCCTCGATGTTATAACCGAGATATGCATCTTTCCAGTTAAGTTTCTTTTTATAGGCTAGGGCTGCTGCACCTAAACTTGAACCAGCATCGCCTGGGTTTGGCATAATCCAGACATCTTTATAGTATCGTCCGAGGGCTCTATTTGCTAAACAGTTTAATGCTACACCACCCATATAAACTAAATTTCCAGAGTTCCGATATTGCATACTCTTCAGCATGATTCGATGTAATTGCCATTCTAATATTTCTTGGGTGGCCATAGCAATATCAAAATCAGAGATATGTTCTTTTTGTATCCAGTCGGTGTCAACTCCGATATGTAAATTATCCTTAAAAGTGAATGGCTCATGTGATGGGTCTGGTACTGCTAAAAAGCGATCAGCCATCTTTCCAACTACTTCGATATTTTTTCCGTATGCAGCCATACCCATTAAAATGTACTCTTCGTCCATTGGGCGTAATCCCACGAACTTAGTCATAGCCGAATAAAACATACCAATAGAATCTGGGTACTTCATCCTCCACCGCAGTTTGTATTGTGCATTACCTTTTTTATCGTACCATGCATTCCAAACACTAACTGTATCAAACTCACCAATTGCATCAATAACAAGCACAGTGGCATCATCAAACGGCGAGGTTTGAAAGCCTGCTGCTGCGTGTGATAGATGATGACCGAATGCCTTTAAATTTGCATTGTTGACTAACTTTGGATGAAAAAACAAATGTTTATTTAATACATTTTTTAATTGCCATGGCGAATCAGCCCCTTGGCCTGACCTGACCATTCTTAAGTTTTTTAACCATGGCCTTTCATAATATGCAATCGTATCAACTTCGCCAAACTGCATTGCATAATTTACCATATGCGTACACATTTCAGCGTCATGTTTTTTCTTTGAAAATCTCTCGGCGTGACTTGCAAACAAAATGTCGCCGGCCGGACTTATTACTGAAAGCCCTGCGTCATGGAATCCAGCCGATATTCCTAATATATTTTTCATTTATAGATAAACGGGTCTTTCTTTTTTAGTTCTTTCATCTTTTTTCGATAACGAACTTCTAGTTTAATTTTATTAATTATTCTTTTTATCCAATTAAACATTACCTGCCTCCTAATGCCTTTACTTGTTGCTCCATATAATCCTTATCGGACCAATGGTATGGATACTCCGCTCTTGCTTCACTAGTATGAACCGAGTAAACATCTAGGTGATTATTTAAAATTTCCCAGCCGGTAGCAGGATCACTGGTACCAAACGATTTAATCAAATTAACTTGTCCTACTTGTGGATGTCCAATTGTTAAACTTTTATCTTCTGGATCCCATCCGTTTTTAATAAGCCATTGCTGAAACTTTTCTATTTTTTCTTTATGGAAACTAAATTCAGCAACACCTTTTCCCCACTCAATATCAAAGTCTCCAGCGGCTTGTGATTGCGGTCGTAATACTGAGGTTACGGTTTCATCCTTGGATCGATCATATGCATCGCCCTCGTCAACAAAAACCTCCCAGTGGTGCTTTCCGACTGCTTTATTTACACCAACGTGTACACCACCATACGGACGATTTAATGTTTCAATTCCAAAACTTTCATAATCTTCTTCTGTTAATTCAAAGCGCGGAGCATTTATCCAACACATTAATGTCGATGGACGTTGCCACTCGGGCGCTTCAATTACTTTTCTATACGATAGTGCCCAACTTTCAAATTCGTGACAAAGCAAATTAAGTTGACGTATATGCCATTTTGTTTTGGGATCAGCACGGTTATAAAATGATGAACCGCTACCGCCGTGGCCAAACGTTCCTTGAAGGTCTTCAAAGTATCGATGGAGCCAATTAAACTTGTCGTGTATAATTTTTCGTCCTGGGAGGTTAGGCCCGACTTCTCCGCTTTCAAGCGAATTGTCCATTGTAAAGTTATCGTTTATGACGTATCCTAAGTCTGCCTCATTAATAGCAGCAATAGACTCGTTAACTTTGTTTAGTATATACTCGCCATTGCGAGCATAATCAGCAAAACCCATGAAGCAATAATTCTTTTCCAGGTGATTCTTATTTTCTAATAACCCGTTTAATGCTGCATACCATTTTCTCGATAGCGAGGTATCAAATACATCAATGTAAATTGTATGTAAGTGCCCAGTATCGATGTTTCTTAATTGAATTTCAATCTCATCAAGCAATACTTTTGTACCATTCATATGCTTCCGTGTCCTCTGTTCTAAGTATATCTTCTAAGGTGCAAGATTGCAACCTAATCGACTCGATCCGTTTAGTACGATTTTTACCTTTAACTTGGCCTTCTCTAAATTGTTCTGGCCACCGTTCCTCAAACGTAGGACGATTTAATAAGTTTTGCAATACATCAATTAATGGGCGTTGATTATTATCCCAGCCCTCATTATCTGCCCATGTTAAGAACTCTTTAACTATTCGTTCTAGTATTGTACGTGGTAACATAAGTGGTGACATCATAATGTCTGGGCTAAACGCAAATGTTACTTTTGACAATAAGGTTGTATTTGTTTCTTTACTTAAATTAAACATATCCTTCATGCAAAATAATCCTGGCAGGGTTAAAGTAAAATCCAACCGCATGTTGCGAGGGTTCTTTGCAATCTCCAGTCCTGCATAGTAATTGTCTAAAAATACCGATTCGCTTAACCCGTAACGTATATACTCGCCTATTTCGCCTAACCCATCAATGCTTGCACATATTTGCCAGTCACGAATATATGGTAATATATCTCGATACAAATGTACTCCTTTGTACTCTACTCTCGACAAGTTTGTATTGTATCTTGCATAAACTCTTCCGCCGTCATTTAAGTCAACAATACGTTTCATATACCGCCAGTGTTCTTCCATCATCAACGGCTCACCACCAACCCAGTATATTTCTTCTACTCGATGTTCTTCAACTGCTTTGGAAAATTCTTCGTTGATTTGTGTTACTTGAAAGTCTTTAATTTGAGAACGTATCTCTGGCTTCATCCAATTATTTTTAGAATCGTGCCAGTTAATCATATCATGTTTGCGCTCTTCCGCTTCCCATTGCGAACTTAGCATATCACCACATTGCATACATGCAAAGTTACACAAGTTTGAAAATCTATAGTCCCAACTAATCGGTTCCATCTCTGTATAGCCCGACTCGTCGGTTAAGTCCCATATGTCATCATACTTGTGTTTAAATAGATGCCAGAAGTAATCACGGTAAACATCAGTGTTTAATAACTTATGATTGCATACCTCACACTCTGGCAATATTTCTCCGTACATCATACGTCGACGTACTGAACGCATATGATCACCATTCCAGTGCTCTTCAAGAGTTAATGGTTCATACTGGCCAGACCCTGCGGCAGTATCAATGTACTGCTCAAAGTTCTGTGCTGGTTCTCTACTTGCACAACACATTCGTCGTTCTGTTTGCGGAGAAAGATATGTATGGGTCCAAGGAGCCATACACAAATTATCTGGTTTATTAGTTGGCCTCTTCATATAAGAGCCTATATAATTCGGGATGAGTAGAACGCAAACTATGGTCTCTTCTCTCATCTAATTCGTCGATTCGATCTGTAACTGCTTTAGGAAACACACCGTTTGATCTATTCATGAATTCAATGACTTTATCAAACTCTTGACGAGTTTTTTCGTCAACCTTCGCGCGACGTAGTGTTGCAGCCACAGCGGACTTCACTGAAGGCGGCAACGCTTGAATGCAATTTTCTGGGCTATTATGTAACATATTCCAATAAACAAAATCAAACTTATCAAAAAATTCCCAATGGCAGATGCTTTCTAAGTACAAAACATTATAAATATTAATGGTTGTACATAATTGCAACTGAATATTTTTGTTTTTGTTACGCAGTTCAAAGAAATGTTTTAGGTTATAAACAACCTCCGGCCACGTAGCATTTGTTCTTTCGTATTCGAATCGAATTCCAATATTGTCAATTGAGAAAGCAATTTCAACTAACTTAAAATGTTTCCATAAGTGTATATGCTCTTCTGGCCACTGTGTTCCATTTGTGTTATAATGTATTTCGATGTTTTGTGCAAAACCCTGGTCGACTAGGTATTGCAAATATGCAAAGTGCTCTTTAATCATAAATGGTTCACCACCGGTAAATTCAATATACCGCAAGTCTGAACTCATCTTATATAGGTCTTCCCAAAAGTGTGGCGATGTACGCGGCCAGCGTCCTTGCGATAGCATTACATAATGCCAACTATCTTTCTTACTTTTAACTTGTTCTAATTCTTCTGTAGCAAAAGTTGAACTAGACCAACTTCCGCAAATACGGCACTTTAAGTTGCAGATATTTCCAAGTTTTAAATCAAGAAACATTAGTGATTTTGCATCTTCTGTCCATTTTATTTCCGTAGCCAGGATCTCCTTTAACCGGTCTTGCATATGTTGTCTCTTGCTTTTAATACCTGCGGCTTCTGTGTCCCAGCACTTTCGACAAGTCGTTGGCTTCTTACCCTGAAGAAATTCTGAACGTAAAATTTGCATCCACTCTGAATTATGTATTTCGCTCAGTGAATTTTCTGTTAACGTATAAGGTTGGTCGTACTCGTCTTTTATTTCGTCGTCTGTTAAGCAACAAGGACGAACCGTGCCAATTGGCCCGGCTTCAAGACTAATCCATGGCAACACACAAAAAGACTCAGTTGGGATATTTAATTGAGGATATCTGGTTTTTAATTGGGATCTTGTTGCCTGGTATCTATCATTGTTGGTTTCTGAAATTTGCACAGAAACTGTATCGTAACTCAGGTTATCAGTAACCCACTTAACATGTTCTTTAATATTGTTATCATTACTATTAACTAGAATAAAAAAGTTTGATATATCAATATCATTCAATGCAAGTTGTAACATCGAAAGATGGTCACCGTAGATGCTATTATTAAATGTTTCATTGATGTTAACAACTATTCTTTCGTCATTTTGATATTCTTCTTTATAATATTTTTTTAGTTCTTTAATAAGTTCGAACTTTGACCTAAATTCATTGGCATTTATTGTGGCTAATCGTCGATACTCAGTCATTGTGTAACCTCTTCAACTCAGGAATATAATCATATATACATTCATTGCGCAGTTCATCTAATTGCAGAGTTCTCTCCCAAAATTTACCTATTAGGTATGAGTTATCTGTTGCATTCATATATCTAATAGCACTTTCAAATCCATTGGTTGCACGCTCAATGTGATCTTGCCCCTTGAGCCAAAGTAGGTGTTCTATATATCGGTGTTCGATTTCTTTCTTCATTTCTTGAGGCGCAATATCGATTCGATAAAATGCCGGATCCTGAAGAATATTAACATTAAAGTCTTGTCCTCTAATAAAACCTTTATCTACCCATTCGCGATGGAAATCGGGCAAATGCAATGCGTTCATGATACTAAGAGTAGCACTAACATAGAAGTCTACCTCAGGGCAAATTTCCATCATTCGCTTGCGATTGGATTCTATTGTTTCCCACTTAGTTCCAGATCGTATGTACTCTGCTCTCGGACCCATTGCGTCTAAACTTGCGCCGACCGACACTGACTTAAACTTACGCCAATAATCAAAAACCTCTCTATCCTTAAATTTTGTTTTTGTAAAATTTGTATTGTAAATTAACCGAACATGGAACATATTACGCTTTTCAAGTTCATCTAATATAGCGTAATGCTCTTCCATCATCAATGGTTCACCACCTGCAAAATATATTTGTTCAACACGATCAACATGTTCTAATAGTTGCTGGAATAAATCTCCTTCGTAACGTCCAGCAATTTGTAACGGTTTATTTTTCTTGCCCCAATCCGGTCCGGCCAATGCAACTTGATCTTGATACCAAGTAGATGAAAATATATGTCCGCATGAGCGACATTTAAGATTACACAAATTAGAAAAACGAATATCCCAATATGTCATTTCGAATTGATCTAAATGCCCGTCCTCTTTTGTATGATCAACTCGATTTATATGGTGACCGTGGTGTTTATTGGCACATTGCCTGCCAGAAAAAAATCCACTTTTTTCCCGTTCATAACAACGAATACAATAACTATTTGGGACCCCGGCTAACATGTCTTTTCTTAGCTGCTTTTGTTTCGGACTATTCCACAATTCCTGAAGTGATTGTTCCCGACAGGAACCAAGTTCTCCTGGAGATCTCTCAGCATGACAACATGGCCAGGCTTCGCCTGTTGGGTATGCATGTAAATGTATCCAAGGATACATACAAAATGTCTCACTTTCTAAAAGTAAATTTGCCTGTGAATTAGTCAATGTAGATATATCTCTTTTTTCTGGTGCGATGGAAATATATCCCGGGGAAAGTTTTTTAATCAATTTCATTTCTACATCATCGCCATCAACGACAGTTATAACTGGGTTATCACACCTAATTATTGAAATTCGGTCGCTGGATAGATTAAGATTAGTAATGAATGTAACAAAAAAATCACTAATATCAATTTCAAATATAAGACGCTCTACAATTTCTAAAATTAAATCTGCCTGGTAATCAACCGTTAACGTCAGCACAATTCTTTCTTTATTTTGATAAACATCTTTCCTTGCTTGGTATAACGCTTTCTTTAACCAGGATTCTCGTTTATAAAAAGGCAACTCGCGCCATTGATTTAGTTCAATAATTGTAATCACATCGTATTCTGTTTCTATCTTAGATAGAATTTCTTTTAAATTCATTTTAAACTCCGGTACCAGGATGCTATTTGAGAGAATGTTTCTGTAAAATTCTTGCGGCGGCGCTCATCATATTGCTTATAGAAATGATAAAAGTCATTATGCAATAATGATTCTATATCGAATACATTGTTGTGCGGTGTTTTTACAACATCTAAATAGTCTATTAGTCTATTAACTTGATTAATTTCCATTTGATGAAGTAGATCATTATTTTGATTAGCCACTAACCAATCGTACAATCTTTTACGAAAAAACCCACGCAACTCCAACGGAAGTACCAATGGACTCTGGAAACTAGGGAATCGTAAAATATTTAACGTAAACGTTGGGAAATCTTTTCCATACTTTCGTTTAAGGTCTAATAGATAATCTAGGAAGTCTGGCAACGATTCTAAACATAATGCGTTAATGGTACACATCATATGGAACCCTTTAATGTTGCCTTCTTCTATTATCCTATTAACGTTTTTATCCCATTGATCCCAAATTAACCCGTCACGAATATACTCTGCATGTTCATACATACTCTCGTTTGAAGTATAAAGATGGAAGTCCTCAATAGCGTGTGATGTTTCTATCAACTTATCAATTAAGGAATCTTTTGCTCCTAGGTTGCTATTGATTGCAAACCGCATTTTTGACTTATGTTGTATAAACCAATCAAATAATCTCCATGTATATGGAGACATCAAAGGCTCGCCACCAGTTAATCTTAACTCAAATAGAGTTTTATGCAAATCACTTTCCCACCATTTAAAGAATGCCTCAACATAAGGATTCTCTTCATCTAATTTAAACGGCTGGGCCGAATCATGTGCGTGAGTAAAGTGATTTCTCCCATCGGATTTCAAATTGGAATAGGGCCCATTATTCTTTATATCTTTAACCCATTCAGACGAAAAAGCAGGATTACAATATGAACATGCAAAATTACAAGTTCGGTCAAAGGCAATTTCTAGGGTTTTAAGGTCAAAGTCATTGTTTGGATTCTGTCCCACCGCAAATTCTAAATCATCGTCGTTATAAATGACTGACTTATAAACACGGTCTGAAATCTTTTCCGAGTCGATGTCTTCTATCTTCCAACAATAATCACATCCGGCTGGCCTTTCACCACGCAACATTTGGGACCGCTGCTCTTTCTTCTCTTTGGTATTATGTATTGCTTTTGGATTGCGCCCAATGTCGCTAACACTAATTTGGTGTGCGGGTGGGTGATGGCATGAAGTGGTTTGTCCGCTACCGAGCCATATAGTGGCGTTATACCATTTTGCCAGGCACAGTGACGGGCTAAAACTATCCAGGTGTTGTTTTATTTGTAAATCAGTTTCTCGAGTTTTATTTCTTAGAGTCATGCGAATTATTATTGCACATACAATCCTTGCTGTCAAGTATTTTTCTTAAATGATAGTCGAATTGTTCTATAGTAATTTGATTTAGTATTTCGTCTTGCGGTACACCAAATGCACAGCAAACTTTTGCCAGTAATTGTGCCATATCTGTAACTGTTTCTTCAATACATTCCATTGTGTGATTTTGCATAATTGCAAATGCTCGGCGGTACAATTCTTCGTTCGCGGACGTCACTACATCTACCATTGTTTTCTCCCTTTATTTTATGTGGTTTTTGTATTTACTAAACGGTAGCGTAATACTTACATTCTTCCCAAAAGGGTTGAAGTTCTGGAAAAGTTTTTTCAAAGTTATAGTTATGGCGCTTATCGTATTCGGAGAAAAATCGATAAAAATCTGCTTTCTTTTGCACTAAGTTATCTGTGCCATTACGCATCCAGGCAATGTCTCGGTCTAGTCTATGTGCCTCGTAATCCTTAAATCCTTTAAAAGGGTTATCTGGTGTTTCGAGATTCTCTAACATCCAATCGTGTATTTCTTGCAACTGATCAGCATAATGATCGGGCAATACTTGTAAACTCTGCCAAGCGGGAGTTCGTAATACAGGTGTGTCAAACCATACACGTTGATACGTTCTGCTATATGATTGCCGTAATTGCAAAATCCCTTCGAGCAACTGTCTAAACGAGTGGATAGACAAATTATTCATCGTAATAATAAATGTGATGCTACTATATTCGGGTATGCCTGCTAAAAATTGATGCACTCGTTGCCAAACTGTTCCAAAATCCATTCCGGCACGTAAATACTCTGCTTGCTTGCCAAAGCAATCCAAAGAAACATATTGCATAAAATGTTCAATCTGTCCGTTGCACAAGTGTTTGACGTAGTCATAATACTTGCACCACAGTTCATGATCAACAGAAAAGTTAGAAGTTACATTTAAATGTAAATCTTTTTTTGGGTTCTCCAATACATAGTCAAACACCTTGTAAGTGTTTTTATCCATAAGTGGCTCACCACCGGTCATACGGAAATGTATTAAATCTTTGTAGAGATCTGGCCACCATTTCCAAAACGCTTCCACATACGGATTATCCTCACGATTTGGAATAGGCCGACGATCACCAGTGAAATACTGAGGATCATTATGAGGTGTAGTTGTTGGATAAGCTCCTAAAGATTTTGCTTGTTGCATCCAAGTTGATGAAAATTGAGGTGAGCAGTAAGAACACGCCAAGTTGCACGCATGGTTAAAGTTCACTTCTACATACGAAGGAACGACATCTGCGTCTGGGTTTGCAACAATCGCGTCAAAGTCCTTAGCTGCCCACGGTTCGCCTGAACGATAATGCCGATCACTTAACTTTCTATTGTCTTCCATATTCCAGCAATAGGAACATTCAGCAGGTCTTTCTCCATTCATCATTTGCCTGCGCATTTCTTTTTTGTGTGGCGTGTTATGTAATGCAGCTGGATTGCGTCGAATTTCATCTACTGGAATTTTATGCAATGGTGGGTGGTAGCACGAGTTATTCAGACCGGTTGGTAAATGTAAACTTACTTGCTTCCATTTCGCTAAGCATAGAGAAGGGCTTATATTATCTAACTTCTTCCTCATCGACTCAGCGTCAGTTAAAAATTTTGATTTATTCACCAGCCTTCTTCCTCGCGAATAACATCAATCTCTCTAACCATTGGACCACGATTGCGCCAGTTACTCCGATAATGATGTTTGAAGAATTTGCTTTGATTGGGTGTTAATACGCACATTGGTAAATCTAACTGCGATGCTAATTCTTCACCTAGTCGTTCGATTTCATCCAAAACACAATTGGGTTCAAATGCACTGGTTAACTCAATGAACAAAGTATTTAAGTGATCAAAGTCGTGTACTTGTTTATAATTCCATTCTTTAAACATAGTTAACCGAGTACCTTGCCTTGCTCCAAGAATTGCCCAGGCGCCATTATCAACGTCAAGGCCAACATTATGCCAAATACTTAAATGGTCCATATTGCGCTTGTGAACTGCATCTTTAAACTCACCAATGGTAGGCAATGCTCCTTTATTAAGGCACATCTTTACTCCTTCGCGAAACCCTGCGCGCCATGCATGCATTGCAGATTGATTTGGGTGGGTGGTGGAATAGCAATCATGCATCGGCCAATATAACGGGTCAAAGCAAAACTCAATATCAGTTTCATCGTTACCCACAGATGCTTCGTGTGTTTTCATATTATATACGAACTCTTTTGTCCAGCACGAAATTCCACCGTTGCCGTACATTAGTCCGTTAATATGATTCCGTGCTCGCCATCGAAATACCGCATTATTATACTCATTATTTGGGAATTCTAATACCAAATTAAAGAATTCTGGATCTGGTAAATTATCTCCATCAATTAGTATAAATCGATCTGTTTGTGCTGCATCTGCCGCTGCTTTGTGGGCAGCATCACTTCCCTTAACACCATCGACTCGAACTGCCCACGGCACCATGTTTTTAATTTTAACCCAGAACTCTTCCTTTAATGGTTCATCATAGGTCAGAAATACAACATCTAGGTCTGCAATATCAATCGTCTGCGTCATAGGTCTTATTATTCCAAAATCTATTTGAAGTATTGTCTATTATAGATATATCATCTTTATGGACTTGATATCCCACATTACTTGGAACCAACTTCCCTATAGAAAGCATTTTCTTTTTCTTAATCTTTCCATCTTTAATAAACACGTTGAAGTCTGCTAACGCAAACTCTTCTTTAGAAATTTCTATGTAAGGTCCTTCAAGATCTTCCATTGAATAATAAAGTGGAAGTCCGGTAATTTCATTATAATATAAACGAAAGAATATATCAACCTTTTTTGGTTGTTCTATTAACTTTAACGCCTCAAAAAAATTGTTTGTAGTGCTCATTTAATTCTTTACTAAACCCCTTAACTATATAATGGAATGGATATATTTGGTCGATTGTGTTAATTCTTATATGTGATTTATCCAGTTCCCATGTTAACTCTTTTGTCCAATCTTCTTGTATCAAATTATTAATCTTTCCACGCATATGAACCAGTGTTGGATATGACGTATTTGGCAATGTAACTTCTTCTACTCCAAACATTTTAGCAGCAATTGCATATACCAGGTCAGTCGTGCCTACATCACTTAAACCCAACTTAATGCTTGGTTGAATCTCTTTCCAATTTTGGAAAATATTTCTAACTAATGTAAAAAAGTCAATTGCCGTTTTACTATACCTCCAATATGTAATTGCGTTATAAACATCAGGCAAGTTGTTTTCATCAAATACTTTTCTATAATATCTAACATCAGAAGCGTTGCCGTAAACGTCTCTAGCACCAATGGTTAATACAACATCTTTTTTTTCTAACATTGTCCACCAATGATCTATACTATGAGGTATTATCATATCTGCTTCGATTTTAATTGTTTGGCGGAACGGACTTGCCCATGCAATTTGCCAATCTACTTCGAAACCATTTTCTCCTACTGGATATGGGGCTGGTATTTTAAAATCAAACACATCAGATGCTTCTGTTATAATGTTATCGTTTCCAAGTATCGCTATTTTTGCATTTGGCGTATGTAGTCGAATACTTTTTGCACAAGCTTCTGCACATGAAACATAGTCTACCGACCCTGTATTATAGGCGACAATTAGGTATCCTCGCTCATCTTTTATCGGCATCAATAATTTCCTCAAGAACGAACTTATTCATACAATGAAAATCAACTCCAGAAATTCTATTGCGCAACGGCATCATTCTGTTTCTGTTCCATTTTTCATACGAAATATCAAATGTTACATCATTTATGGGGGTTACTGTTGCATCATACGGTAATGTCAAAAGACTCCAGGCTATTGTTGGCACCGACTCTATTCTATGCCCATTTGCAATAATTTGTGCAATACTAACTGCATGATCATTGCGATAAGGTGTAGATGGGAATTTATACAATTCACTATAGTATTTGTAATTGTTTCGAATCATTGAAACTAAATCAAAAATATTTTTTGCATATTGAGATTTCCTAAAGAACAAAACTGTTGCCCAATAGTGTGGCATTTGTAATTGCCCGAATGTTTCAAATGCATCAAAACTTTTTTTAAAAGCAGCGTCTAATACAAATCTATGTGTTAAAAAATCATTGCCCTGATCAAATAACAGATTTAACTGATCGGAACAAATTACATAATCACTATCGACGATTATTGTCTCATCGTATGGACTTAACTCATAGGCTTGATATCGATTACCATTGAACCAACGGGATACATTCTTATTATCTGCTTGTTGAAAACTTCTATTACTATACGAATCCGTAACGGTTAGTATTATATTATGATTGGTATGTTTACCTTTGATGCTTTCTTCGTCAGATACTATAGTTACTGGTTTGTTTAGGAAATGTGATATACGATCAGCAAGCCAAAATGCTTGCTTCACATAATCAAATGTTCCATTATTGAACGCAAATATTAAGAATCCCTGGCTCATCGTTGCCTTTGCAATTCTTCAAATTCTATCAACCAGGCATTCATTTGTTCCTGCCAACGGGACATTGCTTCAGTTTTAAGCAACAAAACATTTACTTTACAGGGATTTCCATATTCGTCGACTAACACGGCTTCATCGGATACGCCACTGTGTAATAAGTTCAGTGTTGACAGTAGATTTGGGCCGGCTCGCCACATTCCGCCAAACGCTGCAAAAAGCATTTTGGCTTCATATTTTTCTTTAAGTGTTTTTTTGGCTGCTTCGTGATCAAACCGATATTTGATTTGAGCAACTAAGGAATCTTGGTTAGACATGTTATACCTCGTTACATTAAAGTATAACATATTAAAAAGATAATGTAAAGGGCAAATTACCCTTTACATTATTCAATTTGGTAAAAAATTATGGTGCAGGTTTTAAAGCAACCGTATATGAGAACCAGTATCTATTTTGGTTCGGCGTTTCTGTCCACAATGCTGTGCCAGTTGGGCCTGCAGATGCTTGCTTGTACCATGCCGCATCAGCACGAACCATATTTACAAGCGGGTCATTCTTAAGCTCAACCCAGGCCTGGCCCTCTTGACCCGGTATTGATATACTAGTTACGTATTGCATAAAAGTTGGGAGCTGGTGCATGGTAGCCACAAATCGAACTACCATTGCATCTGCCACAGTTGTAGTAACATCCGGTGAGCTCCAAGATGCGCCAAATGGCTGTCCACCTAATGCCGTAGATACTACATCAATCGGGTTAGTAGGATCAACTCCTCTAAAAGCAATAGCTATCACACCTCCGCCTGATGAGGTGAAACCTGGTAATGTGGCAGGTGGTGACGCCGGAACAACATACCGAGAGACTCTCGACATCATAATAAAGCTGTTGCTAACTAATGCCGTTGAACCGGTTGGTGGCGCAATAGCACCGTCATTCTCTACCTGCAAGAATAACACAACATCGCCTTCTTCGATGTCTGGTGGTAAGTTAATTGCAGATGCACCTGTGCTGGTAAATTCTTCGCCAACATAAAAAATCCCCGGGTCGGTAAATACCGGAATGTCAGGTCCAGACTGAGTCCCAGATAAAGTAACGGTGCCCCAACTGTTACCAATGTGAGTTGTTGCTGCTGGTATAGCAGTTAACGTACAATTTGTTGTTCCATTTACAACATCATCTGGGCCTTGGTCATCGTCGTTATCTGTTAATTGAACTTCAAATTCAACATTGTTGCCATTTGTGCGAGCGCGAACACGCACTTGGTTTTCTGTATAGAGTGCGGTTGTGCTGCTTTTTAAAAATACTGTTTGATAAGTGGAAGTTAAGTTGTGAAAGCCAATATTGGTTGCTAATGTAACTTCTGTGCCTGACCCACCAATCTTGTTAAAACCAAAATAGTTTGTACCAGCAATGTTAGCTTGGTTTGCACCAGAGGCAGCAGTTAACACTAATGTTCCGCATGCACTCAATAAACTTGTCCAGGACGAATTTTTAGTAGTTGCATCACCACCAGATCGGGATAGTGAAATATTAACCCTTCCACCAGTGTTAAAGAAATAGCGACGTTGCGATACGCTAGCAAATTGTACCGACATAACAAACGTTAGTGTCGATGCCCACGCTGTTGTTCTATTAACCGATCCGCCCGCTGTAATTGTAGTACCTGACGCTGCACAATTTAATCGGTTATTCCAAATTGTAGTAATTGCTCCGTTCAATGTATTGTATGCAACAATATCATCGCCGGTAGATGGGGCAGGGTGACTTGTAACTGTTGACCCTTGATGTGACGCAATTGTGTTAATCCTGTTAAACAAATTCGCCCACTGTGTTGCAGTAATGGTTGTACCTGCAGAAACCGCTGCTATCGAACCACCTTGACCATAACCCCTATCACCTGTGCCAGCGGACCAAAGTGAATTAAGGTTCTGGACCGAATGGTTTGCTGCTCCAGTGGTTGTCCCTGAAATAAATAAATTATAGTCGCCATCGTCGATGGTTCCACCAGTCACGTAAGTCATATTTTATATTTCCTGCTATTTTTTAATATATATCGTTCATACAGCAACGCAGATAATTTTATTAATCTAGTTCTGTTGCCGTTTATATATGTCATTAGTTAATTCGAACTACCGCTTCGACCACGCCTTCGCCGGATGTCGTTTTATCTTCTAGCGAACGACCAATTACGTGAAACGAAGTAACTGCTTCATCTTCCTTCACAGCACGAGCTAGCCCTGCACCAGCAGATACCAATCTATCACCTTTTCGAACTTTGCCGATCACTCTAACCGGAACACGTCCGTTCATTGCTACTGCCGGGTGCGTCACATCGTCGCCAGCGGCGGCGTTCATTAAATATGCTGCCTGAGAACTAATAACACCGAAAACACGATCACTTAATTCATTGACCGCTTTTGTGATTTCTGCTTCGCCACCCAATTCAACTACTGTTCCGGGTGCGTATGCTTCGTCTGACGCAAAACGTTCTGCTAAGTCAGCGTATTGTGCGGTTGTTGAGGTTCCGTTAAACGTAGTTGCATATACCGTTGCAAACTTACGCACCGATGTTCCTAAATCTCTTGTGTTATTTGCATCTGGACGCAAAATACCAGCAATATCAACTGATCCGTCTGCTTTTAATACACCGGTAATGCCACCGCCAATTGCTGTTGTAATTGAGTTATCAACATACTGTTTTGTTGCAACGCCTAAGTTTACAGTAGGATCACCATATAATAACGCCTTGCCTGACGGTCCGTCAATGGTCAATACTGTCTTATTGACGCCACCGTCATTGACACGGAAATGGATGTCTCCGTTGTTAGTCTGGTTTTGCAAATACAAATCGACGGTATCAACATAAAGTCGACCGTCGTCATCAGCACCAACATATAAACCAACATCATTTAAAATCTTAAGCGTACCGGATGTGGTATCATTTGCATCTGAGCGCAAATACTGCGAGCTAGCTAGGCCGCCTAATGCATTAGAATCGGTGGCTGTGCCAACAAATTCTAATGTTTCGCCACCAATGCTAGTTGCTAAGTTAAATCCTGGGAAAATTTGAGTAAATCCTGGAATTGGCGTACCTGGAGTAAATGCAGCATCTTTGCTCAAAATCCCAACAATATCGTCTTCGACATAAAACTTTACAACGATATGATCAACAGCAATAGTATCAGCAATAATATCAGGTATTGCTCCTGTAGTCCCTGTTCCTGCTGTAAAACTTGGTCCTACTAAAATCCAGTTCGCACCATCATATACGTTTAACTGGGAATTAACCGGATCAAACCATAAATCACCAACTACGCCTGTAGCCGGTGCTGTTGCAGATGTTGCTGCTGAACCTAAATTCTTAAAAGTAGATCCATTGTACACCTTTAAAACGCCATCACTAGTGTCAAACCAAAGTTGACCGCGCAATGGGTTTGCAGGTGCTGTTGCATTTGCGCTATTTTCGAGCAAACGTACAAAGTTTTCGCCCAAAAATTCTCCGTAACCAGCATAGTTTTTTCCGATAATAACCATACTAGTATCGGTATTAATAGTACCATCTGCCACTGTGGTTAGGATTGTACCATCTGTTAAGTTAATCGTATACGCCATTTTTAATAAACTCCGTAATTACCTTTATTTATCTGCATTATAATATTCCGTTATTATGCAGCCGTTGTTAAGTTCGTTAGTGTTTGTATACGAACTGTGTAGTCGATTTGGATCTGTCTATTCAAGGCCTTTTGAACCGGGTGAAAAACTACATGAGTAATTAATCGCAAATCTGATGCTGACCCGTACCAACTTTTCAATCCCAATTCATCAAATACAAATTGACCGTCGAGTTGCGTGCTATTATCAAATGCCTGCTGCCCAATTGGTTCACCATAATCTAACAAACAACTTACCAAAATGTCAGTGTATACCTTTCCAGGTGTATGCAGCACCGTTAAATTATTTCGAGAAGTATCGGTATTAGCAGTTGAATTATCATCTACTACTTTTGAGTAGGTTTGGTTATATAAATCTGCATTCTGTCCTGTAACATTTGGCGGAAGGTAAGTTATTAACCCAGTGGGGTCAACACTAGTGCCGCCGTTACCAAAACTCATTTGATAGATATACCCTAAATTCTTGTTTGCTAAAGAGTATGCTAACGATTCAGAGAAGTTTTCATAATGAATAGCATTATGCTGGTCTACAAAAATTTCGTTATTATTTGGGTCGTATATTTTCAAAAACCCATCTATCTTTAATACACTACGGTCGAACATTAAGATTCACCTCGTTTAGCAACAAAAACCTCACTTGAGTTTGGGTCAAAAATCTTAACAAACTCGTCAACTTGTATACCGCTAAGCTCATCAGGTTTCTTTTTTGGTTCCTGCTGAGGGACTTGGCTTTTGTTATCTTTATTATCCATGTACGTTATTTATCCTCTAAAATATCGTTAATTTCTAATAAATTGTGCGGCCGGAGTATTTTGCTCCTGCAACGGAATCCCATTACTTGCAGTTACCGCTCCCTGTGCGTACCATACTTTTTCGCGGCCCACGTCATAAACTTTGGCGCTCTTACCAATAGTTGCTGGAATTGCTGGTGTGATCCCGGCATCATTTGCAACAATTGTTAAGCCACTAATTGTGTTAGTAATTGGATCGCGGCTTGTAAAGCGTACATGATATCCATCAAGTCCATCAATTGTAACTGTGCCAAACCCTACAACATCATATACATTCAATCCTGCTTCAGTTGCGTCGTGGACATATATAACGTCATCACTGGTATTCCAATCTTGTGTTAGATATGTATATGCTCGGCCGGAACTAAATGTACCTGGAATGATTGCTTTTGATGAAGCATCACTAACATCTGCGCCAATGTCGTGCGCGGCTGCACCAGTGCCGGCGGTTCCACGACGCAACCCACTAAGCGTATTAGTACCTAAATCTCTTACTCTAAACGTAATACGTTCGCCATCAATTATTACAATACCAAATCTGTTCTGTGTTAGGTTTGGCGCTGCAATAACACTTGCATCGTGTACATATATAACATCATCATCTACTGCCAGTGGCTGCGTCAAATATGTAACATGTGATTCACTTAAACTATATGCAGCGTAATTATCACGCATATCTTTAAAGATTCGGAATGCAACTCCATTTGTTACAACGCTGTCAGTCATTGATGTAATTGCCAATACGTCTGTATCTGCTAATAGTGGCATTGTTAAAATTAAGTTTCCGCTAACATCAATGATATAATCATCGTTTGCTGCTAGCCGTTGTCCATTTAATGTAACCCAGAGTCTCTCTGGGTTTGTGACCCCTTGTTTGCTTAAATTAAATACGTTGTAGGCAATATTAATACCGGTCTCATAATCGAACGGTACATAGTCAAAACGATCACCAAACAAATCAATTTCTTCTTCTTCAAGCACCGTCGGGCCAACAAACACTTCAGTTAGTAGATCTAGTTCTCTAGTATCACCATAAACTGTAACGCCAACTATATCATCAATTGCCGTAGGTACATGAATTATTACTTCGTCTCCGAGCCAGGAATATTCGGCGGCCGTAGTTACATATACATCAACTTTTGTATCAGCGCCTGGTGGTACAAAGAATGTTACAAACCTGGCCGGTGTTGAGTCAGGCGACGAGAAGAATGCATTGTTAAAGAACGCACTATTATACACCGCTAAATCTGTAGTTGCAGACAAGGTATAATCTATCCCTTCGGTCTGCAACTCATCATTAACAAAAACATGCACTTCATTGTTAGCTATAGACATCTGAGGTATATCACCAGTAACTGGCAATGTAAAGACTGTCTGTGTGCTCGCTGCATAGTGTCGTAATGCCTCTGGCGGACGTAAACGGAATCCATTGAGCTCAACTACAGCATTCATTTTATTCATCCCAGATAACTGTCCTGGTGGGAGAATATAGTCGTTGAGTAATTGTGTACTACCGCCCGAGAAGAAGTCTTCGTTGAAGAATGCATTATTATAAACTGAAATGTTCTCGGCCCCAGCAACAAACGTAAATGTCTGCAAATAATTCTCATCGTATGGGGAGCTAATACCAAATACTGTTATTGTTACAAACTCATTCGCTGTTAATGTGTCTGAGAACACCACATTTGAACTATAGCTATCAATCGCCTCAACTGTTATGTTCTGCAATCTTACTCCGTTAGCAAAAACAATAACTTCTTTAATTTCAGACGCATTAACTGGAATTTCGTAACGATCATTGACTACTTCGTTACCAAATATAATTTCTCGGTGAAGTTGATCACCACCGCCAATTTCACTAATAAAAACCTTAACGTTATCGTTAATTGCTATATCATCAGTTATTAACACTGTCTGATTAATCCAATCAACGGTAAAATCTATAGTTTCGTATAGGGTACGTTTTGTTGTTGCGTTTACTACAAATACAGTAATTGGGTATTCTGCAATATTTGCAAAACTCACCATTGCCGGAACTGTAGTTACATTAAATGTTTCTGCTAGATATGCATAACTATGACCATCATTTAACCAATCAGCACCTGGGCGAGAGTAAACACTAATGCTTAATGTATCAAACATTGAGCCAGGAACTAGCTCCTCTGGGGCGTGGGAATGATAAACATCAATAAATTCTCCACCGTCTACATTTATATCTGTTGCCCGTGTTCCTAGATATCCGTCTAGGAATGAACTTTCGTATATTGTATCTATTGCACTTGCAGGATACGTTGGGTATCCTTCTGGACCATATACAATACTATCAAACAGATCTGTATCCCAAAACTGAACATCAAATCCAGAACTTAAATTAAATCCAGGGCCATCAACCTGTACTCCCGGGAACACAATACCGTCAACAAGTAACGATAAATCTAATCCTGGTTTATTAACATCCGGTACATAATACCCGACAGTACGATCAATACCCGACAATTCTTCGATATTAACTTCTTCGTATTTGCTCGACACAAAAGTTAAATCGTTATTTGATTCTTTGACCCGGTATACGGTATTGTTGAATCTTATTAAATCATCAATATTTCGTGTAACTGTATCTTCCCAGTTTAAGACCGAGGATGTATATTCGTAACGGTCATATTTTATGGTTAAAGTAAATGATCTAACTAGATCATTACGCATAACTGCTTTTGCTGAAGCGCCACTGCCGTTACCACCTATGAATGTTATAACTGGAGTATCCAAATAACCACACCCTGGCGTTATTACACGAACCTCTGTAATTTGTCCGCTACCACTAACACGGGCTTCTAAAATAGCAGGTTCTTCGCAATCACCAACAATCTTAACCTGTGGTGGAATAGTGTATCCAGCGCCACCGTCTAGTACCTCGATTACACTGATTTGCAATTTATAATTTGAGTACCAGGAACTCCATGGGAATTCTCCCCAAATTGGATCAGTTGGTGCTTTATTACTTGGGTCTGTTACTAAAATTGCACCATCGTCAAGAATTGGACTAATAAATTGATCGAACTCTGAATCATAGTATGATGGACAATCAAAGTCAGTTACCAAACCGTTATACTGGTCAAACCCGTCGTAGCCGAGTCGGAATTCTTTAATTTTTGTATGATATGGTTTAGCTTCGTTGATATAGTCGATAACATAATTCTGATTTTCTTTCTGATAGACTGAAAATGAATCTAATGTTCTAACTTTATGCGAAACATCAATCAATGATGTTTTATATAACCAATCTACGTTTTGTTGTTCTGACAGAATATACTTGAACACCGCTATTAGAACATTGTTGCGTTCAAGAGCTAAGTCGCCTACTAATATTTCCTCATTGATTGAACGTAAAATATTACGCAGTTCGATTACTGGTTCCTGATCAAAATATTGCGCATCAAAAACTTCGTTATCAAAGCCAAACCTACCGAGAGAATAATCGTACAACTGCGTCGAGAAGGCAATGGTTCCGTTTTGTAGACCTACACGTTCCCAAATATTGTTTTGGCAACGATATATTTCCCAGTTACCATTTGCGTTCAAGTTTACTCTAGCAACACGACCTTCTTCTTTAACGATAGTCAATAGTTGCGCATAAGTGTCAACAACAATATCTGGTTTAGTCAATGGATTAAAGTCATCTGCGTACCAGTTAATATAGTTCCAAAACTGTCTTGTATCATAACTTTGTACTACAATCAACTGTAACGTTTTATTTGCTTGAACTTCATATATTGACCACAGGCCATTGTTGTTGCTATCAATTTCTACCAAATACTTGTATCCTGCAGGAACAATATTAAAGTTCTGATACGATAATTCTGCATTGTCTGCAACGCGAAGATCCCATGCTCCTGTGTTAGCAGCAGGCGGTTCTTCTTTACTATTCAGTAAAGGATATACCTTAGATTCAGCAACCGGATACTGTGCAATTATGCCATTGACTTTTTGTATATACATTGACAATGCTGCAAACCTATCTACAAACATAGACTTGCGTGGTCTAAAGTCAATTCCGTATCTATCAGTAATGGTTAGATTAATATCTGGAACCGCGTTTCCTAACGAGTCAACTCCGCAGAAACTATCTAGCATCTTTTTATATACGCTAGGAGATAGTGTATCTCTTTCGTCTCCTTCACGCAATAGATCAAACTCTACAAATACTTTGCTATCATTGCGTACCTTATCATATTCAACATGCAAGATAACATTTTTAACATCAATCTCGGATGTCATATTAAACATTCCGATTGTACTTGCATTTATTAATGCCAGATACGGCAGACCCGACGCACTTGGTGTTTCGATGTATGTAGCAACTGCTTCGGCGCCGAGTGTCTTATATGCATTTTTGTTTACCTGCGATATACCCTTAACCCAGAAGTAATGTTTGCTCTCAATGATACGTTGCTCATTGACTAATGTTACAGAAACATATTTGTTTAAGTCATACACTTCGCCTTCGCCAGTATAACGTGCTGGTGGAAGACTTGACTCTACCCATTCGTAAACATCAATGGAACTACCTGGGAAAGTTTTACCCCATCGTTTCAAACCGCGCTTAATATCATCCTGGAAATAGTCTAGGAATCGTACCGTAGATGTATCCCACCACATTTGGCCAACTTGTGCTTCGCCCCATAATGGGCCTTCGGTAGAGGCCATGTATTGTGCTGGATCGTCGCCGCGAATGTAATCTAGGTTTTGTGCTGCTGGGCCTAGTATTTTTCCATTCAATGGATCGATATAGTCAAGGTATTGTTTTACTTGACTTGTTGTGTAGTCGTAGATAAATGCGCTATTAATTAACGTTACGTCTGTTCTAGGCTGTTCAACTTTAATGTCAGTCCAGGTCAGCTTACGCTTGAAGTTATAGAACAATGCAACCCTACCAGCATCAACAGTTGGCTCGTCATATCCTGGTGAACCCACCATCATTAGTCCATCAACTACACTAATGCGTTGGCCAAATCCATTTGAATTTTGCAATTTAAAGTCGTATACTTGTTCACCATATGCTAGTTTACCTGGAGTAAATCTAGTCTCGTCACGTAGAACATCATATGTATAAACTACACCAGATCGATCGTATATATCAACAAATCGTAAAGTTCTTCCGTCAAACGTTGTCTCTCTATTATCAAATATAGCAATCTTTTTCGCACTCATGTTCTCGGCTGCAACATACAACTGATTCATGTTATAATCAATTTGTACAGCATTTCCGAATCGACCAAAACTCTCTGGATCTGGAGCGGTAATTGTTTGAGTATACTGATATGGAGCTAAACCTAAGTTATTAAACGCCTCAATGTCGTTATTGATTGCTGACCGCCCAGGTGTAACTTTCAACCTATTAGCTAAAGATGCTACTTCTTTATTTTTAAGTTCAATAACCAAGTATCCATCACTTACATATGCTCGTACGTTAGGTATTAACGTATTATTAATGTCGGTAGCTACTTGTTCAACATTCGTGTTGGTAAAAATAACCTCAACGTTGTTAACTCTAATTGAATCGCCAACTGTGACTGTTGGATTTTGATTTGTACCAACTAGTACCCCAGTCATTCTTGACATATTAACAAATCGTGTCACTGAACCTGCATCTTTCTTCCCTGAGATTATGTCGCCAGGTGCACCTACATACAATGCACACTCCGAACGACATAGGCTAACTGCGCTACCAAAAAGAGCATCTTCACGTGGGACGTTTATATCTAATGTTTGATAGTCTATGAAATCATTAATGTCAACATCAATAAAATCACCTGCCTTAATTTCAACACCAGTTAAGGTTATAATATTTCCACTTATTGTATACTGTGGGTTTTTATTAAACTGTGCAGGCTCTAGAGGTACACCATTCACCCAAACTTGAGATGTTGCCTTAGGTGTGCGTAAAGTTGTAACGCCGGCTTGCCCATCTATTGTAGCAACAAACCGTTCAACTGCTCTATTGTAAAGTATAACTCGCCCAACATTATTAACGGTTGTACTACTTGGCCCATGTTCAGAAAGTCCAGGTGCGCCAACAACTATTTGTTGGGCATCTTCGCCAACATCAATGGATAAACCATATTGTGCATCATCAACGTTAAAATCTATCTCCGACACTTCGACATAATAGTTGCCCGTTCTTACGGTTATTGCATCTCCTGCTGGTGGTGCAACTAACAATTCTAAATCTATGCCACTAAAGGTATAGTCCTCGTTCGGACGTAAAATCTTATTCTCAACATATACAGAAATAGACTCAATGCCGTTAATAGCATGCAGTCCATTAACTGTAAATGTAGTAGTTGAACCGTCACTTTCAAATGTTTGTATATCGTTACGACGAATATTTACAATGGCGCCAGCTGGTGGTGCAGATGTAAATTGTATAGTTGGCCCATTTACAACATAATTTGTTACTTTATTTCCATTAACTGTAACAGTTACCTGATTATTTGCCGACGCTGTTGTACCTATTACAACATATCCTTCTAATTCAAACTGTGTTTGTGTTCCGGTGGCAGTATAGGTGACTTCCTGGTCCTGATATTTAATTTGCTGGTAAATGTGCAACCGTTGCGTATCAAGAGTCAGATATGGGTCATCGGAAAATTGCTCGTACTCGGTAATAAACAACCAACGTTCATCGGCACTTATTGTAATTGCCTGACCAAACCCACTTGGGTATTCTGGTAATATTTGTGTAAACTCAAATACGTCCTTAGCAACATTACGATTAATAATTGCTACCATGCCATCAGCCGCTACCGCAGCAACATTGGTTGCCATTGCTAGCGTTTTTCCTAAATGGTTAACTGGTAAATGCGATAAGTCTAATAAGCTATGTAAAATATATTCTGATGCTGTAGCCTTATTATAGCAATAAAGTATACCTTTGCTACCATTATTAAGCACGTCGCCAACTATTGCCCCGGTATTGTTTCTTCCTTGCGCAATTGCTGATCCAAAATCAGACTCGCTCGAAGATACAGTTGACTCGAGTGATCCAACTGAAGTAAACGCACGTTCTTTCTCATATACTCTCGCTAATCCACCGTCATTGTTAACCCAAATACGATCATCAGCAAATAATTGCTTGTCAAATGGCGAGTCTACAATTGATGATGGGTAATCAACCCTAACTGACACTAACTTAAACGCCGAGCCAACTTCATCTTCAATTACTGTTTGATCTTCTAACAATGATCCATTGACTTGTACCTTCTTTTCGTTAACAATTCCATTAACTCGATATGTTCCATCTATCTGACTATCAAAATACTTGATAATAATAACTGTATTTGCTGTTAGCTGGTGTGGTGCTGCAAACTCAATTGTTAAAGTTCCATTTAAGTTATCTTGCACTCGAACAACAGGCGGACTTATAGCGGTAACACGATATACGTTCCAGTCATAATCTGTATCTTTAGCGACCCAAATTAGTGTACTATCAATTATATCACTTAAATTTGCGTCAATGGTTTCAAACGTATCTAACGAGAAGGTATAGAAATCTACATCTTCAAAGTCAACAAATCCAGCATATGGTAGACTTACGTCTGTAACTTTTTCAGTTAACAAAGGTAAAATATCTTTTGAGGTATGCTTTACACTTTGTTTGTAAATCTGATTCAGAGTAACTTTCTGGTCAGCATCTGTTACTTCAGTTGGGCCATTTACTATAGCAATTGACGTTGGATTTGCGTTATGCTGCGCTTCGTCTAGTTGCAATTCAAAATAAGCTCGCGACGCAGTTGCACCATATTGTGCCCGACGTATTGCCCAGTTTTCGAAAATCTTATATTCAGTTTTGTTTCCGTTTAGTGTTATGTTCTTAAACATTCCTAAACTGTCTAAAGTTCCTTTTTGTTTTATTAAGTCACTATAGATGTTTACCTGCGAGATGTCGTCTAGATCCAATGATGACATATACTCACGAGGTCTAAAACCAGTTAAACCTAATGCCAACAAATCTGCATCTGATTCAAGGTTTGCAGTTTTATTGTTATAGAATTGCAACATTTGATCAGACTTTGTAGCTAGGTTAGATAACAATCCAGTTGATATATCGCTAGGCTCGATCTTAACCCATGCGTCGTAATCAAACATCTCCGATGGGTTTATTGGTTTTATTGCAGTCCAATATGAATTCTTAAACTTAACAATGCTTCCTTTACTATAGGATTTTGTGTAGACCCATTCATCAATTTTATTGTCACTAAATAAAAATCCTTGCGCATCAAGTTGACCGTTCCACTCGTTAACTGTATAGCCAACAAGTTTAACTCGGTTCTGCCTGACTCCGGTCACTGGCGAATAAATTACATCATTGAAAATACTTGTGTTATCTAATATTAACAAGTGTTCGAAGCTGGTTAACTGGAGATTTAGGTAACTTAAAATGCGATCATTGAGTGTCGTCAACTTAAAGTTATTCTCAAGTCGATCGATTACATAATCAGCAGGCGCCAATGGTATATTGTTTTGATCGAGAGGTTGCTCATTAACTGCTAAATTAAGTAAACTATCAACAATTGCTAACTCTCGCTCAAACTCCAATGATTCTGCTGTTGGGTTTAGGTTAATAACACTTCCAATACTCCAACCCTGATCAACCCAGTATATAAACTCCTTGGCCATTTGTGTCCAATCGAGATCTACTGTATCTTGACTGTTGTTAAATTTGACACCAACACGAGACAAGTATTCACCGTAACTTACTAAGAAATCTACTACCTGGTGCTTATTGGAGAAGACGTATCCGTATGGAATGTAAACTACAGAATCTCTAAAGTCCTGCGGAACTCTAATAGTTGTTGCTGACTTTGTTGTTCGACCAATTTGGAAAGTTTTAAAGTTTCCATTTGGAATGCTCTGCATTATTTTAAAATACGGGTCAGTTGTTGAGTTACCAAATACTGAATATCCGTCTTCAACTCTTTGTACAATAACCGATGAATATATAATTTCGTCAAATGGTTGGTTTCTATACAGTAACAAGTTATAGCTTTCATCTGGTAGGAGTAAACTATTGTTAGTAGAATCTGGCGAGCTCTTATCTGTAAAAATCTTCAGTCTATTCTTATCAGTGAATGAGCCCATTCTATAGCAAAGGTTAACATCAAGGTTACTTAAACTCTCAACTAATTCGTCAGCCGAGTTATAACCATAATGTTTATTGTATTCAATAATCCAGTTAATGTAACTGTGTTTTGGAGTATCCGATGTTAATACTTCGATTGCTCGAGAATCAAGACGGTATCTTCCATCTAATAGGTACTGCTGAAGTTCCTCGTTATATGTGTAACGATCTCTGTCAGCCATTAGTGCAAAATATTGTGCTGGCTTAGTTAGGGCCAACAATCGTTGTACTGCGAACGGCCATAATGAAGAACGTCTCCAGGCAGCCTCAACTGGTGCCAAATCGCCGATTCTCCAGGATTTTTTAAAGTTGTATGACGAATAGGTCTTAACAACCGTTTCCATTGGCGTTAGTAAATTACCTTCGCCGTCGACAGGAATTATATCTGTTAGTCCTGGACGAATATATCTTTCGTCAATATACTCTCCATTTGGGTCCCGGATTATACCAGCTTCTAGATCATCCCATAGAACTAAGTTGCCTGATGTATATGGTGCAGGACCGTACTGATTTTCCCACCAGGATGGCTCTTCAGTTAAACCTAACATTTCCCATGGTCGTGTATGTGGAGCGTCTGTATCATAGAAATATTTGAATACTCCACGCCAATGACCTTTTAAGAGAGAATCATCTATTACGCTACTCGAAGAGCTATAGTTCCAGGTGCGACTATCATTTGCTCTATAGTCTTGCTCCCTATAATCAAGTCGGTTCCAACCAACCCAAGATAAGAATGACGGTGACAGAATTTCTGTTATTTCAATATCTGAATAACCAGTATTACGATACTGTCCTGGTATAACATCATCAGATAACAACGGAATATTATCATTGACCTTGATGTTATTGTATATGCGACGTTCAAATTCTAACAAAACGTCATCTCTAAGGTCACCGAATGCAACGGTTATAGATCCGTCGTGACCCCTAATAACTTCAGTTGGTGTAATGAATGTATTGTCTACAAACTTTTCTGGCAGATACTTTGGATACAAACCCAACTTGGTTGGGGTGGCAGGCAACATTGACCCAGCTGTGTCCCTGTACTCTTTTATTGTCAAAATATCGTCAATGTTTGAGTCGATTAATAGTGTTATCCTTGGGCCGTCGTCAGCTACAATATAGTCATGATCTTTAACCAACAGCGTATCGTTAAGATATACTAATATGGCTTTCGAGTTGGCCTTTGTAAAATCATATACATTAATGATATCGAATGTATCTGTACTGATCGCTGTAATTTGATGGGTTACAACGTCGTAATCATTGCCGGCTGGTAACATATCTGAATTATAAAATGCATGGTCGAGGGTTTTACCAGCCGTAATATTTGCTACTGCATGTTCTAAAATTTCGTCAATTGAAAGATCTGCAATATCGTTTTTTTGCACCCAATCTAATAATTGATTCTTGTACTTTTCGTAATACCGACCATTGAATTTAATTGCCTCAAACAGGTCGTACTCTCGTGTGCGAATAAACTTAGCAGCCAATGCTAACGGTGCGGCATGCTGTATTATAATATCGCCGTAACTCGAAACATTGCCTAGGTCTCTAATGTTATTAGCACCGTTGATATTTCCTACTAGGTTTAAAATATTTTGTGCTAGGCTATTATAGTGATTTCTAATTGTTCCTAATGTCAACCTATCTGTATTTTCATTAAAAATATTCTGTGACAGGTTTCGTGGCACTTCATAGTAACCGATGTCGCTAACCTCGTCAGAGTAAATTAGCACCTCTACTTTTGAATCTGTAGCAACAATTTCATTAAATGCAATCGTCGTTCCCCTGTCATGCGTCGTTACTGCATAATCTGTTGACGGAACAAAAGAGTTGTTAACAAATATTTTAATAGACGGGACTTCTAAATCTGTTCTTGGTGTTACATCTAATTGTAATGGTGCTCCGGTATATGTAAAGTTAAACACTTGAGGGACATACATTCTTTCTGCAGATCTAGTCCAACCAATGCGCCAATTGTACTCTGTTGCTGATGAGAACTGCTTAACAAATCCACTGCTAATTGGAAGTTCCTGGCTGACTGAATTTTCAACATACAAAAATGTATCTATATACAAGTTATTTTCAAAAACAATATCGCCAAGGTTGCCAATGTTTAGATACTGTAGTGGGAACCCTAATACAATATCGTTTGAACCGTTACCAATTGCATAACTAAAAAGTTTGCTTCCTTTAAATGTTGATGCTTGGTATTTTGAAATATCAGAGAAACTAATATTGTCGTTGTCAAAAATATCAAATAACGGTGGCTGGTTTACACTATTCTTTTGCTGTGCTAATACCCACTGATTGTTACTAAAGTGGTATGTTTTTCCTTGCTGCGTTAATCCACTGGTAACCAATACTACGTCGTCTTCAACTACGTTGCCATCTTCGGCCAACGTTAAAACTAACGTTTCTGTTCCGCTATTGTCCAGGTCCTCAAACGATACATTAAAAATTTTATTTTTTACATTCGGGTCAGTATCGGCTGCAAAGATTATACGTGAGCCCTCGGACAAAATAAATCCGTCGACTGCATAACCCAGACTACCATGAACGTTACTTAATGCATCTACTTCTTTTGTATCTATTACATTAACGGGTGTTTTTGCAACCGCGCCGAAGTTAAAAAGTTGCAAGTTTGATTCGAATTCAATTATTGGTCGCTTTGCTCTACTAGTCTGATCTACAACCAATGTTACATTGTTATAGTCTGCCGACTTTTGCAATACATCAATATGGAACCAACGATTTGATCTAGTCCAAGCGTTCAGATCCTGACTGGCTCTATTAATCGTTAAGTAATCTTCTTCAAGCGGTGAGTTTAAACTACCATCATATGCAATGGAATCGTATGGCAACGAGTCAAATGGATCTGATGCATTTTTAGTATATGGCTCAGGCGTAATAAAATCTCTTACCGGTAATAGCTTAATAGATGTGCCTACACCTTCTACATAATACTCTTCGTTGGTATATTCTGCTGGAACTACATCGCCTCTAAATTTTACTTTAAGACCGTTAGTAAACTCGACGCCATTTGGGCTAGTATAAGAATCATTTCCAATGATATCTGAAATAAACAAAGTAGCTGATTCGTTTGCGTCAACTAAGTTAATAACACCAAAGATATCTTCATTGTTGCCGTCTTGGTAGAATAGTTGGTCAAGTGGTGCAGTTATTCTCGGAATTTGTTCAAATACACCGGAGGAATTTTTATAAAAGCCGATATTACTATACACTGGTCCATATTGAATAGTAAACTTCTCAAACTGATTTACAGTTTGAATAGGGACCAAATTAATAATTGGGTTTTCGCCCCAGTTGTCATATACAATAAAAATTTTAAAAATCTGATATCTTTCTGACAACGACGTCAATACGGTTGTGGTGCTGAAATCTCCGCTATTACTATAGTCGGCATAATTTGGTAATGCCTCGATTACCCAACCCAAGGTAGTTGCATCGCCGACCGTTGGGTTAACAAATACAATAGTTTTATTTTCGAGGTTTTCGATCTCGTTAATTGAAACGATTTCGTCCAGTGGCTTACGGTTAATTTCATTAAATTTAACCATTGTTGCTAAGTCGACAGGACCTAGGTCAAGTAGTGTGTCGTAGAAATCTTGTCCGTTGCTCAATGGAACATTAAATGTTATAGTACCATTATCATCACCGTTGTTTACTACCCCGAGTATTTCTCTACTAGAAATATTTTCCGCCCAACTTACATGTCCCGTCAATCCGGGTTCAGTTTGTATCCAGAATGGATGGCCAGTTTGTCCTACATTAAATGTATACGTTCCACCACGAACTAAAGTTAAAATTGGGTTTTGACCAGCTTTACCGGAAAAGGTGTATGAACTATCACCATCATTCCGAGAGACATCGAACTCATCTTCAAGCAATACTTCTTCAGCTTGAACGTTAACCGACGACGGACCTTCCGGTAGCCAATAATATTGACTATAATTTACAAATTTATCAAAGTTAAACAGCGGGTCCCACGAATAGGTCTCTGCTTCGAATAATCTATTGTGGTTATTAACTAATGCTCCACGCACGTTCAACCCGTCAACTAACCCAGGATAAGTTAATGCATCAACTGCAACACCATTCTTATCATTAAAAATAATACCTGGCTCTAACTGATAATTTTCCCGACTGACTGTAGGCTCAATGAGATATGTGTCATTGACCCCTACCCCAGCGCCTGACCTGCGGCCAATATAACCTTGTGTTACCTTTAGTTTTGGTTCTTGTATTAACTGATCAAGAGTAGAACCTAAAAACTTTTTGTTAGTTGTAGTTTTAAAAATCTCTGGTAGAAAATCTACACTTCGAATTCTTGCCATAGTCGTTAATTACCAATTTGTAGTTTGCTTGCGGTTAATGCATCAATAATTTCAACATCATTGACTGTTGCTGCATTAGTAAAAATCTCATAGGGTGCTGATTTTATTTCATATAAATTACCAAATCGTTGAGTTCTATCTTTTGGTATGATTACAACAGACCCAATTGCGTCACCCATTTTGCTATGAAGGTATGCTGACAATTCGGAGAAATAAAACGTATCGCCAAAGTCCCAAATATTAATATCAAAATAGTCATTCATATGCGAAATTATTTGACTCTTTATCTCAGAGTTGCTTATTACCGTGTTAGGTAACTTTACCACTTTAATGAATGCCTGCAATGCAGGTTCTGCCTTATCACCAAACAATGGTTTAAACTTAACACTATTTAAGATCATATTATCACTGATCATACGATAATCTTGTAACCCATCAAACTCGACTGTTAGCTGATCAGTTGTTGGGGCTGCCGGTTGTTGAACTCTATTTGTTGTATCCTGAATATATCTTCTATAAGCCTCATAATATGCGGAAGTTACAACATATACATCGATGATGTTTGAAACCCCAGGGTTTATACGTCTTGAGTCTGGCGCATTGTGCCTATACTGGAACTGTATGTCCCCTCGGCCAACCCGAGCAATATAGTCCGAGCGTTCGTTAACCTCTCGCGCAATTCCATTGACATCTAAACTATAAAACTTATCTTCTTCAAATGCATAGAACACTGTTCCAGCTGGATACTCTGTCTTTACTTGTCCTATAATTGTGCCGGTTGGGTATTCTGAATTAATAGATCCTGGAGCCACCGGTAACCAACGTTCGAGATTATCAAAGTCAACTGTTGACTGGAAGAATACTTTTTTGTCATTTATATTAACGTCGGGGTTTACAAATTTCTTAAAGAAATCTGGATCATCTGCTAAGCCGTCACTATCATTATCAGTAAAACTTACCTCAACGTTGAAGTCATTGATATATCCATCTGACTCGACACTCTGATCAATTATATCTAATACAATGTCAGAACTCAATGATCGGTTATCGTCTGGCGCAGCATTTGTTTTTAGTATTTTAATAAAATCATTAACTATTTTTCCTGTCTTGGGATCGTAAATTTTACGATTACCCTCGAAGAAAAATCTAGTTTCTAATACACTAGCAAAATAGTAGTTAAGTGTTCTAGAAGTTACTACATATCCTGTAATGGTTGACTCAAACTTAATTAGCCAACTTGCATCGTTATTTAAATTGTTTGTTGCACGAGCATTGACTATACTAAACTCACCATCAAGGTCAATATTATCGTGAGTGATCAAGTACCATTCATTATTAATATGATCGTACCCCAGTCCCAAATTACGATATAGCTCAATTTCTACCAACATATCTTGTTCTAACGAAGCTGGTAAATCGGTCTTATAAGGCAAAATAATTTCCATTGGAACCGCACCCGACGGTACGAAGTTATTAAGTTTAATTGGGCCGGACCCATCATCAAAGTTACCAACACCGAAGTTTGTTCCGTCGAGATATATGTCAAGAACACTTGCCCATATTTCCAACTTATCCGTTGCTTTCACTGGTAATCCGGGTTCAATTCGATTATTGACATTAAAGTGAGAACCAGTTGGCGGTACAAATTTAACCAACGCGCCACTAACAATATACTTTCGGTTATCGTTGACAAATGAAGCAATCGGCAATGGCGTGCCTACTGAATTTTTAAAATATCCGGTCGTCTCGTTTGTAAACGTAGTGCTCTGGTTCCAGAAAATACTTAACGTATCCAATGGTACCCGGGAGAACTGATCATAGTAAAAATGAATTGTTCCTCTTTTACTAATTAATGGCTCAACCTGATTTACAATTACTGACTGTATATCATTACGATCATTGAAGGTAAATGTAAAGGACGATTCAGATAAGTCCTGATAAAGCATACCGTCTGCACCAAATGTATTAATGCTTGAATATTTTCCAGTTGGATCAATTAAGTCAAGATAACGGCTGGTGCCAATGGTTGCACGGTTAATTGCTTTGCTTTTAATAATACTACCATAGTTTGTGAATGGGAAATTGTTATAATCCTCACCATTTACCATACGATTCTGTGTATAGAATCTAGCAGGAGCTCGGCGTTTAATATCGGTTAAATTTTCTCTATTTTTCGCGTTGCTGACAGGGTTGGTTAATGCTAAAGTAAAGGTCGCGGTTTCTGCTCTCCCAAGTTTACTAATGTATCGAACTTCGATATCTACATTCTGTATTTCGCTGGTGTTAATAATATATTCTAAACCATTGGATGATCTAGCATAACATCTAAATGTGCCGATCGGTATGGTTGAAAATACACCATCTCCAAAGTTTAATGTAATTTGATCATCTGTTCGACTGGTAATGGAATAAAATCTACGATCATCAATTTCAGTCTGAGAGGACTGCGACGAATAGATGCTTTCAACTTCTGTCCATAATGTATTACTGCCGGAACCAATTTCATACAGCCAAACATCCTCGTTGTTTGTACCAGGAATGTTAACGTCAACTGATCTATTAGCAATTCGATCCGATAAAGTAAAATCTTGACGTTGCAATAGTCCTTGTTTAAAATGAAAGAAAAATCCTGTGTCGGGGCTACTGAAACCTAATTTGTCGTCTCGATACAAAATGTTCAACGGACCATTTGTGCGCGGTGCTGGTTCATACAAATATGTTTTACCAGTTGATGTAGCATTAACTACCTCAAAGTCCATTCTAACCCCATCAACTGTGGCGCTAAATGGTATTACTGGTAAAAAGCCCTCGGCCATTCTTATCTGATATTCGTCGGTTTTGACACCAACAATAGTAGCCGACCGGCCTGGTTGACCGATGCGTTGGCTATTAACTAATACTGCGTTTAATACTGTGGCAAACTGTTCCTGCCAATCTTCGTTGGTCTTGTCGTTCCAACGTATGACAGAATTTGCGAGCTGGTTTCTGTTATAGTCTACGATATTTTCGGTCGTAGAAATGGCTGCGACTTTCAAAAAGCCATTTGCTGCTTCATTGCGTTTTGGTGTATAGCCTACCAGTTTCGCTAAACGAGTTACAGAATCACGGCGTTCTGCTGTATCTAAGAAGTTTTCCCTGGTATTTAAATCATTACGGAAACTTAACGACTGTCCCATAAATGCAATCAAATCTAAGATTGCAATAAATTCTGAGCTCTCAGTATAGTCGTTAAAACTTTCTGGGTGGTGCTGACGCAAATAATCAATGAATGTTTTGCGTAATGTTTCAAAATTATACGATTGGAAATCTGCTTCTTTATAGGTCTTATAAATTCTTTTCCAATCTTCTACACCAAATAAACTGGTCTGCCTCGACGTAGTAGCCATAATTTACCTCTGTTGCATTATTTATGGAGATAAATTAACTGGGTAGTTTATGAGTAGATATTTAATGACTCTACATTTTGATCAAAAACTAAAATGAGTCGTTCTGCACTCATTTCCGGTCGGACAGTTACGGCTACTTCTACAACGACTGTATTATGGTTAGTTGATATATCTAAGCGATCAATACCTAGACGTGGGTCCGACCCGACGATACGTCTTACTTCGTTATCAATTTGATCGCGTATTTCTCTATTAAGCGGTTCAAAAACAAAGTTCCAAATTTTAGATCCAAGGTCGGGCCGTCCTGGAACCTCGCCCTCACGAATTAAGAATGCATTTAATAAATCACGCTTAATTAGATCAAAGTCAGTTAACCCAAACTTTTTAAATTGACCAATGGTATTAAATCCTTTAAATGTTGTCATAATTCTGAAGCCCAACTAAATGTTTTACTATTCTTTGGTTTAGTTAATGGTTTTTTGCTTGGGTCTCTAAATGTTGTATTATTATAACCTTGACTAGCCAACCAGGTTTGTCCATCATAGTAATATTTATCTTGCCCATTATTGCATATCCAGGTATGACCGTTGGCATTGCATTCGGCTTTATTTGAATATTTTCTATTAGAGCAATAGCAACCATCTGCAGGGGCTGATCGGTCGGCCCAGGCCACCGCAGGCTCCGATTGTGTGATGGACTCGCCGCCTGGACTATAGACGTCAGACACGCTAACCGTCGTTCCAAGCAACTTTGACGAATCGACTGGTAAATTGCCCACCTCAGAGGAACCAAATACATTCCCAGCAGATCCAGTAATACCTGTTAAGCCGCCAGACAAACTGCCAGTAATACCTGTTAAGCCGCCAGACAAACTGCTGGTTAGGTCTGTTATATTACCTAGATTACCAGTTAAATCTGTTAGACTCCCAGTTAAACTATTCGTTATATCGGTTAAGTTGCCAGTGACATTTCCAATTAAGTTCCCTGTTAGATTATCAAGACTACCTGCTAAGTTCCCTGTTAGATTTTCTAATGTTCCTGTCAGGTTGTTTGTTATATTTTGCGCAGATACAGCAATATTACCAGCCGCGTCTACTAAATTGCCTGCGGCGTCAATTGCACCTATAACTTCTCCCGATGCTAACTTAATTTGACTTTGTATAGTCTTAGACACTGTTGCAAAGGAAGGAATCTTGGCATTGCTTATTAGGTTGTCAACAGCCGCATCTACGTTTGCTCTCTCTACGGTTCCTACTAGATCATGTATTGACTTAGAAGCCGACGCCGCAATAGCCTGTACACCCGACAGTGAATTGTTAATTAAGTCTCCGGCTTTTTCTGCTAAGTTTGCTGCAAACTGACCAGCATTTGCAGCAACATCTAATACTTCATTGATCGCACCACTGGCCTTACCTTTAACCCAATCCACTAAATCGCCTGGGCTAGCATTCATTGCTCCATTTAATATACCTGCCATGTCTTGTACTTTTTCGAGGCCGGTTAATATGCCGGTTGCTTTTAATTCGTTAAATGCAAATTCCATTCCATTTTGTACAATTGTGCCTTGTAACTTTTCGCTTGTTAAAATATCTTGTAATGAATTAATTCCATCTTTGCCAGTAAACACCGACGCATCATCTAAAAATGACTGTAATTGTGCCGCAGATAATTGTTTCAAGTCTGCTAACCCGGGTTTAATTAGCCCCAGCGACTCTAATGTCTCGGCCTTAATGCCAAACTTTCCTATACCTTTATCAGTTATTGCATCAAGAGGCTGACTAACATTCTTAGCTTGCTGAGCAATCATTGACACTACTTCTTGTTTCCCCATGCCGGCAATTTCTTTAACCTCGCCTAATGCCTGTCCTTGTTTAACCACTTCTGCGGTGGTCACTGGATTAACCACTGGTTTTTCTGCCGCTGCTTCAACTTTTGCCGCGGTCTTTGGCGGGGCCGGTGGGGGAGGTGTTGGTCCTTCAAGTTTTACCTTAACAGGTACACCCTGATTATGATATGCATATGGCTCGTGGGATGGGGCTCTACTAGTTATTGTTTTTAACATAACAGGCTTTGCTACCCATCCAGTCGGCAATTCAAAAACGGTATCAAAGAAATTATTTTTTTCTATTAGCGCCGGCTTCTTGGTAACATCCGCTGCTTCGCAATTTAATCTTATTTCTTTACCTTCTTGAACAATATTTTCTCCAGCTTTAATTGAAGTTTTTGCCGCGGACTGTGTCTTTAATGTTCCGTCACTCTTTACCTCAATTGCTTTTTCACTATATGATGTTAGTTTTTGCTTTCCAATAATACTAAATTCACTATCGCTTTCCATTTTAATATCACGCTTAGCATAGAATCTAATATCTTGCTCAGAGTGCATATTAATATTTTTGTCAGCATGAATGTTTACTTCGCCTTGAGAACGTAAATTGATAGAGTTTGCTGCATAAACATCAACTGTTCCTTCATTACCTAACTCTATCCAGGTCTGACCATTGGCGTGCATTATGTGTATTACTGCACCGTCATCACTTAGCAAAATTTGATGACCAGTTGATGTTCTTAACCGCATTAATACATCTTTGCCTTCGAGGGTGCCATCATCCATTATAAACGAATGGCCACCACGTCGACCTTGAACAACTAAGTCTTTTGTTGAAATATTGCCTAATGCAGATTTAATAGTTGCTTCAGTTAATCCTGATTGTAATATTGGTCTTCCAGGAGTAGATATTCCGTATGTATAACTAGGTGATTCTCTTTGAGCAGACGATGTTATTGGGCCGCGAGTATTATCTGTAATTGTTCCGGCCTGCCACATCTGAGCTGCCACCACCGAATGCACTGGCTTTGGTCTTTCTACAAACTTGCTATCTTCAATTCCTTCCTTTGATCGATCCATCTCAACTGTTGGTAGTTGAGATGCATTTGCAAATGCAGATTCTTGCGTCGCATTATTAAAAATAACTCCTGAAGGGTTTGGTTGCGCTCCGGTACCGGGAACCATGTGGTTCATTTGTGGTTGAGGGACATACCCGATATAGTACCCTTTGTTTGGATCGCCGTCGACAAAAAAGCACAACACTTCTACACCGAGATCTGGTGCTGTGGCCCACATACCATATGCATGACTATTATTTTCAAAATTTGATTCGGCTTCGGTTAATAAATCGTGAGGAGTATAACCAAAAAATGGCGAGAGGTAGCGGACGACACGCCAATGTGCAGGGTTTTTCTTATCATCAGCACTGTGCGATTTGAGCCAAACTCGCACGCGACCTGTCCTTGTCGCATCCTTGTTATCCATTACAACACCAATATATGGACCGCTGTCGGCAGGAACTCCGCCTCTATCATTGCGGGCCGATCTTGGTAATCCTAAAGTTTGTCCTGGGTTATCCTGAGCCATTTGTTAAATCATCTATGTTAGTTAGTGTTACTTCAATGCTATCAAAAACATCACTTGCAATTTGTCCTGTCATTATGCCATCCCTCTCAATATTTCTTGAGCTCGTCTACGCATTCTTGCTGCTGATTGCAAGCCTTGAATATACGCAGGATCATTATTTGGATCGACACCTATGCTTCTGTCTATTTCAGCTATCCTATTAGCGGCACTTTCCACCTGGCTGGCCTGTTGCAATAACTCGGTTGCGCTCGCCTTATCTTGAGCTGTTGGCGTGTATGCGGTCGGCACTGTTAAACTGTCGTTATTGGCCTTCGTTAATCGTGGAGTGTCGCTTGCAATTCCGTTGTTAATGACAAGATCGTTTGACATTGTTATGTTTGTGTTTGTTGCAGTCAAATCTGTCAAATCAGTTGCATCCGACGGATATTTGAGTCGTGTGTCTGATTCAGACAACGAATCGACCTTTAAGGCCGGGTTATTTAATTTCCCAGATAGCTCTGCGGTTGTGTTGCTAGCATCGTCCTCTCTGTTAGTCACTGATTCTGATTTTATTGCAACCAAACATTCTGGTGGAACAAACATCATGGTCCCTTCGAGTACCTGCGTAAATTTCCCGCCTTCGAATTGGCTCGTCACTACATTCGCTCTGTAAACGAAACTATGTTTTGACAAACCCGGTTTTCCGGTTGTTAAATCCCTGCCTAAATTATTTTGGTTAACATCTGCTAACCCAGTCGATAAGTCATAGTCAACTACTGTATTATAATTTATAGTAAAAAATACTTCCGACGAATCATAATTCACTGACCCGTCGGGCATAAATGGTGCATGCGGCGATGGAGAATTTAATCGTTGTAAAGGTCCATAAAAAATCTCGCTTTGACAAATGAAATCTGGGTCACCAACTATTTCAAATCTTGCAGTTGCTTGATCTCCCGGACTATACAACTCACTAGCGGCATTTGCTGCGCCTTCGGCAGATTTGTTTTCACCGCCCTGGTCGTTCATAATTGAATTAGTTTCGAAAAATCGGCGCTGAACAGACCTTAGATTATTCATATTCTTTTCCATAATCTTAGGATCAGTTTTTACTGCAATCGACGTATACCATAGATAGTTATAATCTTGATGGAAATTTAATACTTCAGTGTTAAGCCCGGTAAACCAGAAATTATATTCTTTGTGAATACCAAAACATTCTTTATTAAATTGAGAAAAATATGGGCTTGAAACACTATCAACCTTATATCGCGTAATGACATACTTAATTTTGTAAGCATAATCATTACGAATCTTATCAAAATCTAATAATTCCACTTCGGTATTAATTTTATACCATTTAAGATATTTAGATTTACTATTGCCAACCATTGGCTCGCCGGTATTTTCATCTATAGGCTGTTCGTACTGTTCGGTAATATATGAACTGGTTCTCAGTACCAAATCTATAAATTGAACTATACTCATCCCAGACCGTACTTCGTAATTTCTTAACTTTTTTTGCAACCTGTCATTTAATAAACTTTCTGTGGCGTTATCAATACTTGCAAAGCCGGTACGCTCTGCTCTAGTAGAGCCGGGTTGCATGACTGTTGCAGTGTCTAAACCAATGTCGTTTTCAAAATGTATCTCGTAAATGTCGTGATGCTCATACTTGTTATCTTTAGCTAACTTTTTTTGATGCTCGTTTAACATTTCAGTTAGCCCTTGCACCGCGTTTCCATTGGTTGCAGATTTGCCAACTAGTATATCTTTAACTGTGTTTCCTTGAAAGGATGCATTAAACGGGATTCTGGCATGCGTAAAATCTAAAGGCGTCATACTATTTGGACAGACGGTGGTACATGAATACTCTACCTTGTCGGAAGATAGTCGAAAAGTAATATTTGTAAACATAAAAGGAATAAATTTTTCAGCAATAGCAACCGAATCGCTTAATGTTTCTCCAGTTTCTAAATCCTTGCCAGAGATCTGATTTCCTTCTTTATCATAACCATAAAATCGTATTACAGCCAAATATGTTTGTGCTGCATAATTTACCTGATTAGATTCAAATGGCATCCCTCGTTTTTGTGCTAGTTCTTGTTGATAATCATGAATCATTGCCTGAAGTCGTTCTAGAAACGTTAACCCAGCCGGTTCAGTAACCGTAAAATTCATCTCAAATACATTATGTGCAGCGTTGGTTGCTGTACCTGACACTAGCCCTTTTAATTGCAAATTATCTATATAAAAATCTTGCGGAAAATGTTTTGATCGTTTAGCGCCAAAATTATATTCGTCGCCCGGGGTATTTGATATACCACCACTTTGCATAAACAATACTAAGTCTTTAACTGATTTTTTACCAGTTGCCATCATCCGTTTATATTCTTCTTGCCCTAAGATATATAGGCTAACGGAATATGTCATAGTGTTAAATGCTTTGAATCTATTAGGAGTTGGGGAAAACGGAACTTCAAATACGTCTGGCTCGGGACATTCGTTGCGATCATAAGCAAGTTGACTACTTGCAAGCCTGGAGTCTTTGCAGCCTAGATCTTCCCCTCCTCTAACTCCAATTCGCATTACTCCGCTATCGTCACTGTTAACTGTGCGTGGAACAAGAGGTGGCGGGTCTATTAGATTCGCTTCGTCTTCTACAATTTGCTCGGGGGTTCTTGGGTCTACTAAATCTAATGCTGCTGATGTTGGTGGCGGCGCTACTAAATTTGACAACGATTGTTGCGCCGATCGTACGGCTGTTGATCCTATTTTTGCATACTCGGCAATGTTTGTTCCGAATGCATCTCTAAATGTAGCGCCATTCTTAAAGAAGTTTGCAGCATTGCCGGCGCCGCCTAAGTGAGCTGCTGATAAAAAGCCGCCCAATACCTCAGGGCTAGTGTCTGCATTAATAACACCCAGCTTGGCACCTCTCTGATAATTTAACGATAACAACGAATCCATTGCATTTTCTTGAGCGGCTTCGTTTGTTAAAAACTTGTCAACACTAGTTACATTATCTTTGCCGGTCCAGTTTGTTTGATTATAGATTGATTTATTGCCGCCTTTACTTGCATTTGGTTTTAAATATCCGGTATCTTCTAATGCAGCGGCGCCAAATTGGTACCTTCCAATATAATTCAAATCATTGACCGCACGTAAGTCACCTGCGCCGCCAGACTCTCGGGCTGCAATGGCCTCTTTTAATTTTTGTTGCGCTGGGCTCGATAACTTTCCGACAGCCATATTAGAATCCTAATACTGATCGTAATGTAGTTAGTTTTGGTACAAAAATAGTAACACCTACCTTAAAATCTAATAACGGGTTAATTAATACATTTGGGTTGCGTTGGGCAAAGACCCACCATAAATCAGCATCATTGTATAAGTCATATGCTAACAAATCTGGCCTATACTCATACGTTTGATTAATAGTAAAAATAACGTCGTCGGCAAATTTTGGAATAGGTCGATTCACCATTGTATCTAAATAGAAACCATTCAATGGCGTGTCTGAATACGCACTTGTTGATCTATATGTAGCCATTACCAGAACCCCTTCTTGAGTAGTTTGCCGTTTGCATAATCTTTTAACGAGAATTCATTACTAACCTGATCACGCGTCTGAATTGGCAACATTGTAAAGTTTAGATCAATCTTTGTAGGTACATAGGTCTTGCCTTCGTAAATTTTAGTTAATTGAGCCAAATCATCAGGACTTTGTGTTGGTGCACCGTTTGGTTGCGTTCCTGTTCCTTTTTCGCCGCCTTCTCGAAGACCCGAGCCTATTAACCTTGTCAACTTTCCACTCCACGACATGTGTCCCGAATGGGCCGCACTACCTTGCTGGAATCTATTTGTCGGGACGACAGTCGAAGGTACTCCAGCCGGAATATAATCTACATCATTCGGTAAATTATATGTAACATTAGTTATTACGCAAGGGTGGTTGCGAAAATGATATTCACCTAACCCATGCAAAAATACCACCGGTGGAGGCATACCTCGTTGAATATCTTGCCCATAGAACATTTTCGTACATGATCTTAAAAAATGCAAAGAAGCTAGTAAATAGTTTGCTTCTTGTGTATCTTGTGCGGTCATTGTTGCAGTAATAAGAATGTTCTGTACCACTGAATTTCTATAAAAATATCCACGATAATTGCTGTGTGTTAGATCATAATTTTCATAATTAGCTGAATATTGAATTGCAATATTTGGAGTGTACGGAAAAATAAGACCGTTGGTTTCACGCAATGGATATAGGATCCCGGCTTCGGTGGGATCCTCTGTTTTGTATAAAATTTTAGCAGATGGCCCTAGACTTAACCTAACTCGCCAATCTTCCCAATATGGTTCAACTGGTTCTGGTTCTGGTGGTGGGTTGATTACCGTTGACCCGGGCAATACATTTAAGATATCATTTCCGTCGGCGTCTTGCCCGGCAAATTCTAGATTTTCAAAATCTCCCGTCAAATCACCTAACGGCGACGATGTATCGATTCCAAGTAATGCTGGGTCTACATCTGAATTGGCTATTGGGCTGCCATCAGGACCAATCTCTACACCTCTAAATGGAGCCGGTTCTGTTGCAGCAAAGGTTTGTACGTTAAGCGCAGGCCGTTCCGTTACGGTGGTTTGTAAGTTGGAAAATTCTGATTCGGATATACCCGTATTGCCTGTTGTTGTTGAATTATCAGCAATAGCAGGCCCATTGGCGTTGCCTCTGCTAGAAAGGTATTCGCGACGAGCTATTTCAACTTGTTCTGTTAGCGACTTATATTCTGGTGAACTGTATATTTCGTCAGCAGTTTTTCCGCTATATCCCCCGCCGTGGCGTTGTTGACTTTCTATGTAAAGTCTTCTTTGAACAATTGCATTGTTTAATTTTTCTGCGTCAGTTGCCATGTAAATACAATTACCTTATTGCAATATTTATTCAAATCAAAATAACCCAATATTATCAATAATCTGTTGACATCATCGGAATTATGTACTATAATAATTCTATTGTAATTATAAGAGGAATTATGACTAAACGACGCATCAATTATCTTAATAATAAAGATATGCTACGAGAAATTCATTTAAGCAAAAATACATATTGCTCGTTTCGTGATCCAATAAACGATCATCAATACGATATTATCATTGACGATGTTAAAAAAATCAATAAAACACGCATTCTGGAAGCAAGAAAGGCTAGGGCAGCACGATTAGGTAAAGAACTCGAAACTGAGATTAAACTTAAAGATATTGCCGACACCGATGTTGTATTTAGGGTGATGACCGAGGAACATATACCACTAGTTCCAAAGAAAAAGGTTAAACTCAAGAAAGCAAAAACAAATCAAATATTCGATGAACTCTTAGATGAAGATACCGATGAACTCTTAGATGAAGATGTACGCAATCTTTCTCAATCAGAATTGAAGGCTTGGGCAGATCTTAACGATGCAGAATTAGTTCCGTTGCGGTGCGGATTTCCACCATTTTTCCATTACCGTGTAAACGAAAGTGGGGAGCCTTATATTGTAGGGAAAAGTCACTGGAAAGGTGATTTAACCTCCGGACACTTTTGTAAATCTCACGGTAAGACAACGTCTAACCTAGCCATGATGTATATTAAGCTATGCGAAAGATATGCTACTCGATCAAACTGGCGTGGGTATACTTATAATGACGAGATGATTGGACAGGCTCTACTACAATTATCGCAAATTGGCTTACAATTTAATGAAGCAAAAAGCCAGAATCCATTTGCATACTATACGGCTGTTGTTACTAATTCGTTTACCCGAGTTTTAATAGTTGAAAAGAAAATGCAAAACATTCGTGACGATATTTTAGAGGCAAATGGTTTAACTCCAAGTTGGACCCGCCAGTTCGAAAATGATAATACTGATGCAAAATACCTAGACGACGATGGATTTCTTAAGGAATAATAAAGTCAATGACTATCGACGATCTTAAAACATTCGTCAGTCAAAAATTTAACGTACTTTGTTTTGTTGATCTAGCTGATCTTCGAAACACGCATCGTGCAATATTTGATTTACTAATTTCTGTTCATAAAGATCGTTTTGAAAACAATGATCGGATTATCTTGTATAGTGCATACAAACCCGAGCAACAATTTTTAAATCACATCCACCGTGCAATATCTCGGGTTGATATTAGTACCCCTTTTATCTTAATTATTACACCATACAGTCTTCAACCTGAGTTAAAAGTTGCTAACGATAGATATGGGTTTGGGCATGAGCCTATGCAATCATTGCAGGTTCAAATTGAATATTCAAAGCCCTTTGGTAATACAAATTTTTATAATGTAGAAACATTATGTGCGATGCCATTTTCTCAAGCACAAGTTTCAACAAACGGCAACGTAAAACCTTGTTGTAGATTCAATGAATCATTTGGAAACATTTATCACGAATCTCTTGATAAAATCTTTAAAGGAAAAGATTTTGAAAATTTGCGGAACCAACTGCTTAGTGGGCAAAAACCTTCTGGCTGTTCAATTTGTTGGCAAAGTGAATCGCAAGGAACCAGTAGCCTTCGACAGCTCTCAATGCAAAAATACGGAGACTTATTAGACCGAGGCTGGATAGACAATGTTCAGGTTAGAGATTTGACTTGGTCCTCGTCATCATTATGCAACTTTAAATGTCGTATATGTGATCCAAGATCCAGCACACAAATTGCCTCTGAGGAAATAAAATTTGCACCAAGCGAAAATGAAAAGAATAAGTTAAGGACCTTAATTAAAGAGACAAGCAATTTACAACAGTCATCAAACTTTATAGAATCTATTTTAGAGTTAAGACATTTGAACTTCTTGCATATTCTCGGGGGTGAGCCATTTTTATACCCAAAGTTTGATACAATCATCGACCGGCTAATTGATGAGGGTATTTCAAACGAAATTACACTTGAAGTTAACACTAACTGTAGTATATATCCAGAGTCGGTTATAACTAAAATAGTACATTATTTTCAAGCCGCAGAATTTCTATTAAGTGTAGATAACGTCAATGAACGATTTGAAATTGAACGAGGTGGCACTTGGAGCGTAATATACGAAAATATAAAAAAATTTGCATCATTGAGGTCAGATACCGTGAAAGTAAAATTGGCTGCTACTATTAATTTACAAAATATACTTTATCTCGATGATATAATTGATTTAAGCCACGAAACCAATCTTGACATTTTGTGGTGGTACTTAGAGGATCCGACATTTTTGTGTATCGATTACGCAACCGAGCAGGCCAAGAAACTTATAGTTCAGAAATATGCAAACCATAATGACAAAGAGCTACGTCAACTTTCAAACAGGGTGTTGAACTCGCCTGGATCAGATGGTTTACAATTTTTAGAACATTGTAAAAAACTCGATATTCGCCGAAACCAATGTTTCTCAGATAGTCATGCAGAAATATATCGAGCAATGGGCGGTTGAATTTAGATTTGCAATTTGTTATACTGTGAAAATATGAATAATTTATTTAAAAAAGCGATAGTGTTTACCGACATCCACTTTGGTCTCAAATCAAATTCTATAAATCATAATCAGGATTGCGAAGAGTTTGTTGATTGGGTTATACAAACAGCAAGAGAACATGATTGCGAAACCGGTATGTTCCTAGGTGACTGGCATCACCATCGAGCATCTATCAATCTACAAACATTAAGTTATAGTTTACGCAGCCTGGAAAAGTTAAATGCAGCATTTGAAAATTTCTATTTCATCCCCGGTAACCACGACCTCTATTATCGTGATAAGCGTGACATACATGGTGTGGAATGGGCCAAACATCTTCCCAATATTACTATTGTTAACGACTGGTTTAACCACGGTAACGTTTCGATTGTTCCGTGGCTCGTTGGCGACGACTATAAGAAGCTAGTGAAAATTAAGGCCAAGTACATGTTTGGTCATTTTGAGCTACCACACTTCAAACTAAACAGTCTAATAGAAATGCCAGACCACGGAACCATTCAAACTGAGCAGTTAGGTGGCGTGGAACATGTATTTTCTGGTCACTTCCATATGCGACAACATCGAGAGAATATTACCTACATCGGCAATGCCTTTCCACATAACTTCTCCGACGCCGGTGACGATAAACGCGGTTGTATGATTTTAGAATGGGATAAACAACCAGAGTTTCATGCTTGGCCAAACCAACCACTATATGTTGTAACTACTCTTTCTGAATTATTAGATCGTGGTGACGAAATTCTAAAACCAAAAATGAGTGTTCGTGTTCATTTAGATATTGGTGTTTCGTACGAAGAGGCAATCTTCATAAAGGAAACCTTCCATACAAAGCATAGCCTTCGTGATATTAGTTTGATATCTTCAAAAAATACAGAACATGAAAATGATAACTTGGAAGAATTATCATTCCATTCTGTTGATAAAATTATTGCTGAACAAATTGCAGCAATCGAAAGTGATTATTTCAAACCAGCATTACTAATGGATATCTATAATGCTCTATAATGTTGACTTATATTACAAATCTTGTTAAACTATTTAAATGATTCGTATCAAAGATTTAACTGTAAAAAACTTCATGAGTGTTGGTAATGCCACCCAATCAATAAATTTTGATCGTGGCGACTTAACTCTTGTGTTAGGTGAAAATTTAGATTTAGGAGCAGACGGTTCACGTAATGGTACCGGTAAGACTACTATTCTAAATGCCTTAAGTTATGCTCTATATGGGCAGGCGTTAACTAATATCAAACGCGACAATCTAATTAATAAGACTAACGGTAAGAACATGCTCATTACCGTTAACTTCTCCATTGGCAACGATGAATACCAAATACATCGTGGTCGTAAGCCTGCTATATTCAAATTCTATAAAAATTCTGTAGAATTAGGTAATGAGGATGACGAGGCACAAGGAGATAGTCGCGACACACAGAGAGAAATCGAAGCATTGCTGCAAATGTCTCACGACATGTTTAAGCATATTCTAGCTTTAAACACATATTCTGAGCCATTCTTGTCAATGCGCACCAATGATCAAAGAAATATCATTGAGCAATTGCTCGGTATTACTATACTATCAGAAAAAGCAGTTGCACTCAAAGAGTTAAACAAGGAAACCAAAAACGCAATCAAGGAAGAAGAATTCCGCTTACAGGCAACGATCAAGGCCAATCAACATATTGAAGAGCAAATTCTTTCCTTAGAAAGACGCCAGAAAATGTGGATTGCTAAAAATAAAGAAACCGTTGACCATATTACATTACAATTAGAAAATTTAATAGATCTAGACATTGATGCGGAACTACTTGCACATCAATCATTGGAAAATTACAATAAATCCAAATCCGCAATTGATGAATGCAATAAATGGATATCACAAATTGATCGCGAAAATGAAAATATTAACAAACGTGTACTTTCTTTGGAGAATGACCTAAAACATATTGAAGAACATAAGTGTCACGCTTGCGGGCAAGAGATCCACGATTCTAAACAGGAAGAAATTCGTGCTGCTAAACAAGAAGAGTTGTCAAAGCAAGCATTACAATACCTAAGTAATGAAACTCAAAAAGAAGAACATATTGCAAGACTTGCAGAGATTGGGGTTCTAGGTAAAAAGCCCAAAACCATTTATTCTACAATTACTGAAGTTTATGATCATAAGCATACGCTTGACAAATTAACTCACCAGCTTGAGGTTGCATTAGCTGATACCGATCCGTATGAAGAACAAATTGAAGATATGCGGAAAAAGGGATTACAAGAAATTGACTATACCGAGCTAAATCGATTAAGTGAAATACAAGAGCATCAGAACTTCTTGCTAAACCTGTTAACTAGCAAGGATTCTTTTATTCGTAAAAAGATTATTGAGCAAAATTTAAGCTATCTTAATGGTAGATTAGGTTACTATCTAGAAGAGATTGGTTTGCCACATCAAGTAAAATTCTTATCAGACCTGTCTGTAGAAATTACTGATTTAGGTAGAGACTTAGATTTTGATAACTTATCTCGCGGTGAGAGGAATAGGCTTATACTATCACTCTCATGGGCGTTCCGAGACGTATGGGAGTCGTTATACAACCATATCAACTTGCTGTTTATTGATGAACTAGTTGATAGTGGCCTAGATACTAGCGGTGTTGAGTCTGCTATTAAGATTCTTAAACGTATGACTCGCGACCGTGGAAAGTCAGTTTGGCTGGTCTCTCATCGTGACGAATTAATTAGTCGAGTTCATAATACCATGCGGGTAGTAAAAGAATCAGGTTTTACTACATACGAGAACAACTAATGAGTCAAATTGTTGAAATTAGACCCATCAAAGATATATTCTCTATAACTTGGGAGTTAACTTCACATTGTAATTACGCATGTTCTTATTGTCCTCCGGAGTTACACAACAAACTTGGAGAATTTCATTCATTTGAGACTCTCAAATCATCTTGGTTACACATATACGATCAAATTAAAATATTGGACCTACCTATAAAGATAACGTTCACCGGTGGGGAAATTAGCACTGTAAAAGATTTTTTACCATTTGTAATATGGTTAAGGGAAAATTTCAAAAACTTTGATTCAATTCTAATAATATCAAACGGTAGTGCTAGTTTTAACTTTTATGAAAAACTAAGTAAACATGTCGAAGCAATAACATTTTCTACTCATTCAGAATTTTTTAATTCTGAAAAATTCTTTGAAACAGCCATTATGCTCAATCAGATCATGATTCGTCCAGAAAAAAGTTTTCATGTTAACGTGATGGATGAACCATGGAATAAAGAACAAATTATAACTTATAAAGAAATCTTAGATAAGCATTCTATTAGCTATAGTATCAATGAAATAAATTTTAGGAATAACGTCGAAGAAATAACTCCATCGAGTTCTATCAAAAACCTACAGAATCATATAAATTATAATTGCCAAGCAACTACCAATGATGGTTCAACCTTTCTGTTACATGCTAATACTCTTCATAACGATAAACTTGATTTTTGGAAAGGATGGAAATGTGCAGCTGGACGCCTAAGAATACACATCGATTCGAAGTTAAAAGTATACAGTGGTGTTTGTCGTAACGACGAATTAGGACTCGTTGAAGACTTTCAATTACTACCTTTCTATACTACATGTAACCGAATTCGATGTACCGGTTGTACTGACGATTTAATTATACAAAAATATAAATGAACATTTTAATAACTGGAAAAAAAGGATTGGCTGACGGTCTCAAAAAAGTATATGAATCTGACAAAAATAATCTGGTACAAGTAATTTCTCGTCCTGACTTCGACATTCACAACGTGTCTTCTTGGGGAGAAATGTTTGTTGACTCTGATTTATTATACAATTGCGCGTATGATAATGACGGACAATTAAAAGTATTAGAGTGTTTTGCAAGATTATGGAGCGATGACCCATCAAAAACCATTGTAACCATTGGCAGTATGTCTGCTGATTATCCACGTTTAGAAATAGAAAAAAATCAAAATTTCTGGATGTATCGATATCATAAAAAAATTTTACAAGAAGCGGTAAGAGACCTTAGGTCCGAATGTCACTGTGACCTTAGAATTTATAATCCTGGTGCAATAGATACCCAAATGATCAAACATTTGTCGGTTCCAAAATATAATATATTAACACTTGCTCATCAAATTAAACAATTAACTGAGATGTCAGGACTTAAAAGGGTGGATTTATGGCAGTAAACTGGCAATTATATCATTGGCACATAGAATTAAGCAGTCGGTGTACTTTAAAGTGCCCTCGATGTCCGCGTACTGAATTCCCTGAAACTCCGTGGCTCAACCAAGACATTTCTCTAAAAGAATTTAAGGAAGCATTTACTCCAGAATTTATTATATCTAATGTACAACGGTTTACCTTCTGTGGTGATGTTGGTGATCCAATTTACAATAAAGAATTTTTAGAAATTGTTCAATATGTTAAAGAGGTTAAGCCGAGCTGCCATACATTTACCATTACTAACGGTAGTTATCGTAAACCCGCCTGGTGGGAAGAACTTGCATCGATTCTAAATGAGTACGACTCTATTAATTTTAGTGTTGATGGTTACGACCACGATTCTAATAACTTATATCGAGTAAACTCAGACTTTGACTCTATCATGGCTGGTATGCGCATCATGGGTCATCGAAGTTCGGCATTTATAAATTGGGCAGCGATATATTTTAGATTTAATCAGGACCACCAAGATAGTATCAGATCATTGGCTATTCAAAATGGATGCGACGCCATTCAATGGACTAAAAGCACAAAATTTGGCAGCAAGTATGGCGAGGCGTACGATGGAATTGACGATGCACTCGAACCAAGGGAGGAATTTATCTCTGCGACGCATCGATATGAGCGCCATGTAGAACATTTAACCGATCGTCGAATCCAAAACGAAAGGTACATGCAAACCAATAAAACCCGATTTGAAAAAATCCAAAAAGAATATTCTGAACATATAGTTCCTTTGTGTTTAGTTGGTAACCGGGGGATGTATATAAGTGCCGACGGGGTAGTGCATCCTTGTAGCTGGGTTAGTTTCCCGTATAAAGAATTAAGCGATGGTATTAAAACTATTAAATATGAAAATAGCTTTTTTTCAAACAATAGAAAATACTTCTCTATTAAAACACGATCGTTAATCGAAATCTTAAATGACGAAAAATGGGTAACGTTAACTAATACCTGGAATAACCCAAATAAATCATGGGTAGAGTGCAATCTTAAATGTCAACAACAATATGTCGATTTTGATTATGGTGTAGGATACGAGACAAACTAATGCCGTCACCGTCAAAAATAAAAGGATCAGGGTGGGAAAAAGAAGTAGCTGATTTCATGTGCAAATTGTACAACGAATCATTCCTCCGCACTCCCAGCTCTGGTGCATATGTTGGTGGTAAAAACGCACACCGAAAAGAGTTTTTACATGAAGGCCAAATTCGCGCATTTAAAGGTGATATCATTCCACCACTGGAATGGAAATATTTTAATTCAGAAGCAAAGTTCTATAAGGACTTTACATGGCATCAACTCTATACCGGCAAGTCAGCAACCATTGATAAATGGATAGGACAGGTATACGACGCAGCCGACATTGGCGATTTAAACATTATGTTTTTAAAGTTTAATCGTCAAGGTAAATTTGTAGCAGTAGAAAAGAAAATTTTCGAGCACCTCAACGGTCTTGATAACTACATGCAATACTCCAGCGATAGTACAAATAGTATCTGGATTATTAGTGAATTTACCATGTTTTTTAAATATAATAGCGATTCTATTAAGGCATTTAGTACACAGGGCGTAAATTTTTAAGGCAACTACAGGCACCCAGCCAAGAATGGCCGTAGAAGGGACGGTCGGGACAAATCACTTTAGTCTACGGGACGATAAACCGTTAGGTCAAACAGGCTTTACCTATTAGCCATTATACACTATTGAAAGCCCTGGCGCGGGCGGTTAACGGCGCTGCTAATCCTTTCTGATGTGAGAAGGTACGCAAATCCTTGTGCAATAGCAGGGTCAACATCCACTATCCTACCAAAGGACGATGATGGGATACGCCTTCGTAAAACCCATTTGGATGTTAGAAAATAGTGTATAAAGGCTAATGATGACGGCTCTGGAAGAAACAGAGATACTTTAAGTATCGCCAACCGTCGACCCAACATGCCGCTGCTTGCACATTGAGGTTGGCTGAGGGTTCCGTTGTTTGAGTCGAGGTTAAACGCTGGTATAGGACAACCGCCAGCATGCTTATTGTAAAATAGGCTCGCCTTATCAATGTGTGGTTCTTGTGCTTGGGGTAGACATAGCAGCTATCCACTAGTAGGGCACTACCGAAATGGTATCTGACGCCTGGAGGTGTCTTTCTGTCATGACTTTGCCCGGCGACGGGCAGAGTATGATTCTTCCTCCTGGAAGCCGATAAAGAAGTCGTTAATTGGATAATTCACAGTAATGAATTCTTTCTTAAATTCAAAATTATTATTACCTTAAAATATAACCTTAGAAAAACATGAGTTTGACGTTAGTCAAACGAATAGCTCTCTTTAGAGAGCTTGAATATTGTATTATTATTTCAATAACTCTGACTTTAATGCACGATAAGTAAAATTACTATGCGATCACCAAAGTGCCATAAAGGATGCACATATTTTTACTATGTCAAGTCAGATTCTCTGGGTAATATCCATTACCACTTACATTGCCGTAATCATGGGTTCATTATGCTGGTCCAGCATAAACAAGCTGAAGAAGATATTAATAGCGGTGAGATCCCTGTAGAAGAAGAATTCTCAGCTACAGAAACATTTAATAGTTTATTTGATTAAAAATACGGCAACCCAGACTTTTGGGTTATTTCGAGATTTTCGTTTGATATTTCGGCAATCATTAATCGCTCGTCCATTGATAAATTCAAAATATCATGATATTGTATGCCGCCGCGCATAGCCCAGGTGAGTTTTAGCGATTCCTTGCGTATCTTTTTTACTTCATTGTCAAGCTGATTAACGTATTGTTCGATTTCGTCAGAATCCAACATTAGTAGTTTCATTCGAAAAAATTTGACATATCCATAGTATATGGCTGATCATACTCATGACCACAGTGATCACATTTAATGTGTAGCGGCTTTAGATCAGCCTTGGATCTCTCCGAAACAATATACTTTTTAATATTACGATAAACGTCGCGATCACAATTGCGTATATACTCGTCGATGTATTCTGGGTCAGTTACTATAGATGAAGGTGTTTCGATGCGATCGATGTTTTTAACTAATGTTCCAATGGTAAATGCCGATACCTTTTTGAATGCGTCAGAAAGAAGTTCTATTTTTTTAGATTCGTCAACTTCCTGACTTGCTTGAACTAATTTTGTTAACTGTTGTTCTTCAAAGTTAACACGAGCATTATTGTTCATTTCTTGATATGTTAGCGGCCTAAAGTAAATTTTTAGATCGCCCACCTCAAATGGTTTATCGAAATCCGGCTTTCCGAGATTGTCAAGAACGTGTCGTAAATCAATTGCGTATTCGGCAGTTTCTTTACATTTTGGACATGTAGACGGAAGTTCCATTTCGTGTCCAAAACTTGCAATTCTGATTGCAGTTAATATAGCAGGCAAGTCCACGCTTGGCATTAACCACGGATCTTTTATAGAAGGTACACAACTCTTAATAACCTCTGGCACGGACGAGCCGTTAAACAAAGCGTCAGGGGTTCTGTATGTTATTTCGTCAATTGCAGTCATTGGATAAATTGCAAGTTCGTTAGCAGGTGTTAACTCTAACGTACCCTCGGGGTAAAATTTACCTTTTGATGGTAATGTAATATAAATTGACGGTCGGCGGAAATAGTTAATTAGTGGATTTTCGTTCATTATTAATACCATAAATATAGTGTACAGTTATTTATAGGACCGTAAAAGCGTGGCAATAGATTCTAAAACAGACGAGATGGTTGAAGACATCCTTGACGGTGTAGCTCGCACGTCAAGCAATGTTAGTGATATGGTTCGTAAAAGTGTAGAAGAGTGGGCTATAGCAAAAGGTAAAGAGAAAGCTACTGCTGAAAAACTTAGCCAAGTTGCTGGCGAAACTACTGAAAATCTTCAAAATCTAGGGCAATCCTTTGTTGACGCTATTAAAACGTTAGGCACTAGCAACGCCGAATTTACACAATTAAATGGTATAATAGGTGCCGTTGGTAAATCCGTTAGTGGATTATTGTCGGCAATACCACTAATTGGCGGTGTGTTTTCAAAAATGGCAGATGGTGCCACTGAAGCAGTTCAATTTGCTGTTGGTCAGGTGCAGATGGGATATACGTCATTCCTGGAGCTAGGACAAGTTGGCCTAATAGGCGCTAAAGGAATTGAAGGACTAGCCGAAGCAGTTGACAAAGCAAATATTCCATTAGCTACGTATGCATCTCTGCTACAAAAAAATGCACAAAACTTAGCTTACTTCGGTGGATCTGCTACCAAAGGTGGAAAAATATTCACCGATACAATGTCAATGCTTCAGAGCGAGCAAGGCGATCAACTTCGTTACCTGGGTTTTAGCATCGACGAAATTGGTCAAACTGTAGCAGATTTTGCAGTTCGTCAGCGCAGATTAGGCAGTTACCAGCAAATGGACGCCGACGTGCTCGCCGCAAAAACACGCGAATATGGAATTGAGTTAGACCAGATTGCAAAACTAACCGGACAAAGTCGTGAGGCATTACAGAAAGAATTAGATGATCAGATGCGTGATTCGAGATACCGCGCATTCCTGACAACTCTGTCCGAGGATGAACGGCTAGAGCATCAAAAATATATCGCAGCATTAAAGCAGTCATCGCCGGAATTAGCGAAAGCGGCAATGGATACCGCCGCCGGATTTTATAATACAGATGCAGCAATTCAAGCGGCTGTTGGCGGCTGGACACAAACGTTTCAGCGCAACAATGATTTGATTAAGCGCGGCGGGGATGCAATGGATGCATATGGCAATGCTATTGAACAAGCCAGAACAAACGTCGATCCTAAGGGATGGCAGCGTACCGCAGCATTAGTTATGGGCGAAAATTCTCCAGCTATGGCATTTGCTGGACAGATGGAGCTAGCCGGTAAAGAAATTATTAACTTTAAAGACATAATCTCTGAGCAGAATGAGCAAAGAACAAACACAGACGAAACTACTAAAAAGTTAACGCTGTCAATGAAAGATCTAGAAGTAACTATATCAAACATTAACACGATGTTCATGGATGCTGACATTGCAGTAGGTGTTATCGACGGGTTTTCGACAGCATTACGCAAAGCTACAGAGTTTGTTTTAGATTTAACTAAAGACAGCCCTTTGGAATCAAAAAACAAAGGTGTTCCATCATACATAGGAACCTATACACCAGCTACCCAAGCATCTACTACCGAAAACTTAGCCGGTGTCCAAAAACGGCTAAGAACTCTCCGTAACGAACAACAAAGTGCAGAATACAATCCAGACGTATCACCGACGGATTTTGATGCTGAGATATCAAGACTTGAAGAAATGGAGCGTCAACTTAAAGCTAAAGTTGCGGCAGCAGCTGAACCAAAACGATTGCAAGAAAATATTGCAATGATGTTAAAGACCGCCGACACTTATTCAGACGCCATTGCAAAATTAGAGGCAGCGCCAGGTGGTCAGCAAAAGAACATTGAAAATTTAACTCAAGCCCGGGCAAATATATTAGGAAAAATAGAACAGTCTCGAACGAGATTAGCGGAAATTAGTCCAAGCACAAAATCTAAAGTCGCATCTACGACAGAAAAGAAAAAAGACGATAATAGTGCAGATCAACTCGTAGCACAAGAAAAAACGTCCGCAGATGTCAGACGGCAAGTCGAACAAGGCAATATAACAGTACAACAGCAAAAACAAATGGTTGATTTGCTCGGACGAATGGATCGTAATTTGGAAAAGATGCAACGAGAACTAGCTTCCAAATAAATAGCAAAACAAGAGATTTTAAATGGCCTGGAAAAAATACTTCAAAGTCGCAAACACATCAGGAACACTTAGCCCGATTTCGGGAATAACTTCAAGTGGAGATGATTTTGCTTTTCGAAATTATCAATCAACATTACCGGAAGTATATTCCGGGCATCCAAATCGTGTTGAAAGATATAATCAATACGAAGCAATGGACATGGATTCAGAGGTAAATGCATGTTTAGATATTATAGCTGAGTTTTCAACACAAGCAAACGAGCAAAATTTAACAGCATTTGAAATATCGTATAAAGATGAGCCAACCGATAACGAAGTTAAAATTCTCAACCAACAGTTACAACAATGGGTAAAACTAAATCAGTTTGATCGTCGAATCTTCAAGATTTTCCGTAATACAATTAAGTATGGAGACCAGGTCTTTATCCGCGACCCTGAGACATTTGAGCTATATTGGGTTGAAATGAATAAAGTAACACGGGTTATTGTAAATGAAAGCGAAGGTAAATTACCAGAACAATATATTATTCAGGATATTAACCCAAACTTTCAAAACTTAACAGTAGCCGCAAAAACTACGTCAGATTTTCAAACTCAACCACCTGGCGGCGGATACACTGCACCGTACAGTTATACAATACCAAACAACCCGCAAGTTAGCGCCCAACAAGGGCGTTTCCACCTCGGGCAGGCAGAAACCGCAATAGATGCAAAGCATATAGTTCATTTAAGTTTAACTGAAGGATTAGATTTTTTCTGGCCTTTTGGACAATCTGTATTAGAAAATATATTCAAAGTATATAAGCAAAAAGAACTGCTCGAAGACGCTATTCTAATCTATCGTGTACAACGAGCACCAGAGCGTCGTATGTTTAAGATTGACGTCGGTAATATGCCAGCGCACTTAGCAATGGGATTCGTTGAACGTATTAAAAATGAGATACATCAACGTCGTATACCAACGCAAAATGGTGGCGGACAGAATATGCTTGATGCAACATACAATCCGCTATCTATCAATGAAGATTATTTCTTCCCACAGACAGCAGATGGCCGCGGCTCGTCTGTAGAAGTGTTGCCAGGCGGGCAAAACTTAGGTGAGATTGATGATTTACGATACTTTAATAATAAGCTGGCCCGCGGCCTGCGTGTTCCTGCATCTTATCTTCCTACGGGCCCAGAAGATAATCAGATTGCTTTGTCAGACGGCCGATTAGGTACTGCGTTAATACAAGAATTTCGCTTTAATCAATACTGCGAAAGATTGCAAAGTAGTATAGTATCGACATTAAACGAAGAATTCAAGCTATTTTTAAAATGGCGCGGGTTTAACATTGACTCTGGTATTTTTGATCTAAAGTTTAACCCACCGCAGAACTTTGCAAGTTATCGCCAGGCTGAGTTAGATTCTACGCAACTATCCAACTTTACTACGGTTGCTGATATACCATATGTTTCTAAACGATTTGCACTAAAACGATATGCAGGTTGGACAGAAGATGAGATTGTCGAAAACGAACGTATGTGGCGTGAAGAAAACAAGAAACAGGAAGAATTAGAAGCCGCCGGAAGTGACTTACGTGGTGTAGGCGTTGGTCCCGGAGACTTTGATGCTGACCTAGAAACAGCTGATAATTTAGATGCTGAGCTAGACATGGGAGACGAAGGTGGCGATATTGATCTCGGCGGCGCAGGCGCCCCAGAAACCGAAACTACCCCAGAAACATAAATATTAATGCAATGAATCTATTTGAATTGTTCGATAAATCGGTTCCTGGGTATCAGAGTATTGAAGATGATAATACTCAGATATCTAAATATGACTTGAGAAAAACACGTTTAACTCTAAAGCAGATTAACAAGATAAGACTTATGAACGACGTGAGGAACTTCGAACGAAAGCAAAAACTCAGTGCAATACAGGATCAATACGGTCAATCATCAGGAGAAGGTGAAGAACCGTTTTAACTAAAAAGTTAACTCGTAAAAATGAATTAAGGCAGAAAAAGTTCTTTTTTCTGCCTTTTTTCTTATTAAACACTACTATTTTTTCATTCTGTCTTAAATAAGAGCATACGAGTTATAACTTTTAGGAGATTCTCATAATGAACAAATTTGAAAAACTCATTGAATACATTATCAATGATGAAGAACAAAAAGCCAACGATTTATTCCATGAAATCGTTGTTGAAAAGTCTCGTAGCATTTACGAGAGTTTAATGGACGATGACGAATTCGGTGGTGATGCCGCTGACGATTTAGTCAATGACATTGAAGCTGAAGAAGAAGGTCTTGGCGAAGCTGAAGACGATGAGTATGCAGATGACGAAGGCGAAATGGACTTTGATGCATCTGGCGAGCTCGACCCGCATGAAGAAGAGCACGAAGAAACCGAAGAAGAAACAGACGATCTAGAAGATCGTGTTGCTGACCTAGAAACCGAACTTGATGCATTGATGGCTGAGTTCGATTCAATTATGGGCGGCGGCGAAGAAGAAATGGATGTAGATGTTGATGGCGATATGGAAGTTGGCATGGACGACGAGATGCCAGCAGACGATATGGGCATGGATATGGATGATGATGATATGCCACGCGAAAGCCGATACAAAGATATTGACGAAAACGTAACTTTAACCAAAGTTACAAAAGGTCTATCAAATTCTACAGAAGAAGGATCAGTTAACAAGAAATCAGTAAATGCTGATAACTCTGGTAAGAAAGGTGCTGTTGCAAAGCCAGTTAACACTGACACAAGCGAAGAAACCGGTCGCACCGCAGAAACTGCAAAAGATATGGGCTACACCCCAACTCAAGAAGCAGGCAAAAAAGCGTTCAAGTCTCAAGCTCCAAAAGCTAAGACCTCTGGCGAAGAAGGCAGCGTAAACAAGAAGAGTATTAACTAATACTTTTTATTATATAGGATGATATAAACGCTATGATGCTCTTACAAGAAAACCTAACATTTGACGCTGCTAACATTATAGTAGAAAGTATAGGTGAAGGTAAAGAATTGTATATGAAAGGACTCTTCATCGAAGGGGACGTTCGCAATGCAAACCAGCGTATCTATCCAAGCCGTGAAATTCATCGCGCTGTTAACAGCATAAATGAACAAATTAAAGGTGGCTACTCCGTTTTAGGCGAAGTAGACCACCCTGCTGATTTAAAAATTAACCTCGATCGCGTTAGCCACATGATAGAGAGTATGTGGACCGAAGGTGCTAATGGGTTTGGAAAGCTAAAGTTGCTACCAACCCCAATGGGTACTTTGATCAAAACTATGCTCGAATCTGGTGTAAAACTTGGTGTATCAAGTCGCGGTAGTGGTAATGTTAATGAAGCAAACGGACACGTAAGTGACTTTGAAATTATCACGGTCGATGTTGTTGCCCAACCTAGTGCTCCAAATGCATACCCAACAGCAATATATGAAGGACTCATGAATATGCGCGGCGGACTCCGTGCGTTAGGTATTGCAGAAGATGCTAGCAAGGACAATCGTGTACAAAAATACTTGAAAGAAGAAGTAATTCGACTTATCAAGGATCTCAAACTTTAATGGAGACCACATATGCTAGAAGCAATCAAAACATTGTTAGATAGTAACGTGATCAACGAAGATACTCATCAGGCTATTCAGGAAGCATGGGAAACTAAGTTAACTGAAGCTCGCGAGGAACTTCGTGCAGAACTCCGCGAGGAATTTGCGCAACGTTACGAACATGACAAGAAAGTTATGGTTGAAGCTCTTGACAAGATGGTAACTGACGGTATTAAAGCAGAAATTGAAGAATTTGTTGAAGAGAAAAAAGCTATGGCAGAAGATCGTGTTAAATTCCAAAAGAAAATGCACGAAAATGCTAGCAAATTTAACAATTTCCTTACTGCTAAGTTAGCAGAAGAAATTAAGGAACTGCGTAAAGATCGTCAAAGTCAGCAAGAAAATATGTTAAAACTTGAATCTTTTGTTGCTAAACGACTAGCTAAAGAGATCAACGAATTCGCACAAGATAAGCGCGATGTTGTTGAGACCAAAGTTCGTTTAGTTGCAGAGGCAGCTCAGCAACTAGATTCGCTTAAAAAGCGTTTTGTTGCATCAAGCAAAAAGAAAGTTCAAGAGCATGTAAACTCGAAGCTGAAGGCTGAACTAACTGCATTAAATGAAGACATTAAGATTGCTCGCGAGAACAATTTTGGTCGTCGCATTTATGAAGCATTTGCTTCAGAATTCTCTGCAACACTATTAAATGAAAATGCAGAAATTCGTAAATTGCGTTCAGCTATTGCTAACAAAGAAAAAGAGCTCAAAGAATCAAAGGAAGCAGCTAAGAAGTTAAAAGTTCTAGCTGAGAACAAGGATCGTGAAATCCGTGTTATTAAGGAAAACAATACCCGCACAGAACTAATGAGCGATCTATTGTCAACCCTTAATGAAGAAAAAGCGGGTATTATGAGGAACTTATTAGAAAGCGTTCAGACTTCGCGTCTACAAAATGCATTCGAAAAGTATTTGCCAGCAGTTCTTGCAAATAAAAAGCCTGAAGTAAAGCGTGAAAAAGCCGCTCTAACAGAAGGCCGCAAAGAAGTAACTGGTAACAAGACTGCCAAGCCGACAGTTGACGTCGATAGTGAAAAAGATAACATTATTGACCTCAAGAAATTGGCAGGGCTTTAAAAATCTAAATAAAAATTAGGAGATATTTAGAATGTCACAACAACTACTTGAAAGCCGTTGGAACGATACCAAAGAAGCCCTCCTAGAAGGCTTGAACGGCAATAAGCGCTCTTCGATGGGCGTTATCTTAGAAAACACACGCAAATACTTAAAAGAATCTGCAACCGGTGGTGCAACACAGGCAGGTAACATTGCTACACTAAACCGCGTAATTCTTCCAGTAATTCGACGTGTAATGCCAACTATCATTGCTAATGAACTAGTTGGTGTACAGCCAATGAGCGGTCCTGTTAGCCAGATCCACACCCTACGTGTACGTTATGGCACAACAATGACAGACGCTTCTGCTGCTGCAACCAGCACAACTGCTGGCGAAGAGGCACTAAGCCCATTCAAAATTGCTACAGCATACTCCGCAGGCGTTGGCGCTAACCAAGCTGACTACAAAGGTGCTGCTACAGCATTTATGGAAGGCGAAGGTGGTCGTAACATTTCTGTACAGATCCTCAAGCAGGTCGTAGAAGCTCGTACACGTAAGTTACAAGCTCGTTGGACCTTCGAATCTGCACAAGATGCACAGGCAATGCACGGTATTGATGTTGAAGCAGAAATTATGGCTGCTCTAGCACAAGAAATTACCGCTGAAATCGACCAGGAAATTCTACTTTCCCTACGTTCGCTAGCAAGCACTGAGTTCACATATGACCAGGCTGCTGTATCGGGTACTGCTACATTCGTTGGTGACGAGCACGCTGCACTAGCTGTTCTAATCAACCGTACAGCTAACCTAATCGCTCAGCGTACACGTCGTGGTGCTGGTAACTGGGCTGTTGTTTCCCCAGCTGCTCTAACTGTACTACAATCTGCTACAACCTCTGCATTCGCACGTTCAACAGAAGGTACATTTGAAGCTCCAACAAACACCAAGTTTGTTGGTACACTAAACAGCGCAATGAAAGTTTACGTTGACTCGTATGCAAACGATACAACCCCAGTCCTAGTTGGCTACAAGGGTTCGTCCGAAGCAGACGCTCCAGCGTTCTACTGCCCATATATTCCATTAATGAGCAGCGGCGTTGTTCTAGATCCAACCACATTCGAGCCAGTAGTCAGCTTCATGACGAGGTACGGATACGTAGAGCTCACGAATACTGCATCGTCCTTTGGTAACGCAGGCGACTATGTTGGTGAGATCGCAGTAGCAAACCTAACATTCAGCTAATAACTGACTGTTTGGATCAACCAAACCGAAAAAGCCCCGCAAGGGGCTTTTTCTTGACAATGATTTCTATTTGTGCTATTGTATATCGACCTAACAAACATAAATAATAGCATGAACTATAAAAAAGTCTATGATCGAATAATTGCGGAAGCAGAACGTCAATGCCGCTATAAAACAGGGTATTATGAGCGCCACCACATCTTACCAAAGTCTCTTGGTGGCGACGATGATCCAGATAATTTAGTGTATCTGACCGCCCGCGAACATTTTATTTGTCATTGGCTACTCACAAAGATTTACCCAGATGGTGAAGAGCATTGGAAAGCATTAAATGCATTTAGAATGATGCGTGCCGAAAACCCAAAACAGACACGATACCAAACTAAAATCACTGCTCGAGTGTATGCAAATCTTAAAGAAGAATATGCGGTTTTGCAAAGCAAGAGGGTGTCAGGAAAAGGAAATCCGATGTTTGGTAGGTCGCATTCGGAACAAGCGAGGCAAAAAATAAGCAAAGCAAACAGTGGCCGAGTGCAACCACAATACGAAAAAGAAAAACAAATCGTTGCGCAAACCGGAAAGAAGAGAAAGCCGTTCTCAAAAGAATGGCGAGAGAATTTATCTAAGGCAGGGTCTGGCGAAAATAATAGCATGTATGGTAAACAGCATACGGATGAATCAAAACAAAAAATGCGAGAGAAAGCATTGGGTCGTAAACAATCAGCAGAAACTATTCAGAAGAAGGCGGATGCAATCCGAGGCCTAAAACGAGAAAAGAAGCATTGTATTCATTGCGGCAAAGACGTCGCAGTAAATGGATATGCCCGCTGGCACGGAGATAATTGTAAATTTTTTACGGTAGCAGAAGTTGGTTTACGAAATAGCGAAACCGAACAAGTTTATCCAATTAGCAATGAACGTCGACGAGAATTAGAAGATATGGACGTAGATCCGACAGAATCTAAAACCAAAGTGTTATTTGCTAAATTATATACAATTGCAGAACAAGAAGCTCAAATTGCTAAAAGAAATCTAAGGCCTGAGCTGCAAAAAGCCTATGATGATTATTTTTTGATACAACGGCTAAAGCAATAATGCTTTTCACTCAAAGTAACATCCGCGAGATGTCTACAGAAGACATCTATGCTAAGATGATGGAACTCAATCAAAAAACAATGATGGCCCCGCCACACCTGCGCAAGCAAATTGCACAGTACATCTACATGCTGCAAACAGAATATCAGTCACGTCAGTAGATTAGTTACTAAAATCTGTGCTTTAAAATACTAATTTTGGTTGACCCCCGCTCCCAAAACCCATATAATAGTGATACAATTAAGCAATAGGCCCGGCATGAAAGCATCTATTTTTGTACTAACATCAAGCCTTTTAGTTGCGCCAAATGTGGACGCATGGTCTAAGGTAGATGAGCTCGAACATCAAATTGAGATGATCAAGCTGGAAGACCCAGACTATGCAGAAGCTGCCTATAAGACTCGACAGTGGATAAAGGCATTAAATGAGTCACCTGAGGTCAAAGAGGCAAACAAACGCCGGTATCTAGTGGGTGAAGCCTATGTACGCCTGTTGAAGATGCGTGGAGCAAGACAAGAATTTGGAAGTTGGATGGTGAACAAATGCCAATATGCACATCAGCCGAGTCTTAGCACTCATACCTTAGCTGATTTAAATCAAATCGAGCAATGCATGATCAAAAAATATGGTGCTTATATGCCAGGCACACCAGGCAACGAATATAATTTTAATTAAGCGTATTGAACCTAACATTCTCCTAATAGAGAATTTAGAACCTACAATAAAAAAGCCCCTTTCGGGGCTTTTTTATTGATGTAAACTAATTAAAAATTTTAATTCTTCTAATTTTTCTTTAATGGCAGGATGCTTTTCGGCCAAATGATCTAAGTCGAGCCCGCTCAAATAGCGGCACCACTCGCCCTTGATTCTTTTTTGCATTGCTTTATTAATTTCAAGCGACTCTAATTCTGGATCATTCATGTAAATACTTATTATGAAAGTCAAATTAGGTGAAGAACGCAAAATGAAATGCTGCGTTGATGTTACCAGACAATGCGCAGGCCCATGCTGCATGGGTTTTGTTCTTACTAGCGTCATGGAAGAAAAAGCCGTCCCTCTTGATGAGGTAGAAGCACACCACGCTGACGGATGGCGAGATAGGCATGAAGAAACAAAAGATGGTCGCTTAATAATGACCAAATTCTTCCCAGGCGGCCACTGCGGACTTATCCATCGAAGTTAATAGTTTATGATTTTAGAATTGGTTTACCGAAGACCGATTCGGTAATAACTTTACCGCTATGTAATTTTCGCTGATATGTATCGTTATCTACCATTGTTAGATTAGGATCGCGGAATAACTTACGAAGAAATTGAACGTTCGAGATACCTTTAAGACCGTGCTTCTTAATCACCGCCCGCATCGCATCAGAACTTTCAATCCAGGTCCCGTTTTTGTGTAGCAACTCAATTACCTTTTTAACTGCATAGTCTTTACTAGTGCGTTGGCCATCATGCCCAATGCCCTGTATTTTTGTGCCAACCCACGATTCGTCGCTACGATTACGACGGAAAAAGACGCAAGAGTCTAGGTCCGGGTGATCATCCCAGTCGATTACTTCCCAGTCACTTGGTATAACGTCACGAATGCTGTTTACGAAACTTCCGTCTGGTGTGTTTTGGTAAGCAGTTTGAACTAAGTCGATCAAGTTTGGTCCAGCATCGGACTTGGTGTTGTTGGCGGTTATCACTTCCCAACTATGCTTTTTTGGTAATTGAAATTCGTGTAATCGCATGTTTTATTTATTGCTAGCCTGGTCGGTTGACAAACTGATAAATTTATGCTAAGCTCAGCTTTGCTATCGCACTAAGGCAAATAAAGCAGACAAATCGTGACCGAGGTAAAATATACATTCGATTCTAAGTTAGAGGCATTTCTAATACTTAAATACGGTTCAATGCCCAATGCATATATGGATTTCTGTTTAACAAGATGGAACAGCACAGCAACCAAAGAACAGTGCGAGTATATGCTATCCTGGGTTGCAGAATACAATAGGCGATTTAGAATGAATTTTTATAATAAAACGATGACATTATAATGTGGAAACAAAAACAAAAACTTTATTCCACTAGTGCAAGAACAGCCTGGGATCGTGAATTTTATTACTCAGAAGTATATCCTCCCAATCTAACAGTAGAATGGGTCGATACTGATATTCCAGAAAATGCGCAATATGAAAAGAACATTTTGTATTCGTTTAACGAGTACGGATTTCGATCTGATAGTTTTGATGATAGATCAGAAATAAACATCCTAACCTGCGGATGTTCAATGACGGTCGGTGTTGGGGTAGATCAGCACGAAAACTGGACCAATCAATTAAAGCAAAAAATAATAGAACATACCGGAAAGACAGTAACAGCGTGGAATATCGCAACAGCCGGCGCCAGCCCAGATTATGTTGCACGAAGTATATGGAAACTGCATGCATTGCTCAACCCAGATTTTGTTTTTATATATTGGCCAGCAATGACTCGTTTGGAATTACCTATACTTGATAAATCCGGAAAAATCACACAGTCGTTTATGGGCGATGATAATTTTCCAAAACACTTTATAGATGAAGATTACTTATTTTATCTTTTGAACAAAAATACAATATTTCTTCAGGAATATTTTGCCACGAAAGATACTTGTTATGTCGACAACCCCATCGTCGAGACAGCTGGACAGCATGTAATGCTTGATTATAACTTGCTAGGCATCGACAACAAGGCACGCGATGGAATACACCCGGGTCCAGACTGGCATAAACGAGTTGCAGAGTATTATTTTCAAAAATCGATAAATATTAGTCTATAACAATGCTAGAATACTAGTTTATGCGGGCACCCACCGCGTAGTCCCTAGAACGGCATTATACAAGGAGAAACAAATGGGTAGACCAATTAATAAAAGATATTTAGGAACACCAACCGCAGCAGGTGACGAGATCAAAGTACAATTCCATAATGGTACAGCATCTGTTCCTGGTTGGATTGTAAAGCAATTAGCAGCACGTCGATTCCGCTGCACAGACGGTACTGAGGTTGCAGATTGCAAATTAGTAGATAAAGCCTCAGCAGCACTATTAGAAGGCGAGATGAGTATTACTGTTCTCGATGATACTGGTACTCCAAAGCAAGTTACTAAGATTTCTGGACGTAAAGTCACCGTTGATACAGGTGAAAGCGTTAAATGGAACTTTAGCGACGCTGTAGACGACGGTGCAGTAGAAATGGAAGAAGCAGGTGATGACGCTGCTCTAACCAATGCTGATGACCACGAAGGCGACGATTAATCGTTTATTTCTAAAAACCAATAATCCTCTATTGTTAAATATAGCAATAGAGGATTTTTTATGACTGCGTTTGTTATTGGCAACGGTTGCAGCAGGATACCAGTTAATTTGCGATCACTTAAAGGAAAAACGTATGGGTGCAATGCACTCTATAAAGATTTCTGTCCAGACGTTTTAGTAGCAACCGATGAACCAATTTCTAGAGCAATTCAAGATTTGGGGTACGCAAAGTCTAGAAGGTTTCACACCAGAAAGGTATATGGTGGGTCAGGTGCAATCCCACTAAAACCACCATATTCCGGGTGGAGTTCAGGACCAAATGCATTACAACTAGCAGTGCAAGATGGCAATAAGGATATTTACATTATAGGGTTTGATTTTGGTAGCAATCATACCAGATTTAACAATGTATATGCAAATACCGAATTTTATCGAAAATCTCATGAAACAGCCACTTTTTCTGGCAATTGGCATAATCAAGTCGAAACAATTATCAAGCACAATCCTAAGGTAAATTTTGTATTTGTTGAAGGACCCGAAACTAAACGGGTCATAGAAAATAACAAATATAAAAATGTAAAATTCATACAAATCACAGAATTCCTAAAGATAATAAATAACGTATAGGAGCCAGTTTATGAGCACAACGAAAAAAGTTCTGGGCGATTATTATATTAAGTCGGCGTATCATCACACCGACGAGTCCGTGCATCGTAGTATCGACGCGGTTCGAGTACAATATGTACCCGATATACCAACAGCCGGACACCCAGATGATAAAGTAGTTGTTACAATTGACGGCGATTTAGTCGTACTTGGAGCATCAACTACAGTTGAATCCGAGACACTAACTGTAGCAGATAACGAAATTGTATTAAATGCTGGCGAGACGGGCAACGGAATCACAGTTCCAGGAAATACTGCCGGAATTGCTATTGATAGAGGTCTTGCCCCGACAGTTCGTTTACGGTATAACGATAACTTAGATTACTGGGAAGCCACTGATGATGGTGTTGCTTGGTATCCGTTGAACCCAATGCTAGGTTCTGCATTTGAATTAATAAACGATCTAACACCACAATTGGGTGGTGACTTAGATGTAAATGGATTTACAATTACTAGTGCGAGCAATGGTAATGTTATTATTGATGCAAATGGTACAGGTGAAGTACGTTTAAATCACGAATTAAGTTTAGAGGAACAAGCATCAGATCCATCGGTCACCGCCAACTATAATAAATTATATGCAAAAACTGCTGGCTCAGGCGGCTCGGGATTATATACAGTGAACTCGCAGACATCCGACGAGTTAGTAACAAATACGCAAGCAATGATTTATGCGTTAATATTTTAAAGGTTAATTATGGCAATTCAAGCTACTCCTGTAGGAACAACTAATACAACACTTTTAACTGCATCTGGCAATACTGCGATGACATTCTTGTCTTTCTGCAACCATTCCAGTAGCACAGTAAAGGTTTCGATTCATATTGTTCCGTCTATTGCATCACCAAACGACAACAATATTTTAATTAAAGAGCTTGAAATAGTAGCAGGTGATACATATGTTGCATACCAAGGAAGTGAAAAAATTATTTTAGGAGACGCCGATTATGTTTCGGCAGTCTGCGACACAGCAACATCAGTGACCGCACTAGTAAGTTACTTAAATATTTAAAGGTTTATAATGGGTTATTTTGTTAAAAATATGAGAGTAGGTCGAAAGCCAACAGGCCCAGCGATTCCTGTTGGAGACACAGCCGATAGACCAAGTGACCCAGCAGTCGGAACAATTAGATATAACGCAGATGCAGGATCATACGAATTCTGGAATGGCACTAATTACATAACATTAGCAGCCCGCGGCGAAGTAGGTTTAGTGGTCGATACATTCACAGCAGATGGCATAAATGGAACATTTGTAATGACCGAAGACGCCTCATCGGCTTCGCAGATATTAGTGTTTGTCGGCGGCGTGTATCAGATCCCAATTACAAATTACTCTATCGTGAATAACAACGAATTACAATTTATTGTACCTCCACCTGTTGATAACTTAATAAACGTAATTCATAGACTTGGTAGTACAAACGTATGATCTATACTGAGGATGGTATAAATTAATGAGCACTAATAAGATTAGTGGAACAATGCTTAAAGACAATTTACTTCGTGACGGAGTAGATTTGTCGTTTGATGGAAATTTATTATATCTTGACGTTGCTAATGGTCGGATTGGTATTAACACTAATGCGCCAGCCGTAGAGCTAGAGGTTGCAGGTAGTTTAATTGCTGGCGATATGCAAATTGTTGGCAATCAAATACTAGTCGGTAATCCAGCCGGGTTAGTTATTAACAGTGGATTGGCAGATGTTAGCGTCGAAATGTCTAAGATTACAAATTGCGAAGATCCAGATGATCCAACAGATGTCGTAAACTTACGAACACTGCAAGACGAAATTGGTAACGTTTCAACAAATTCCATTGGTCAAGGTACCAGTTCAGTAACCGTTCTCGACAATGGCGTTTTTGCATCGATAGAGTTTGACGTTAAAGGAACTAACGTCGCCAACGTTTCCGACAACAATTTTCAAATTTTAACTCCACTTTCTGTCTCTGATTCAGTCAGCGGCACCGAAGGACAATTTGGTAATATTACGCTAATAGGAAATGAGTTATCTACAAGCACCGGTAACTTAGTAATCGATTCACTTACTAGTATCGTCGAAATTAATGCTAGCACAATAATTCAAAATACATCACCGTATGAGGTTGTATTTACAAATGCCCTGGGCGAAATTATTACCTCGTCGGCATTTGCGTTTGATGGATCTTTGTTAACGCTCACCGGTGATGCTGATATAACAGGGGCAGTAACCGTAACTGGCTCCGCAGATATCGACGGTATAAACATTGACGGTAATACAATTACATCGGATGCAAGCCTGGATCTAACTACAACCGCAGACGGCGATATTACACTAAACCCAGGCGATGGCGTAGTTGTAATAAATGCAACATCTGCATTACAAATTCCAGTAGGCGTGCAAGGTGAGAGACCGGCAACTCCAGCTGCTGGTATGATACGATTTAATACATTAATCGGCGAAGCAGAAATTTACGATGGTGTTGAGTGGTCAGGATTTACCGCCGACTTCGTTGAATTTACTGTAGAGACATTTAACGGTGATGGTATTAACGATACCTTTACATTAACAACCGACCCGGTATCAGCATCATCAATGTTAGTAGATATTAACGGCGTCGTACAAAAGCCACTGGTTGCATATACTTTAAACACCGTAACAAATGAAATTACGTTAACAGATATACCAGAAATCGGCGACGTCATTACAGTTCGACAATTAGCTAATATTACAGATGTCAGGTCGGTTGCAGACGAAATTGGTACAACTAGATTTGCCTGCGAATCAGGCGAAGCGAAAGTAATTGTTGACAATATTGAGCAATTGGTATTTGATGGCACCACAGCAGATATTTCTACAACTTTAAGACCAATATCAGATTTAGCTCATAACTTAGGTGACGGAACGCATCGTTTTAACAACCTCCATGTCAACCTAATCAACGGCAACCCAGCAGACGTTGCTGAAAATTTCGTTTCTGATTATCCATACGAGCCAGGCACTGTAGTAATATTAGGTGGCAACGAAGAAGTAACCGCCTGCACAAGTTTTGCTGATACAGCGGTAGCAGGTGTAGTGTCCACAGAGCCTGCATATTTGCTAAACAGTTACGCTAAAAATGCAGTTCCGGTGGGTCTAGTAGGCCGAGTTCCATGTAAAGTAGTAGGTCCAATCCGTCGAGGCGAATTATTAGTAACTTCAGCAATTGCTGGCCACGCAACATCCGCAGGTCTAAATGTAAATCCTGGCACAATTATAGGTAAAGCAATGGAATCTTTTACTGGAGATCGCGGCGTAATTATGGTTTTATTAGCTCTTTCATAATCGCAAAAATCAATACGCATAAATTATAATTGCCAAAATTCAATAAATATGAGTAGCTAAAATAGGAGCTCATGACATGGCAATTACAAGAATTAAGAACAACCAGATTACTGATGCTACCATTGTCGCTAGCGCAAAACTAGTCGATAACACAGTAACATCAGGTAAACTGGCTGAAAACTTAGTTTATCCGTCTAACTTAACGGTACAAGGTAACCTATTAGTTAACGGTACAACTACAACAATTAATACAACAAACACAACAGTTGAAGACCCAATCCTTGTTTTGGGCTCTTTACAAACAGGTACACCGGCATTAGACTTTGGTTTTATTGGTGAACGCGGAACAGACACCAACGTCGCATTTATTTGGGACGAAGAGACAGACGAGTGGATTGCTGGTTTCACTACATCAGCTGAATCCTCGACTTCAATTAACATCTCAGCAATGGCAAACTTCCGTGCAGGAAATATTGCAGCTGAAGGTACTTTTAGCGCAGCAAGTCTTTCAACAACTGGCGATTTAACAGTACAAGGGTTAGCAGATCTTAATGGAAACGTTGAAATTGCAGGATCCCTCGACGTCGACGGCCTCACCAACCTTGATGCTGTTTCAATTAGCGAAACATTAGGTGTCGCAGGTAACGCATCTTTTTCGACACTTTCCTCAAGCGGTTTAGCAAGTCTTGATAGCATTAGCGTAACAGATAACGTAGCAATTGGTGGTACACTTGATGTTGATGGCCTAACAACAACCGACGGTATTACAAACGACGGTGCAATTTCGACAACAACATTGGCTGTAACTAACGGTGCAACAGTTGGTAGCACATTAGCTGTTACAGGCGCGTCGACATTTGAAAATGATATTACGATTGACGGCGGCAGCGGCATTGACTTTATTATTACCGACGGTGCTGGTACAACATTTAGCGTTAACTCGCAGAGTGGTAATACAACAGTTGGTGGCACGCTAAACGTTACTGGCACATCGACACTTGGTGTTGTTAATGCTGGTGCAACAACAGTCACAACATTAGATGCAACAAGTAACGTTGACATTGACGGTACATTAAACGTTGGTAGTGCAGCAACATTTGCAGCAATTTCGGGTGGCCCAGCTACATTAACATCAGCTAAAATCAGCGATCTAACACAGTATCAGGTTGTTGTTCCAACAGGTGTCGATGGCGAACTTGGCGGCTATACATCGTTAACTTTTAACGGTACTGAACTAGCTGTTGGTGTTACAAACTTCACCGTTGCTTCTACAACAGGTAACACAGCTATTGCTGGCACACTTGATGTTAATGGTCAGGCAACACTAGCTTCTGCAAACGTTGAAGACTTGACAGCAACACACATTGTTTTTGCAGGCACAAACGGCGAACTTGAAGGTAGTGCCAACCTTGCATTTACTGGTACAGCACTTGATTTAGGTGTTGCACTTGAAGTAGCAGGCACATCTACATTTGATGATACTATTACATTAAATGGTGGTGCATTGAAAAACTTTGTCATCACTGATGGCACAACCACAACATTTAGCGTAGAATCTTCTACAGGTAATACAACAGTACACGGCACAGGCGACTTCACAGTAACTGGAGGTGATGCATCTTTCGGCGCAGGCGTAACTGTTACAGGTACAACCGAACTAAACGGTCAGACAAACGTTGCTAACTTTGCAGTTGATAACGGTGCAACAGTTACAATGGGCAGCAACGTCGTAGGTGGTGTTGCTACACCATCTGCTGGTACTGACGCTGCTAACAAAGACTACGTCGATGCACAAGTTGCAGCTGGCGGTGCTGTACTAAAGATTGCTGGTGATACTGGTACTGATAACGTAACACTTGGTGTAGCAAACGATACATTCAGTGTTGTTGGTACAACAAACGAAATTGAGACAGCAGTTACAGACAACCAGGTACAAATTGGTTTACCAGATAGCGTTAGTATTACAACAAACTTAACCGCAGGAGGTGATGTTTCCGCCGACAACGTAATAGCAACAACTAACGTATCTACTTCGGCCCTATCAACTACCAGCCTTGCAACTCTAAACAGTGCAAGTGTTACAACAACACTAGGCGTAACTGGTGAATCTACGTTTGAAAACAACGTTACAATTAACGGTGGTTCGGGTGAAATCTTCAAAGTTACAGACGGTGCAGTAACACCAACTAACTTGTTTACTATTAACAACGAGAACGGTAACGTTTACGTTGGTGGTACATTTGAAGTTGATGGTGCAGCAGATCTAAATGACGGTCTAAACGTTGATGGTGCAACCACATTAGACGCACTAACAGCAGACGGTGCAACCACTATTAACAACACGTTGAACGTAACTGGTATATCTACACTAGGTGTTACAAACACAGGCGTGCTAACAGCAGCTTCCGGCTCTACTACAAGTAACTGGACAGTTGGTGGTGCATTGGCCGTAACTGGTGGTAGTACATTAACTGGTGCATTAGTTGCCAATAACACTGCTGACTTCAATGGCGCTGTTACAATGGACGATATTACGTTTGATCTTGGCGCAGTTATTAATATGGGCGGTAACGTCGTAAGTGGTGTTGCTAGTCCTTTACTTGGTACTGACGCTGTTAACAGAGATTATGTTGAAACTCAACTTAATAACTTTGAGTGGACATTAAGCGGCGAGTTATTAGAAAACCAAGCATTAATTGGTAACGGCGATACTGTTAAAGTTGTAGGTACGGCCAACGAAGTTGACATATCGTGGGGTAGCGAGTTAGGCGCAACGGTATTAACTTTCGGTCTACCAAACGACGTTACAATTGGCAATGACTTAACTGTTACCGCAGATTTAATAGCAGCAACAGCAACAATCAGTGGCCTAACAGATCTAAATGGTAACTTAGACGTATTAGGTACCTCAACCTTTACTGGTGACATGACAACCGGTAACGTTAGTACAACTGGTACACTAACTGTTACAGGTCAAGCTAACATTGACGATCTAGTAATTAACGGATCTACAATCGAATCAACATCTGCAAGTGGAATCATTTACATTGACCCATACCCAGCAGGTGGTGACACAGGTGGTGAAGTTAGAATTGTTGGTAACTTAACGGTACTTGGTACAACAACTACCATTAACTCTACAACGGTACAGATCGATGATGCTATTACAACACTAGGACCAACAGATTATAGCAACACTACACTAGACTCTGGTGTTAAGATGTTCTATAACGACGGCGCTGACAAAGAAGCGTTTATGGGTCTTGATCATTCTGCCGACGAAATAGTATTCTACACAGATGCAACAGATACAGCAGGTGTTATTTCTGGTACACTTGGTGCAATCGCAGCAGGTTCTGCTCGGGTAACTGATCTAACAACAGACCGTATCGTAATTGTTGGTGCTGCCGGCGAACTAGAAGACGACGCAAACTTCACGTTCGACGGTACTACAATGACTGTACCAAACATCACAATGACAGGTGACCTATCACTAGATAACTTAACTGTTACTGGTACATCCGATCTACAAGGTGCAGTCGATGTAGGTAGCACATTAGACGTAGTTGGTGCAACAACACTAAACTCCACGTTAAGTGCTGGTGCTTCAACATTAGCTTCTGCCACAATTAATGGCGCGGCAACTGTTGGTGATACATTTGGTGTTACTGGTGCATCTACATTATCAACAGTTACAGCAACTGATATTGATGCAGATACATTAGACACCACAGGTGCAGTTACAGTTGGTGGTACATTAGATGTAACAGGCATATCTACACTAGCTGACGTCGACGCCGCAAACATTGACTCGGATACACTAGATACAACTGGTAACGTAACAGTTGGTGGTACCTTAGATGTAACTGGTGCAACTACACTTAACGATAACGTTACAATTGCTGGAGGCAATGGTGAGATCTTTAAGGTCACAGACGGCGCCACAAACGACCTATTCATCATTGATGCCAATAACGGTAACGTTACAGTAGACGATGGTGCGTTTGTTGCTAACGGCACAGCAGACTTTAACGGTCTAGTTACACTAGGTAGCTTCACAGTTGATGGTGGTGCAACTATTGACATGGGCGACAACGTCGTAGGTGGTGTTGCTACTCCAGTAGCTAATACTGACGCAGTTAACAAAGCATACGTTGACACATTAGTCGGCGGTGGTTTTGACATTGTTGCAGGCACAAACGGATCGGGTGGCCCAACCACAATTGCTGGAGGCGACGACCTAACTGTTAACGGTGTAGCTGGTGAGATTGAGATTACGGTTGGCGCAGATGCATTAACCATTGGTCTACCAGACAACGTTTCGGTTACCGGTACACTAGGTACAGGTGGTCTTGCTACGCTACATAGCTTAGATGTTACAAACGGTGCAACAGTTGGTGGCGCATTAGGTGTTACTGGCACATCAACACTTGGTGTTGTTAATGCTGGTGCAACAACCGTAACGACACTAACTGCAAGTGCGGCTGCAAACTTCCAGACAACTGCTAACGTAACAAGCACATTAACAGTTGGTGGACAGCTAAATGCAAACGGTGGCATCAATGCTGACTCCGGTGCATTTACTGTTGCTGATACAACAGGTGACGTTGCAACAACTGGTTCGTTAACAGTTGGTTCTGGTGCAGACATTACTGGTACAACACTACTAGATGATGTTGACGTTTCTGGTACAGCTGATATTACTGGCAACACAACAGTTGGCGGTACACTTGGTGTAACCGGTGCAGCTACATTCCAGACAGACGTTACGATCGTTGGCGGTTCTGGTGATACATTTACCATTACCAATGGTGCAGCAACAACACTGTTTGAAGTTAACGCTGAAACAGGTCAGGTTGATGCAACAGCAATTAACGTTTCTGGTAACTTTGACGTTAACGGCGACACAACTGTTGACAACTTTGAAATTGGTGGTGGTAGCACAGTTAGCATGGGCTCAAACGTCGTAACAAACGTTGGAACTCCGTTGGTCGGTACCGATGCTGTTAACCTGCAATACATTACTGATAACGTTTTAAACGTTGGCTGGACATTAAGTGATGGCATCACAGATCAGGATGTTCTAATAGGTGATACAGTAACATTAGAAGGTACACCAAACGAAATTGAGGTTAACGTTTCGTCCCCAGACACAATGACAATTGGTCTACCAGACGATGTTACAATTTCTGGCAACTTAACTGTTAACACTAATGCTACAGTTACTGGCACACTAGATGTTGATGGTACAACCACAACAGATGGTATTACTAACGATGGTAACATTGGTACAACCACACTAAGCACAACTGGTCTTGCTACGCTAAACAGCGCAACAGTATCCACAACACTTGGTGTAACTGGTGAATCTACCTTTACTGCTCTAACAACACACAACGGTGGTTTAACAACAACTACCGCTGCCGTAACTGACCTAACAGACGGTCGTGTTGTACTAGCAGGTACAGGTGGTGAGCTAGAAGACAGCGGCAACTTAACATTTGATGGATCTACATTAACTGTTACAGGCGACGTTGATGCTTCCGGCGACCTAGGTGGTGATACAGCTACTATTGTAGGTAACGCTACGGTCGGTGGTACACTAGGTGTAGTAGGTAATACAACTGTTTCGACAGGTACGTTTACTGTATCTACAGGTGCAACAAGCCTACAGGCAACTGGTGTAACCGGTGTATTGACTGTTACAGGTTCTGCAGCAATTGATAACGTCACAATTGATGGCAATGATATTAGCGCAACTGCTGGTACCGAGCTAACAATTAACGACGCAGGCGGCGACTATAACTTCCGCATCGAAGGCAACACAGACGAAAACCTAGTATTTGTTGACGCAGGCACTGACAGTGTTAACATTGGTACCGCAACAGCACTAACAGATGTACAATTCCAGGTTGGTGGCACAACTTCAGTAGTCCTATCCAAAGGTACTACAGCAGAACGTCCAGTAACTGGTATTGCTGGTATGCTACGTTATAACACCACAACTGATGAGTATGAATACTATGATGGTTCTACCAGTCAGTGGAGCAGCTTCGGAACAGAGTTCACGATTATTGCTTCTGAAACATTTGCTGGTGATGATGTAACTGTAGCGTTTACGCTATCGAGCTCACAAACAACAGCATCATGTATCGTTAGCATTAACGGTGTTGTACAAGTACCAACAACTGCATATGGTGTATCTGGCACAACATTAACATTTACTGAAGCTCCAGCAACAGGCGATGTTATTGAAGTACGTCAGCTTACAACAACCACTTCAATCGAAGGCGTATCGGACGGCGTTGCAAGCATTACCACACAAGGTGCAGCTGGTCTAGAGGTTACAGGAGATCTAATTCCTGCAGCCGATGACACATATGCATTAGGTTCTGCAAGCAGACAGTGGAGCGAATTACACGTTGCAGGTTCTACAATTTACCTAGGTGGATTGCAGATTAAGAACGATGCAGGAACATTTAAGTTCTTACAATCGAACGGTATTGACCCAGCACCTGCTGAGTTTACTCTAGATCCTGACATCACTGTTGACGGTGGTACATTCTAAGTAAAGGGCGTTAGGGGGAGGAAACTCCCCCTTTCCTGACCCTAGGGCGTTACACTAGTAACCTGACCCTTAATTTATAAAGGAAAACAAAATGGCAAATAAAATTTTACACAAACGAAGTGCAACAGCAACAAATATCCCAACAGCTGGCTCTTTATCTTATGGCGAATTAGCAATTAACTACGCCGATAAGAAACTTTATATTAAAGATGCATTTGATAACGTAGTATGCGTTGGTCAAGATCAAGCGGCAGTATCATCGCATATTATTCCAGACGCGGATATTACATATGATTTAGGTTCTCCAACACGCCAATGGCGAGATGTTTACATTGGTCCTGGATCATTATATGTTAATGGACAAAAGGTATTAGAAGACAATTCGGGAACAATTGTTGTATCTGCAGACACAGACCAGAACGTTCAAATTAAATCAACTGGAACAGGTGACATTGAATTTTTACCGTCGGGTACAGGTATTGTACAAGTTAAAGGTGCGTTGTCAATCTTAGCTGGCAAAAACATTATGTCAAGCGACGGCAATGCTATTTCAATATCTGATCACTTTACAATGAATGGTAACTTGGTTCGTGGATTAGGTACTCCGTTACTAACCGATGACGCAGCTACAAAATCATACGTTGATACCGCAGTTTCAACTGGTAATGCAGCGCAACTTAACGGTTTTGCTGGATCTTATTATTTAGATTGGGCAAATACCACAAATAAACCAGACCCAGTTATTACGTTAGCTGGTGATGCAACTGGTTCTGTTACATTAACTGATCTAGGTAATGGTACATTAACAGTTACAATTGTTGATGATAGTCACAATCACGTTATTGCAAACGTTGACGGTCTACAAACCGCATTAGATGGTAAGTTAAATCTAACAGGCGGAACATTAACTGGTGGTGTTGCAATTAACTCTGGCAGCGCAGAAGCACTAACAGTAACAACAACCACACGTGATATAGTAGCATCCTTTACTTCCGGCGATGCAAACTGCTACATCACATTTGCTGATAACAATACATCAATTGCCCCATACATTGGTGCAGTTGGCGATGACCTTATTATGGTTGCTCCAGGTGGTACAGGTACAGTTACAGTACAAGATAACCTAACAGTTACTGGTAATTTAACAGTTCAAGGTACCACAACAACTGTTAACTCAAATAACGTACATATTGGAGACAATATCATTACGTTAAGTGCTAACGAGACTGGTGTACCATCTCTCAATGGCGGTTTTGAAATTGAACGTGGTACTTCCACTAATGTTGGATTACGTTGGAACGAAACAACCGACGTTTGGGAAGCATCCGACAATGCCGGAACATATTACCCAATTCTAACAACAAACTCAACTGTTGATGCTGATACACTAGGCGGTGTGGCAGTTGGATCGTTTGTTCGTTCAGATGCAGCCGATACAATCAGTGGTATACTAACATTTAACGCAAGACCAGCATTTAATGGTGGTACTTCTGGCTCTACTTCACCGTTTACGGTTGACAGCACACAGGTTGTTGCAAACTTAAACGCTGATCTACTTGACGGACAACAAGGGTCGTATTATGCAGCAGCTTCGAGTTTAAGCAGCTATCTACCACTTAGTGGTGGGACGTTGACAGGAGCACTAACAGTTGAAGGTACCAATGATATAATTGTTAAGCCGATACTTTATTCGGGTAGTCAGGCATTTGGCGGATATCTTCTTCGTACCGATTCTGTAGGATCTGGGTGGGAAGCTGGATTTGGTATTGAATCCGACTCGGGCGGCGCACCAGTGGTAGCAATTTACAGTCCAACTGATGCAGCATATGGTAAACAAAAAAGATGGGAAACACGTACTTCACAAGGTGAGCATATCTGGTATACAGGTAATCCATCTACAGCAAAACTCATACTTGAAACAAACGGAACCCTACACTCGGCTTTGACCAACTACGAAACATTAGTCACTGACGACGATGACATTCCAAACAAGAAGTATGTTGATGATTTAGCGGCCGATTACTTACCGCTTGACGGAACAGGTTTAATGTCTGGCACTGTTGTTGCAGGCAGCACATTGGGATCGTTTGATCCTCCAGGTGGCGGTGTTGGCACAGATACTTCTACTACCACTGCGTTCGCTTTTAAAAGTGGACAACAAATCGCTGGCTGGAATGATGGATACATTCGTACTTTATTGAAATGGACAGCTAACAGCGACATTGAGATTGGTCAGTCAGGGACAGCAATAATTGGTGGGATCAACCTTTTGCCAGGCTCAAGTGGTTTAGCAAAAGTAAACGGGGAACAGATACTAACCGTTGGTGGTGGAGTAGTCACTGGTAATACTCGCTTTGCTGCAAAATTATATACTGGTACCGTTGCTGGTGTTATTGGGGCCGAGGCTGGTTCGCTTGGAATTTATACAGGTGACTCGGGTGTGGCGTCTGCGTGGGGCGGCGCAGATGACCTTGTAATTGAAAATGATTCAAGTGCTGGTATATCTATTTTAACTCCAAATACCGATAACGGTGCAATTGTATTTGGTGATCCTGATAACAATCTACGTTTCCGCATGCAATATACACATTCGGCAGATGTCTTCCAGTTCTTAGGAGCTTCTGAAATTTTCAGAATGTATCAAGACGGACGTATAACCACCAATGGTGTGACCCCACTCAGCACTGAAGCTGGTTCGTTGACTATCTCAACCGGTGACTCTGGAGTAACAGCAGCAAGTACAGTAGCCGATGGTTTAATCATCGAAGGCTCTGGATCGTCGGGCATTACAATCGCGACACCCAACAACGCCAATGGAAACATTTACTTTGCTGATCCACAAGGAAATGCCAGAGGACAAGTTTTCTATAATCACCCAACCGAATCGTTACAATTTGTTACGGCCGGCGCTGCGGCATTGATAATAGAATCAAACGGAACCCTACACTCGGCTTTGACCAACTACGAAACATTAGTCACTGATGATGACGATATTCCAAACAAAAAGTATGTTGATGATTTAGCGGGCAATTACCTACCACTAGCTGGTGGAACCGTAACAGGCAATTTAACTGCAGGCGCCCTTGGTGTAAGTAATAACTTAGCAACTACCGGTAAAGGTATTTCATTATGGAATGGAGCAACAGCCGGTCAACCAACCTATGGTTTAATGTTTGCTGGAACCCCAACATTTGGAACATATGGTCCAGTTACTGGCGATTGGGCAACTTACTTTACTGTAAACAACACCGCTGGTCGAGGTTGGATATTTAAATCAAATACAGGCACAGCAGGAAACGTTGCAGCTATTAGTAATACAGGTGCTGCAGAATTTGCAGGAACAGTAACGGCACCACTATTTAGTGGTGAAGCCACATCAGCACAGTATGCTGACTTAGCAGAAATTTATTCTGCAGATGCCGACATTAAACCAGGTACTGTTGTTTGCTTTGGTGGCAATGCTGAAGTTACAACATGCATGCATGATGCAGATCGTAAGGTAGCAGGTGTTGTTTCTACAAAGCCAGCTCACTTAATGAATGCAGGTGCAGAAGGTGTTGCTGTTGCACTACAAGGTCGTGTACCATGTAAAGTAACTGGTACTGTACGTAAAGGCGACATGATGGTATCAGCCGGTGGTGGTATGGCTCGAGCAGAAGAAAATCCAGTACTGGGCTCAGTAATTGGCAAAGCACTACAAGATTATGATGGTGAAGTACCAGGAGTAATTGAAGTAGTAGTTGGTCGTTTATAATAGGATAATAAGAAAATGGCAAATAAAATATTACATAAACGTAGTGCTACATCTTCAAATGTACCTACTGCTGGACAACTTGAGTATGGTGAATTAGCAATTAACTATGCAGATGGAAAAGTTTTTATGAAAAGGTCTGATGACGCGATCATAGAAGTTGGACCAGCTGTAACAACCAGCACCACGCAGCCTTCGTCAGCAAGGAATGGTGATATTTGGGTTGATACTACTGCAAGTGCAATTAAGATGTATGCTGAAGGATCATGGCGAACATTGGTAACATTCTAATTGTAACTATGCATTGAAACAAAAGTTTAGATAGGGGCCTTATGCCCCTATCTTTTTAAGAGGTAAAGGATATGAAACTTACTTTAGATATTATTAAAGACGTACAACGGGCTTTAAACAAACATTATCAACAAAATTTAACAGTTGATGGTATTGCTGGTGCAAAAACTATTGCAGCAGTATCGCAAGTTCCGTTCATTCCAGTACAATGGGATAGTGACCGTAAACTAATAGGTTTAATACAGCATGTTGCAATGCTCGAAGGGTTAAATGCTGGACCAGTTGACGGACGTTGGGGGCCACAAACCGATTATGGTTATAGTCAGCTAACAGAAAAGTTAGCTGGGCGCGAGCCAAAACCGTGGAGAGACGACGAAGGCATCGGAGCAACATCTGTTCCAAATTCCTGGCCAGTACAAACACAAACGGAACTAGAAAAGTATTATGGTAAAGTCGGAACAAATCAAATATCAGTACAGTTACCGTATCCTGTAAAAATTGCATGGGATTTGGATAAAACTATTACAAGATTTTCGTGCCATGAAAAAGTAGCAGATTCAATCGTACGGGTTTTAACTCGTGTAAAAGATCATTATGGTGATAATATTGAGAAACTCGGATTAGATTTATTTGGCGGATGCTTAAATGTACGTCCAATGCGAGGCGGAACAAAATATAGCACACACGCATGGGGTATTGCTATAGATTGGGACCCAGCACGAAATCAGCTACGTTGGGGATGCGATCGAGCAAATTTCTGCAAAAGCGATTACGATATGTGGTGGGAACTTTGGGAAGAAGAAGGTTGGGTTAGTTTAGGTCAGGCCCGAAATTATGACTGGATGCATGTTCAAGCCGCCAGAGTGAAATGAACATAAATATAGCATATTGCGAGGAATTTTGAATGCCACTAACTAGACCGAAGCACAATCAAATTAATACAGCTTCTGCGAAATTTACCGACCCACTTTTAGAATTAAATGCCGAACTTACAGGCAACAATGTAAATGACATGGGTTTAATTTTACGGCGCGGAACGTCCGGTGACAACGTAGCAATTCTTTGGGATCGCTCGGTTGAAGAATTTGTATTATGCACAACCACCGCCACTGGTGCATCAACTGGTGACTTGGTCATTTCTTCTTACGCAAATTTACAAGTTAATCAGTTAAAAACAGCCGGTGGCCTTACCTATCCAACAACTGACGGTGCAAATGGTCAGGTCTTAACGACGGATGGTGCAGGAAACTTGTCATTTACTACAGTTAGTGGAAGCGGCATTACAGATATTATTCAAGATACCACGCCACAACTTGGCGGCAATCTAGATTTAAATGGCTACCAAATTGGTCGTGGTGCGATCTCTTCTATTGATGTTGATACGACCGGTCGAGTTTTAATTGGTCGTAATAATACCACTGCGTTAGGTGTTCAGGCTGGTTCAGTAACAATATCAACAAGCGACTCGGGTGTAACCTCAATTAACGGCGCATCTGACGAGCTTATACTCGAAGGTAACGGTAATATTGGTATAACGTTCGCAACACCAAACGACCATGCTGCTGGTATTCGTTGGGCTGACCCTGATAACAACAATCAGGCCCATCTTCAGTATGCTCATGTTAGCGATGTGATGCGTATTATTTTCAATGCCGTTACATTGATGCAATGGAATGCGACCACCGGAACCATTTTAACAGGTGATCTTCCTGACCTTAAAGGTGTTGAATGGGGTTCGTTAACAGTATCTACAGGCGACTCGGGCGTAACGACAGCAAGTACAGCAGCAGACGATTTAATTATTGATGGTAGTGCCGCATCTGGTATTACTATTGCAACGCCAAATACAGTGGCAGGTTCGTTATATTTTGCTGACCCTGATGATAATGATGTTGGTGGTATATTGTACGACCATACTGACGATTCTTTAGCTATTACTGCTGGGGCTACCGAGATTCTCCGGGTTATGCCAGCTGGTAGCTCTAATGCCAATGCCGAAGTCGACAGACATGTCCTCTACACTGATAATAGTATTATCAAAGCAGAGAGAGCTTTTTTCTTTTCAGATCAGTTTCCCATATGGGTAGAGAGAGGTGGTGTTGATCCTGCAGGTGGCCTGCTTAACTGTGCTTACTTTACTACCACCAATACGACGCCTAACGCTACAGCCTTCACTCTTCGAATGGATGCTGAGAACGATAGAGCGGCATTGCACTTTAATGAAACTCTCTATTTTACCGCAAATACTGTCAGTGCCACAGACTATACCGAGTCTTTTGCAGCATTCGGTGGAGATGGTGGTATTAATAGGATTGTCTTTGGAGATGTAACTTCTGATGCTCTTGGAGCAGAAGATGGCTCCGTGACCATCTCCACCGGCGACTCAGGCTTCACTAGTCCTAACGCTAAAGCAGACGAACTCATTATTGAGAACGATGCTGACGCCGGTATCACTGTGGCTGTTCCTGATGGTGGTGGCTACGAGGGACGCTTCAGCTTCGTGACTCCTCTCAATGGGAACGGTGGTGCAGGTCTTCGCTATTACGCAGATGCCGATGTGTTACAAGTTGGCGGTATCGGGGCAGATACAGTCAATATGACTTTCTCCTACAATAACTCCTTCCGCGGTGGCAAGCTCGACGCCAACGGTAAGTGGACCTTCGGCCCGAATGACAGTGACGCCCTTGGTGCTCAAGTTGGTGCCGTGACCATCTCTACTGGTGATTCTGGAGTAACCGTTCCATCTGGTTCTGCTGATGAGTTGGTAATTGAGAGTGATGGGGTTGTTGGAATATCATTATGTTCACCTAATACCGTATCAGGAAATATACGATGGGTTGACCCAGAAGACGATCAAGCATTCTACATCAACGGTAACCATTCAATTGATACCTTTAGATTAGGAAACATGGCAGGTACACAAGAATTCAAATTGCAACCCAATGGTCAATTCTTGTTTGAAGTGAGAAATAGCGGAACAGATGTATTAGGAGCCCAACCAGCATCTGTTACAATCTCAACTGGCGATTCGGGGGTAACGACAGCAAGTACAGCGGCAGATGAGTTAATTGTTGAAGGTAATGCTAATGCTGGTATTACCATTGCAACTCCAAATACAAATACTGGTTGTTTGTATTTTGCTGATCCAGATGATGCTGCTGTCGGAGGCATGAACTACGACCATTCAACCAACAAGTACGCCTTCTTGGTTAACGGTAATGCTCGTATGTCTCTTGACTCTCTGGGTAGGGTGCAGATGGGAAGCACTTTTACAGATTGTCTTGGGGCTACAGCAGGGTCTTTAACCATCTCTCCGTCTAACTCTGGAGTCACTACACCTAATGCTGGTGCAGATGATCTCATTATTGAGAATAGCGGGTCTGGTGGTATTTCTATATTCAGCGGTCTTACAGGTAATGGCAACATATACTTTGGAGATTCTGACGATGCAGAGGAAGCATATATAAGATATGCTCACGGCACCGACTCCTTTATCTTTAGGTGGAATGGAATCACCGGCCTCACTATGAATAGTGATGGTTCCTTGAACGTCTCTACTGCCATTAACTACGAAACATTAGTCACAGATGACGACGATATTCCAAACAAGAAGTATGTCGATGATGCAATAACAAATGTTAGTGGTAACTTTGTTGCTAAGTCCGGTGACACAATGACCGGA